AAGGCAGCTTATGAACAAGTTCGTCTGCGTGCTTTTGCATCAATTTAAATTTGACTACTAATTAATATAGTATATTATAGATCAACTGGGTAAATTGGTGAGTATGTTATGAGTTTGAAATTAGAAGATCTACAAAATGAACTTGAAAAGGATATGCTGATAGATCCCCTCAAGTTGCAATCAGAATCAGCGGATATCCCTAAGATTTGGGCTAAATGGCTTCGTTACCATTCAAACGCTAAGAAAAAATTGATCCAACTTCATGCGAAAAAAGAAGCTGATGTGAAGGATCGTATGTTGTACTACACCGGAAGGCATGACAAAGAAATGTGCGAAGTGGTGTATACTGGGACTACTGAAATTAAAATCGCGATCGCTGGGGATCCGAAAATTGTAGAAACCAACAAGCTGATCCAGTATTATGACATGGTGGTAGATTTCACCAGCAAAGCACTGGATATCGTCAAAAACAAAGGATACTCTATCAAAAACATGTTAGAGATCCGTAAATTAGAAAGTGGTGCATAATGTCTACTGAAAATGAAAAATGTGTAGTGTGCAAGTGTCCGGTTCCTTCTACTGGTTTTGTGACTGAATCTGGGCGCGTGTGTAGTACTATCTGTGCTGACTACATCGCAGAAAAAACAAAAAACGGCGAGATCAACGAATCCGATGATCTGAATGAAGTTCAAATGTTGCTGTAGGAGGATCTTATGATTGGATACGGTGAAGGAATTACAGATCGTGATGAACATCCTGATTTTTAGTGCATAAATACTAGCGTACCCGAAAGGGGCTTGATAAAAGAATGCTGGATGATAGGCGTACTCTTTTGCGCCGTCCGATGGAGTTTACCTTCGGCGGGGTGATTGATAATATACCTTCGATCAAGGGCATGTGAATAGAATAGCCAGAATAGTACAGCACTGGCGTTAAGCAAATGTACAAAAGCCCCTTCCTTTCGGTTGGGGCTTCTTTTTAGAACTTTTCTTCTTCTCCGCTTTCGAGTTCGGCCTTTAATTCTTCGGCTCGACCTTTCAGCGCATCGCGCATAGAAATATCGTCTGACGGCGCAACATCAACTTCTTTTACACGATTTTTGTAATATTTTTCAAGCTCTTTAAGGCCGTCCATAGTACGGCAAGAGGCGACCTTGCTCATGAAATCATCAATAGCCGCCTCATAAAGTCGAAAATCGTTGAAACTCTTCATTTTGACCTCTAAATTTCGATTTGTTTGATCACGTAGTCAAACTTTTCTTCATTGTAAATGCGTACTCGTTCGATTGCGTGTTTCATACCATAGTTTTTGTATGAATATTTATTTTTAGCATTTTTGGACTTTGCCAGCGTTGCTAAGTTATCAACCAAATCCCAAACAGTAGCAAGAGATTTAGAATCATGTTTACGCAGTACGCGCCCAATTGACTGTTTGACTATAACAGCAGATTTGCAAGGATGTCCGAAGATGATGTGATGCAGGTTCTTGACAGAAATACCTGTACTCAGTACACCAATAGAACCGATTACGATCAGCCCCTTCGTTGATTCCGCGATCCGTTTCATTTCGTTTCGCTCATCAATCCCCGTTTCCCCAGAAATGTATACAACGTTGTCATATACCTTTTTGAGTTGCTCATACAGCCATTTACCATGTTTGATCTGATTGAACATCACAAACACGTTTTCATCTTTTTCCCTTGCCAGTTTCAACGCCAGCTTACAGATCCATGCGTTACGCCTGGTATGCGATGTTATATACTTGATTTCGCTTTGGTAATCGGCCCCCTTCATTTTCTTAATCTCATCCTCTTTGTATCTCATGAAGATGGTATTAATTCGAAGGTTGGTAACTTGACCTTCCTGCATCAATCGATTTGTATCAACTGGCTTGAAGATTTGACCAAAAGCGCCAATGTATTGCATCATGTTTGCTTTGCCTTCTTTCAGAGAACCAGAAAGACCAAACTTGAAAATACACTGATCCATTGTGTTGATGATCTTCTGTATGCTTTGTCCTGTTGATTTGTGGCATTCATCCACCATCAAACACATGAACTGCTGAAACCACTCAGGAGGCATTTTAACAGCCGATTGCCACGTAGACACGTAGATCAATGCATTACTGTTTTTAGCAGTTCCTGAACGTATTCCAAGCATTGCCTCGCGAGGTAAAAGGCGATAGTTTACAATATCACCGATCATCTGATCAACAAGGGCGGTTGTTGGGACAATGATTAGTACTTTGCCTGTGTAATTTTCCAGACACCAACGAGATATCAACCCCTGGATAAGAGATTTACCCGCTGACGTTGGGAGGTTAAGCACAGCACGGCGGTTTTTAATCGCATGGAACACCGATTGTTTTTGATACCAATACGGATCAATCTGCTTGTTTCCGTCGTATACTGGGTGTTCTTCTAACCACTTGTCAAAATCTGGCTGGGTAATTTCTTCTGTTTCGTGGATCTTAGGATCCATCCAGATAGAATACCCGCGAGACTCCGCGAATTTTGTTACAAGATAGGCTAAACCGTAGGGCAGTTTCCCGTTATAGTCCATCAAGTATATGTAGCCGTTCCATCCACCATATTTGTATTTTGCCTGGTACTGATAACCTGGCGGCTGGAAGCTGAAATAGTCGCGCAATTCATAGACTATGTTAGCCTCTGCCTGAATCTGCACATGACTAGTGTTAAGGAATTTGACTTCGATATCCACTATGTGTATCCTATATACGGTTTATATGAATATTTATAGGCTAAATAATGATAAACATTGGAGAACTACAATGAGTATTGATTACGAAAAGGTTGAAGGTTTCAAAGCCTTAGAACAAAAAGAAGCCAAATTACAGCTTGCTGCCTACGCGCAAGAAACGTTTGATGTCAAACTGAACCGCCAGAAGTCATTCGAAAATATGCTTGCTGATCTGGAATCTGCCGTACCAGCAGAAAAGCCGGAACTGTTGATCGACTCCCCCGATCCTGAAATTGTTACATACGAAGGTGAACAATCCGTTCCTGATGTTGTTATTGATGTGACTAACGATTTCATGGATTACGTTAAAGAGGTTGCTCCGGAAATCGCAGACCAGATTGAAATTGTTCCTGACGCTCTACAAGCTCCTACAAGCGATTCTGAGACGGTTTCTGATGAACTGGCATGGATGGAAGGGTTTACCCCGTCTATCATCATGATGGGCCGCTCTGTTTCGAATACTGGCTTTTATACGTGTCCGTATTGGATCTATGATTGGATGAAACAAAATCCGGATTGGTACAAGCACCCTGACAGTTGTCCTCATTATTCAGCGCGTCAAACCCTCAAGTCGCTGGCATGGTACATGCATCGTGATGGGATGGTTACTGTAAGGGAAACCCGAAACAGCCAGTTCTACACGTTCAAAAAATAATTTTAAAAAGTAGTTGACCTTGCCCTGCTATTCGAGTATATTTGTATTCGAAGGCGGGGGAATGGCTCTCGCAGTGAAGAAGGAAATACAAAATGAACATGATGAAAAATGCTTACTACCCAGTTCTGTTTGTTTGGACTAATGGTGAAGTTAAGAAAATCGTCAATTCTAAAGCTCCTTATTACACTGTTGGTGAAGCACTTCGCCACGCTGCGGAAGCAAATTATCCTGCTCATGCCGAACCTGGTTATGCTCGTTGGAACGGTTCTAAATGGGTTGCTGATACCTGGGACAACTACGAAGAAGAAAGAATGGAGTGTGATCCTGATTACGTATCTCGTCAAATGGAAGCTCATATGATTGCAGATCGTAGACTGGATAATGAAGCTCGCGGATTTTATTGATTAACAAGGGGCTACGGCCCCTTTTCTTTTAGGTGAAATATGAACTTAAATCACGAATGTTTAAAAGATTTGAGCGATGGTAACGAGATTGGTAACGTTATTTTTCTTGATATCGATGGCGTTCTAAATAATATGCGGTGCATGAAATTTGGTGAACATATGGACATCGAATGCGCACGACACTTACGCCGGATAGTGAATCACGCTAATTGTGATATCGTCATTTCCTCTACGTGGAGAATCGGCAACAGTACCCATAATCTACGTGAAATATTTTATCCGTGGGGATTGTATCGGATCATTGGTAAAACTTGCACTAACTTCCCTCATAGCACTGGAATGCGTGGTGATGAAATCAAGGCATGGATCGATACTTTCGGATGTAAAAACTATCTCATTCTTGATGATGACACCGATATGCTTTCTTCACAAAAAGATCATTTTATTAACACTGATGGGTTTGTTGGGTTGACCGAAGAACAATCCACTTATGCGATCCGTAACATTTTCGGGGTTACTACTCCGTTTTGTCCTGAATGCAATGGGTATGGACGTGTTAACGGCTACGACAAATGCGGAACGTGTAACGGTAAAATACTCCGGCTATAAATACCAATAAACATAAGAGGTTAAATTTATGGCAATTCCTTCTGTAACAATTAGCGCCAACAAAAACGAACTTTTGATTGGCGAAACTTTGACCTTAGAGGTTGAAACTACTGAACTAGATCCGGGTGATGTGTTTCTGGCCTATCGTTGGCAAAAAGATGGTGTAGATATTCCAGGCGCAACCGCCGATACTTACACAACTACGGTTGACGGTACAACTGCTGGTGATTATACCCTGATCTTAAAACACGGTGCTGATGAAGAATCAGCAACAGAAACCACGTCAGATACAATCACCGTGACAACTTATTCTGATGATCTCGTTTCTAAATGGACGGTTCACCCGATTCCGTGGCGTGATACCAGCTTTACCCCGATCGGTTATTGGGTACTTGATGAAATTCTGTATCAGAAAGCACAGGGTAAAGATTGGAAAACTGATTATGCTGATTACAAGTATAGTGAGGAAGTACAAACGATCCTGAAAGCGTTCATGGAAAACGGTGAATGTGAGATCCAGGATTCACGAAACGGCTATATTCATAAAATGAGTGAAATCTAAGAGGCTTTAAATGGCAACTGAAAAATGGACTACGGTTCATCCTATTCCGTGGAGAAATACCAGTTTTACATATCTTCCATACTGGCTATACGATATTATCGTTGATGCTTTTGAGAAAGGCGACGACTGGCGCGATTATGCGGAAGAAAAATATAAATTAGAGTTTGATACTCTGAAAGAGGCGTTTGAAGATTATGGTGATATTCATGTAATCGAATCTCGTAATGGTAAACTGGTTAGTCTGTTGTCATTGACTCCTGCTCCTGAACCAGATCCTGACCAATAAAATAAGGCAAACAATGAATACACTTCTTTTTGATTTCGACGACACTTTAGCAGAATTTTCTCAGACTTTTTATGATAAGTTCGGTGTACGTCCGGAAGGAACGCCAAAAGAACGATATGACGAAATGGCGGCTTCTTTGGTGCGTACTGATTTTTATAAAAACCTTCCCCGTATTCAGGCTGGGATTGACCTCCTTCAATGGAGTTTCCAACGCCGAATCGGTGATCCTGCTACTTTGCTGCTTCGCGCGGAAGCGGTCAGCCCTCTTTGGGTTATGAAAGAAAAACTGAACTATACTGATAAGATTTGCGCTGAACTGGGGATCTCTCGTCTCGATTTTAGTCGCATTGACTATCCGGAACAGTTCGCAGAACATGCCTATCGTGGTGTTCTGATTTCCCGCAACCAGAAACATCTTGAAATCTGGAACAATTCTCATCTAGCTAATAAAGTTCCAGGTATTTTCCTTGCGGAAACCCTGGAAGAAAATATTCAGCTAGTCACGGAAGCGCTTGCAAAGGCTAATCAATAACAAAAAAGGGAACCGCAATGGTTCCCTTTTTTTACAATCTTTTTAATTCATCAAGCGCTGTTTTCTTATCACCAACAAAGAGGATTGCTTTACCTCCTGCTTTTCTGAAAGGCAACACCGCTTTTGCCCGATCGTCAAATAGAATTCCTTTACCAGCGAATGCTGCTTTTTCATGGCTACTTTTAACGTAGTGGAATTCTGGAACGTAACCCAATACTTTTTGTAATGCTTTACGTTTCTGTTCGGCAACACCGTCAGAATTGAATTTACCGACACTGGTTAGTATTGCTACATCACCAAGTGTTCTTAAATGATGGAATAATTCAAATCCTTCTTTGATTGGTTCCAGATTTTCGTAGAAATCAGTTTTGGCAATTTTTGCTTTGCACTTTTTCAACTCATCTTCTGTCATCATCGAGGGTTCGCCATACATTGGCACAAATGAACCTTCCCAGTCGAACAATACACCATCCATATCAAAGAAAAACTTATTCATATCAATTCCTCAGTTTGTGTATGCATACTATAATGTTTAATCATTAATGTCAACCCCAAGTATCAGTTTTCGGTGCGTATGCTGCAACTTTAGCCACAATTTCCTTATCCAGTTCAGCTACCGATTTCTGAGGTTTACCACGGGCTTTAACTTTGATGTAGTTTGACTTAACAACAAACATCCCTTTGTTACCTGATTTCTTGATCTCGCTATCAACACCAACTTTGTTAAAGCTGATCCAAATGTCGCCGTCCATATACTGTTTAAGAGAATCACCCATGTTCAGGATCTTCGCCATAGTAAGGGCCGCGCCTTCGTGGGTATCCATGAGAATTTCTTTAGGAACTACACGATCGCGTTTCTGGTTCTGCTGCATAGCAATATGCACATCGTTCATAACCCATACGATATGTACGTTTTCTTTTTTGTATCCCAGCGTTTCGACATCACGCGCGATGCTTGCCAGCTTGCTCATGCCTTTTAACGTTACGTCAAAGATGAGGTTAGGTTTACGATCTTCTGGTGCTGCCATAATACCGGAATAAACACGGTTTTGGTTTTTGTTGGAAATGTTGAAAACGTCGGCGATCACATGATGGAGGGTAGATACGTTTTCTGGGTTTTTGAGGTTCATTGTTTTGACATCATGACCCGTTTGTTTCTTGATCTCTGCTGCGAGTTTATCGCTACCCATTACAAGTTTTTTCAGGGCGTCAACGTCCAGTGTAATACCTTCGATGCCTAGCAGTTTTTCCAGTGTGAATCCTTTACCGGAACCAGCACCGCCAGTCAGAATAACAACCTGACCAAACTTAGGATAAGCACGGCCCCCGAAGGTGATCAGCGCTTCGGTTAAGGTGCTTTCTGTGAATTGTTTAAATGACTTCATGTAAAATTCTCCAGTTTATTTTCTATTATTTATTGACATGCTTTCTGACAGTGGTGTATGGTTATGGTGTTCGACGGATAGGCCGGAAGAACTTTAAACCATAAGGTATATGATATGAAAATTGATTTACATCGCTTCATTGCAGAATTTTCCCGCGACCGCGACATGGACTCTTTCAACTACTACTCCCGTGAAATTGAAGATCGTTTTGCGGCTCATGTTGGGTTCCGTCGCCACCATACTCCTAAAATGCGCCCTGACCACGATCCGAAGTATAGCCCTATCACATGGCAAGCCCCGATCAATGGTTACGTTGAAGGGATCCGGATCATGACTTTTAACGCGATGTATGGAAACGCTTTGATCCATATTGCACGTGAGAAAAAGGCAGAATTCCCTAACGGCTGGCGTATTGATGAAGTGATTCAAACCCTTATGCAGTTACGACGTGAATACAAAGCTGGTATGTGTCTGCGTAATGAACAGTATCCGATGTATAAAACGTATGCCTATATCTCTAAGCATCTAATTAATTCCATGTTTTACATCGTTGGTAATCATGGTTCCGCTATAGATATCGGTTCTTATGAAATCGTGGCTTATGCTCGCGAACAAGGAAAGGCCGCTGCACTGAAAATCATTGAATCTGGTGCTATCATTCTTAACCATCGCATTGATACTATTGCTTACTATGGCGATCAGGTTGAGGTTGAAGGCGTACACCATGAACGATTCAACAAAGCCGTATTTGCTAAAAATGGTTATGCTTATGGTAATGACATTATAACTTCTGCTATTCCTTTCGTTCGTCTAACTGTTGAAGGATTTGGAGAAAGGTTGCCTTATAAACTGTCAGAAGCTCAAATGTGTGCGGCTGCTGAAAGAATCGCCAAAAAGCGGAAAATGTATACCGATGAATACCTGGCGTATGTCAACAAGACAAAAGAAGATGTAGATCGAGAAATTTCTTGCATGGATTTGTGCCTTTGATATAATGTAAGCATCTTTTAAAGGGAGGATGCATGAAAACGATACATTGCAGAAATGAAAACGTTGTTTACTATCACGGTTCGTGTACTGCTGCTGGTATTGAAAGCATGTTATTGCCTCCCTGTGATTCTGATACTCTGTCTGAAAAAGGCAGGAAGAAAAATTTAGACCGTGTTTTCTTTACCGCTGATATCGGGTTAGCTCGTATATACGCTGGAAGGGCCGCGCGTTCTATAGGTGGGGATCCTGTTCTGTACAGGGTTGTGTGTCCGGTTGATGTTGTATGCATGAACGAAGACAAAGGCGCGAGCGTTTACCATGCAGCATGGGCGTTTTGTGAGGAATTATGAATGATAAAGTGTTGGCGTATCTCGTTTTCTTGCTGGGATATCGCTTAGAAGTGATGGGCGCGTATTCATCAATTTATGGTGATTTAACGGCTATCTGGATGGTCGGGTTAGGGGTTGCTTTTACATTCCTTTCCTTTGCAATTGTTAATGAATCGGAAAAGGATATTGTATGAAACTATATCATGTGATCTACTCTGGTGTTTTAGGCATTGACAAACAAATGTTAGTTGATGTAATGTGTAAAAAACTCGATGAGCGAATTGGAACCCGATACAAAAATCATGTATCGGAAAGTATCTTCATCAACGTTGACCATCCAAATGACATGGAAGAAATGGTTAATACTCTTGATGATCAGCAGATCCCGTTTGTTGACAATTTCAACATGAGCGCTGGAGTGTATACGGTAGTAACTTTTGTTCTAAAAAATGTTGACAGCCGAAACGATAGCGTGTTGAATGTAGTTGCAAAAATCGATTCTACCAAAGGAAAATAATATGAAAATTGTACACCGTAGCATTTCCGAACTGTCTCAAGCTGAAAAAGTGCAAATTCATTTCAAATTCAATGATTTGCGTAAAGGTTATGCCGAAATTGCCCGTGAACATGGGTTAGATAACGGCGATATTTACCAGGTAGTACAGGAAATTGAACGTATCCGCGCGTTCCGTTCTGCAAATCTCCCTGTTAAAAATGCAATGCGCCGTGAAGCGATCGAAATCCATCGTAAGCGTGTGTACAATTTAGAACGTGCTAAACGTCCGATGAAGAAAGAAAAGAAACCTCGTCCGTTTAAACGTGAACATCTTAACACCTCTATGGCGCTGGCGTTTCAAGATGCGGGGATTATCTAATGCGTAAATCTGCGATGGATCGTTGGGCTAGTATTGCTACTTCAAACGTAAAACCAAATCAAGCCGCACCTGATGTAGAAGCGGTTCGTAAAGCAAAAGAACCTGAGATCGTGGCCCTTAGCCCCGAACTCATTGAGCATCGCCGCCGTGCGTCTGCTATTGAACTGGATCTGCGTATTGCGCGTTCATACAATCTCAAGCATGAACACGCCGCAAAGAACAACCATTCTTTTGACCTTACTCTGGAAGATTGGAAAGTATTGATGACAACTGAACGTTGTCAGTATTCCGGCAAGATGTTTAGCAATAAACCAGGTAGCCCATATGCCCGTACAATGGAACGTATTAATCCACGTCTGGGATATACACAAGAAAATACAATAGCGGTTATCAACGCCGCTAATGCCGAAAAATCACAGCTTGATGCATTCGTTAAGGGTGATGTCATTCTGGATGAAGTAAAAGTGAAGTTGCTGCGTAAAGCACTTTATCAAGTCGAAAAACGTGTGAAAATGAAAGGTTAAATTATGTTTAAGAAATATTCTTCTCTGACTAACCATTATGAAGGTAAGTTCATCAATGGTGTAATTATGAACGGGCTTACTGGCGGTGTGTGGGTTGCACGTGAAAAGATCCACGGTGCTAACTTTAGTTTTATCACCGATGACGGTATTACCGTTACCCCCGCAAAGCGTACTGATGTTGTTAAGCCAGCCGAAGATTTTTATGGCTGTTCAGCAGTAGTTGCAAAGTATTCCCCAGGGATCCGTAAGATGTGGGAAACCCTCAAAAAGACCGGAACTTATGATGATTTGGTTATTCAAGTCTACGGTGAATTTGCGGGGCGCGGTGTACAGAAAGATGTTGATTACGGCGAAAAAGATTTCTATGTATTCGATATCCGTGTAAATGGTGAATTCCTTCCGGATAACCTGTGCTCGCTGATCTCTCGATCTCATGGCCTGAAAATGGCCCCTCTGTTGGGATATGGTACTTTTGAAGAGATCAAAGAACTGCCGATCACGTTTGAATCTGTTGTGAATAAAGCAAATAGCGGCATTGGTAGCGATAATACAGTATATGGTGAATTCGTATATCCTATCATGGACGTTGAAGAGGGCAACATTGCAGAAGGCTTTGTAATGAAACCTGTTTCACCTGCTTTTATGCCAAACGGTGAACGCGTTGCAATCAAATGCAAAACAACTAAATTCACTGAGAAGAAAGCGAAGAAAGCAACCCGCTTTAATGCTCCGGTTTCACTGTCAGAAAAAGACAAAAACCAACTCGATGAGTTTGTTTGTTACCTTACAGAGAACCGTGTGAAAAACGTTCTTTCGAAACTGGATCTGGCTTCGATCACTGCGAAAGATTTCGGTCGCATTATGGGCTTAACGGTTCAGGATGCTATCGAAGAAATCAGCCGTAATCATGGGCCTTTCCTCGAACAGTTCGAAGACCCAGCAATGGCTAAAAAGCTGTTTGTAACCGAAGCCCAAAACATGATTCGCCCTGTATGGGGCAAAATCCTGAACCATGAATTTTAAACTATGAACAGTCATGGAAACTATAGAACTATTTCTGATGAAATAGCCGCAATAAGAGAACTCCTTCAATATGTTTCAGTTGATATTACTTCTGGAAATATCGTATGGTCTTCTCCGCGTCAAGGTAGGAGGGTTGGTGATTCCGCTGGTACTATGAAAGATGGATATTGTGTTATAAAGTTTCAAAAGAAACATTATCGCAGACATCGGATCATCTTTTATGTTGCTAATGGGTATCTTCCCGCTCTTGTTGACCATAAGAATGGTGTTGAATTTGGTGATGGTATAGATAATTTGCAAGAGGCAACGCAACAAGAGAACATAAGAAAGCAGATAAAGAAACGAAGCAATGCTTCTGGAAAAAGAGGGGTTATTTTTGATAAAAGAAGAAATAACTATCAAGCGCGAATAGTTGTTGATGGTAAGCAGATTTTTCTAGGTTCATATGATAACCCTGAAAAGGCTTATGAAGTTTACAACGAAAAAGCAAAAGAATTGTTCGGTAATTTTTATGTCGAATGATTTTAGTACAGTAATTAAAACTGCCAAGACAGTAACATTAATTGGCAGTCGTAAACCTCCTGAACGCATCGCAAACATTGCTGTTAAAATCGGACGTGCTTTGAACGAACGAGGGATCAGGGCTTATTCTGGCGGCGCTCCTGGTATGGATAGTCACTTTCTGTTTGACTATAGTCCGGATAACAGATGTATAATCCTTCCTGAGAACGGGTTTAACGGCCTTTTCTCAAACGGAAAGGATATCATCGACTTTCGAGATTTAAACACACAGAAAGCCGCTGACGAAGCCAGAAAGGTAGCAGGTAACTTCGATACACAGAATGAATACGTTCAAAGAAGGTATGCGCGAAACACGATTCAAGTTCTTCGTGAAAATCTTGACAATCCAACTGATTTTGTTTTATTTTGGGCGGAAGAACGTGAAGGATGTGTTAAAGGTGGAACCGCGATCGCTGTAAGATTGGCTAGGTTGTACAAGGTTCCATGTTTCAATCTCTTCAAAGAAAGTGTATTGAACGATGTGTGTGATACGTTAGGGATCAATATCAAACCCCCAACGTTGGATTTTTTATGGTAATTGAACATGCGCCCTTACTTCGTGAAACATACGAAAGATGGGCTGTTAATAACGCAATAGGTGAAAATATGATTCATGTACGTAGTATCGGTGCTGACGGCGAAACTCCAGTAGAAGGCCGATCGCCCACTCTCGCAGAACGAGCAAGAGAAATTATCAACGATCAGAATGCTAAGATGATCGAACATGCGCGGGATACAATCACAAAAGGTGTTCTGAAACACGCGACACAACAAAACCTTATCTATGATATGAAGCACGATATCGGCTCTTGTCTGGGTATTGAATGTACTCGCTATGCATTCCAACGAGTTTCTGAATGGTTGGAAGAAGAAGGGCTAAAATTCGATACAGAAGAAAAACGCAACGCCGCTAAGATCACAAATTCTCTGGCTAGTAAGTACAATCAAACGTATAGAAACCAGGAAGAACGTGAAGTGTTCGGTTTCAAAATTCCTGAAAGGAAAACAGATCGCCGTGTAAGTGAATTCACTTTTTACATTAGTTGGTAAAAAGGTGTTGACGGGGGTTGGTTATAGTAGTATTCTAACTCCCGTAGACAAGACACTAACTCAGAAGGATAAACATCATGGAAATCGTAATGAAAGCAACTTATGCTGGATATTGCCTGGAAGCAAAAGGTTTTGCTAACAATGGCAAAGGCTTACGGGCCAATGTTGAAGCAATGCTGGATGAATTACATGCAGTGTACGAATACGACAACGTAGCGGGTAGCGTTCTTATCCAGGCGTTGGAAGTTGATGGTGTTGATTGTGCTGGTTGGTGGGATGCTTACATTGACTACAACGATAACCGGGTTTACCTGTTGAGCAACAAAGATTATTTCTAAGGAACCACTATGAGCGATGAAGCTGAGGCTTTAGAAGATTGGGCTGATTTTGATGACGAAGAAGACAGGGAATATTTCTGCGTTAACAGTGGTGCTTACAAAGACCGTTTAGAACTTCGTGAACTTTTATCCGGTTCCTCTCAAATATCAGGATCCAAACGAAAAAGTAGTAAACAAAAAGTTCAGTATAGTGATGGTTCTGTACGTGATGAAACCGTTGTTGCTGAATTCCGTGGTCGGGTTATCACAAAAGAACGACAAATTGATGTAAAGAACTTGTATGAAGTGGCTAAGGCTGCTAAAACAGGTTCTGTGATTGTTTGCCCTGTGTGCAAAGAAAAACACACAAAGACAACGTATCACAAAGTTTTCTGTTCGAATGGCAGAAAAACCAGTAAGGATTGTAAGTCTAAATATCACAATACAATCCATCCCGAACGACTGGATCGGGTATTTTAAAATAAACTTAAAACGTGGAGTACGTTTATGAACAACAAAACTTTCGAAGAACTGAACAGCATCATCACTTCCGTAGATTCCTATAAGGTTTCTCACTGGTCGCAATATCCAACTGGCTCCGAAGAGGCGCTGTTTTATATTGAATCTCGTGGTGGTAAATTTGATCAAGTAGTTACGGCTGGCTGTAACCGCCTTGCGCAAATCCTATCACGTCCGGTGACTATGGAAAACGTAGATTTTGCTAATCGGTTGTACAAAATGCACTTTGGGCGCGAAATCTTCAACTACAAAGGTTGGAAAGAAATTGCAGAACTGGGTTACATCCCTCTTGAATTCAGAGCGATTCCGGAAGGAACCCCAGTAGCGGTTAAAAATCCGGTTGCAACTTTCCATGCTGGGAAAAATGCGCTGTGGTTAGCAGGACACGTAGAAACCCTGGCGATCAGGGGAGTATGGTTCCCTTCAACCGTAGCAACTCTATCCCGCGAATGTAAAAAAGTGTTGAAGAAATATCTCAAGAAAACCTCCGATCTCGAAGGTGAAGCATTTGATATGGTATTACGTACCCGTTTGCATGACTTCGGCGCACGTGGAACCTCTTCTGCTGAATCTGCTGGTATTGGTGGCCTCGCGCACCTGTATAACTTCCTCGGTACTGATACCGTAGAAGCGCTGATTATGGCTATCTCTCTGTTTGAAGATTGTCAGAAAGCGTTTGATGATGGTGAAATGGCGGCTGGTATTTCAATTCCTGCTCGCGAACATTCCACTACCGTTTCTTACGGCAAAGAAAACGAAGACCTTGCATACAAAAACAGTATCGAGATCTTCGGTGAAGGGATGTATGCATGTGTGTATGATTCCTGGGATTTTAAAGCGGCGGTTCGCCGTATCGCAGAATATAAAGATTCTATTCTTTCTAAGGGCGGTACTCTGGTAGTTCGTCCGGATTCTGGTGATATGGTAGACAATATCATGTACGCTCTTGAAGAACTGGGTCGTATCTTTGGCTATACAGTGAACTCAAAAGGGTATAAAGTACTACACCCAGCAGTAAGGATCATTCAAGGTGATGAAATTCATGGCCCTGAAACAATCAATCGGGTGTTGAACTGGATGGAGTCTAACCGTTGGGCGTCTGAAAACATCGCGTTTGGTATGGGAGGCGGATTGCTTCAAGAAGTTACCCGCGACACTCAAAAATATGCGATGAAAATGTGCGCAATCAAAATTAACGGTGTGTGGACTGGTGTGTATAAATGTCCAAAAGGCGCTGAATGGAAAAAGAGTAAAAAAGGGTTGTTGATGACTATCACTGATGGTGTTAACTTTAAAACCATTGATACTCTGGAACAGAAAGTGCCGGAAGGCTGGAAAGATGCTATGATCACATACTATGTCAACGGAAAGATTACTGCCCGTGACACTTTAGAGGAAATTAGGAACCGTGCCGGGATTTAGTATCCGCAAAAACGACAAAGGAACCGTGATTTTCTATGACAACATGCCCCTTGTAGCTCGCAAGGGGCTTTTTGCTAAAATCGCTGGGTATTCCTTTAAACTGGAAGAAGTCAACGACGAAACACTAAAAGAGATCGTAAGAATTGCCTTACAGTTAAGAGGTAAGAAAGACGAACAAAGAGCTATTGACATGATCAATAAATTGGGCGAAACTCAATGCTTCATAGTGAATCGTGGTTACAAGTACGATACCATTGCAAAATTTGAAAAAGGGCTTTGTGAATTATGAGTTATTATGGTGTGATCCCATACACAGGAAACAAGCAAAAGCTACTTCCTGAATTGTTCAAATTATTTCCGGACAGAAACAGCTATATGCGATTCATTGACTGTTTTTGTGGTGGTTTGAGTGTGTCCCTAAACGTCCCTAAACCCGTTCTAAGCAACGATTACGATCGGACGTTGATTGATATGTATAAGCGCCTTCAAATGCTTCCTGACCTCTCTCCGGTGCGAGAATTGATTAAACAACATGGGCTGGGTAAGAACGAGAAAGAAGCGTATCTCGCATTTCGTGATGCATATAATAAGAACAAGGATCCGCTATGGCTCTATGTTCTGATCCTGCATTCGTTTAGTAATGTTAATCGAACCAACGATAAAGGCAATTTTAACGCCAATTTTGGTTGTAGAACGTTGAATGATTCTACCGTTAAACGGTTTGAACACTTCAAAAACAATGTTCGGGGAATTGAATTCTCTAGCGCATCGTTTAAGGATCTTGATATCTGTTTGAATGATTTTGTGTACTGCGATCCGCCGTACCTGATCACTGATGCAGTTTATAACAAGTTCTGGAACGAAGAACGCGAGCATGAATTATATGATTTTCTCGATAATTTAAACTCTGATGGTATCAAGTTTGGTTTATCAAACGTGACACATCATGCAGGAAAGCAAAATGATATCCTGATCGAGTGGATGCAAAAATATAATGTGCATAACCTCGATAAAAAGTATCTGTTAGGCCAGCATACTGATTCTTACGAACAAAATAAAACGCAAGAAGTCTACGTGTGCAACTACCAGAAACGCGACGTAAATACATTCCCTTTAACACTGAACGATTTAATGTAGGTTAATATGTTTAAAATTTATGGCTATATCCCTTCTGTGTATAACTGCGCCCCTTGCCTGAACTCAAAGCGTTTGCTGGACGCGAAAAAACATCCATATGAGTTCGTGTCTGTAGCGGATTCGGTTGAAGACGGCAAACCCGTGTTGAACGAAGCGGTGATCGACGAACTCGAAGCCCTGGTTGGTACGCGACGGATGACCATGCCTCAGATTTTCCATGACGGGAAACACGTAGGCGGATTCGACCAACTTCGTGAGTACGTCCGCACCCTGTAATAAATAATGACACCTTACTGAATGGTGTTATTATGCTGACGAAACGAATTACCAAAAAAGACTATCCCACGATCAAACAAGCCCTCTTTGAAAAACAAAAAGGGCGTTGTGCTCTCTGCAAGCGCCCTTTAGAGGGTGAGATCGAAAAACATCACCTCGACCATGACCATGCTTTAGACGGCGAAAACGCCGGACGTGTGCGCGGCCTACTGTGCAACCTATGCAACGGTACAGAAGGTATCGTGAAGCACAAATTCAACCGATCCGGTCTTGTGTCCCGTGATGTTGACTACATCCAGTGGTTAGAAAACCTGCTTGCATATCTGAAACAAGATTATTCCGAAAACCGTATTCATGACAAATTCATACCAGATAAGGTAAAATGGTTTTCAAGACTTACCAAACCTGATATGATTGCCGAAATGGTTTCTATGGGCTTCGAGTACGCCGACAAAGACGAACGCAAAGCCTTAACCGCAAAATATAGAAAGCAATTAATGAAGGCAACGAAATGAAATATCTAAACGCTCGATTATCAACGCAACAGAAGAAAAAGCTGATGATGTTGATATCCTCCACTGACAAAAAGATCATATCTCTACATGATTGGATGCTTGGAAGGGGTGACTCTGATTTGTGTTATGTCAAACCGAAAGACCGAACGATGTTTGATGATCGCGGTCGCACATTGACTAATTTTTCTCCTATCACCGTTATTGATATGTGGGAACTCCTTGAGATTGTAGGACGGGATATACCTGTTGACGGGGTTGAACTGATCAAATATCTTAACGAGATTGGACACAATTTAGATATTATCCATAAGGCAACGAAATGAAAGTAGAAAAACGCGACGGCAAAACCGTCGATTTCGATCAAGAAAAAATTCGCAATGCTGTGTATAAAGCTGGCGGTACGATGACGGATGCTGACTCCGCGATCATGCTTGTGTTGCGTAGTCAGATCCGCAACGGTAAAGCAATGAAGATTTCACAAATTCAAGAACTTGTTGAAGAATCTTTAATGAAGACAAATCCGACTGTTGCCCGTGCATATATCGAATATCGTCATGATCGTGATATCGCCCGTGAACAAAACGGAAAATTATTCCGTGATATCAAGGGTTTGATGACTCTTAGTAACAAAGAATTAACCAACGAAAACGCAAACAAAGATTCTCGCGTATTCCCGACTAAACGCGATCTTCTGGCTGGTATCGTTTCTAAACATATGGCGCGTAACCATATTCTACCGAAACATATTGTTGCGGCGCATGATTCCGGTGATATTCATTATCACGATCTGGATTACAGCCCGTTCACGCCATACACAAACTGCTGTCTGGTGGATTTGAAAGGTATGCTGGCTAATGGCTTCAAGATGGGTAACGCAGACATCGAACCCCCGAAATCAATCGGTGTTGCGACGGCTCTCATGGCACAGATCACCGCACAGATTGCTTCTCACCAGTACGGCGGAACTACCTTTGCTAACGTCGATTTAGTATTGGCTCCTTATGTGGAGAAGACATTCGCTAAACATGTACGTGATGCTCGCAAATATCAAGTAGCATTAGTAAAAGATTATGCTATTTCAAAAACAGAAAAAGACGTATTTGATGCTTTCCAATCGTATGAATACGAAGTTAACACGCTGCATACTGCCAACGGACAAACACCTTTCGTTACTATTACTTTCGGTACTGGTACGGGAATGTTTGAACGCATGATCCAGAAAGCGATTCTGAAAAACCGTATTCGTGGACTGGGTAAAAAGGGCATTACCCCTGTATTCCCGAAACTGGTTATGTTTATGGAAAAAGGAATTAACCTTGATCCAGAGGATCAAAACTATGACATCAAACAACTTGCCCTGGAATGTTCTTCAAAGCGTATGTATCCGGATATTATTAGCGCGGCTAATAACCGTCGTATTACTGGTTCTAGCGTTCCTGTATCTCCTATGGGTTGTCGTAGTTTCCTTAGCGTGTGGAATGATGAGCACGGTAATGAAATTCTTGATGGACGTAATAACCTGGGCGTTGTGACGATCAACCTTCCTCGTATTGCGATTGAAGCCGAAGCACAGGAAGATGAAGACGCGCATGATGCATTTTGGCGTATCCTTGATGAACGTCTGGAACTGTGTTTTGAAGCCCTGATGACTCGTATTGATAGTCTCAGAGGTGTTAAAGCCAGTGTAGCCCCGATCCTTTATACAGAAGGTGCGTTTGGTGTACGGTTGAAACCCGATGATGAAATTCTGGAACTGTTCAAAAATGGGCGTAGTTCTATCAGTCTGGGATACATCGGATTGCATGAAACTCTGATGCTTTTCGGATCTGGACAACACCCATTCGACCGGATCGGTTCTCAGAACATGGGTAGACTGATTCTGGAATATCTACGCGCTGCGACCGAAGCATGGAAAAAGAAAACCGGATTTGGGTTTAGTCTGTATTCAACCCCTGCTGAATCTCTATGTCATCGTTTCTGCAAACTGGACTATGAGAAATTCGGAAGTATCAAAGGGATCACAGATAAAGGCTGGTACACTAACAGTTTTCATCTGGACGTTGACCGCAAGGTAACGCCGTTCGAGAAAATCGACTATGAAGCCGATTATCATTACATTGCAACTGCTGGACATATCAGCTATGTAGAATTCCCTGATATGAAAAACAACCTGGAAGCCCTTGAAAAAGTCTGGGATTATGCAATGGATAAACTGGACTACTTCGGAACTAACCTTCCGGTTGATAAATGCTTTGAGTGTGGCTCTGATGATGAATTTAAACCAACAGAAGACGGTTTTCATTGTACCCATTGTGGGAACCATGATCCGGAAAAAATGAGCGTCACGCGCCGTACATGCGGCTATTTGGGTGCTCCCGCTGTCCGTGGGTTCAACGAAGGTAAGAACAAAGAAATGATGCATCGCACTAAGCATCAAAATTAATCAAAAAGCCCTTGACTTCGGTTGAGGGCTTTTGTTATATTGGGCCTATCGAAAAAGGAGACAGATTATGAAACTGACTAAGAAAATGACCGATGTAGTAGCATGTGCGTTTGCATTAGGCTACAAAGTTGAAAATCATCCAACTCGCGTTGAAGTCATCAACCCTATCAAGGGCCGTCCTGGTTTGGTTCTGTGTGAAGACGGCACAGCATATCGTAATGATGTCTCTTTAGAACTGGCAACTACTATCCGCACCGCAAAACAAATGAAAGATGTTCTCATTAGCGGCGCAAAATTGAGGGATTTATGATGTATTGGACAAAAGATAAATTTGTTTTTCGTGATGATACGTGCTTTGGGACTGCATACCGAAACTTGGCTATTCGTGGCGGTTCGTTTTCGGCTAATGATTTGTCTAAGGTAGTATTTCCTATTAAAGTTACTGAGTATGACGTATTCGGTGTTAAAGGGTTTACTGATTACTTTGGTACAAAGTTTGAATCAGAATCTTACATTTTTACTAATAGCGATCGTGAATTATTCAAAAAACACGTTGTTGTTAAAGAGAAACCGTTATTACCAAAAGAGGATGAAGCAAAGGAAATCTATGATCTCCTGAACATGCTTGACAATCTCGGTACTTGTCATCTGTTCGGTAAACGCGCCCGTAAAGCGAAAGATGTTCTCAACTTGTTGCGCTCTCGCCGGAATTACCTGATCCGGGAAGCTGAACGCAATCTGAAAAATTCAGAAAAACAGGCTGAAATCCATAAATCCACCCTTGCGAAACTAAAGGCTTTGTGATGTTTCCGTTATACGCTAAAGTGCGTCGAAATGTCGGTAATTCATATCAGGAATGGAGTGAATGGCTACGCGAAACGAAGTCATTCTACATTTCAAAAGCCACTGATATGAAAGGCCGTAACATTCGCTATCGTAAACCCAGTGGTAAACGAGTGAATGGGATAGATTACATTGTTCTTGATTCGATTCGGGATGATATACGATAATTTAACTTTGAGGCAATATTATGATTTTCAACAAAACAAATTCACGTAATTTGAACTATCTACGCTGTGAACTGGAAGCTAACGAAATTGAACTGTTTTTCTGTGGGGCTACAGATCCGGAACACAAATTGCATTGGGTATCCGGTGAGATTGTAAGCCTAACCGATCAGATTGTCGAAGAGGCTACCCGCCGCGATGCAATCGTTAAAATTGGTGCTGTTGATGTGAACTACGAAGGACATCCTTCATTTTTCATTCAATATTATCCATAAAAGTATTGACCTGTATATCTGAATGTAGTAACATCCTTCTTGTCAACTAAGGAGGATGTTATGAAAATCAAAAACACTGCTACTGAAACTCTTTGCAACGAAATTGCAGAAATGTACTGGAGTAAAGGTCACTTAGAGGCTATGAAAGAGTTTCAAAAGTGGTGTGATACCCAAAAGTTAGCTAAATGGGAATACATCGTTATTGTTGAACGGATCAAAGAACTGATCCTCGTGAAGAAAGGTTCATTCTTGCTGTCGCGGTGAAATAAAAAGTTATAAAGGCTATACATGGAGATTTGAATGAATTATATTAGAATTTATAACATGGATGTGGTCAACGGAAAAGGGATCCGTGTTGTTTTGTTTGTGGCTGGATGCAATCATAAGTGTGATGGGTGCTATAATCGCAGTTCATGGAACCCTTGCAACGGAACACCGTACACGGAAGAGACAGAAAACCATCTGATTTCTCTGTTGAGTAATCCGCATGTTGATGGACTTACATTAACTGGCGGCGATCCGCTTTACCGTGACAACTATCCTACTATCCTAAAACTGCTTGAGCGCGTTTCTAAGGAACTTCCAAAGAAAAACGTATGGTTATGGACAGGATATACCCTGGAGGCTTTACAGGCCGACCCAGAACGTTCTAAGCTACTTCCTTACATTGATGTTCTGATTGATGGTAAGTATGAAAAAGATTTGCCAACGAAAAAGCCGTTTCGCGGTTCAGATAATCAACGTATGATCGAATTCGCTAAAAATTCGATAGAAATTAAAAATATTGCTTGACCTAATGTGTAACTATGGTAATCTTACCACATCGTAAATGACGATTAACTTTAATTGAGAGATAATATCATGATCCTGAATTTCAAAACCCGTAAAGAAGCACGTAACTATTGCTGGAAGTGGAACATTCCCCTGAAAACCATCCGTAATACAGGGCGCGGTTCTTGCCCGTGGACAGTTCAAGCAAATGAACTGAAAACGTTCGTGGTTGGTAAAACTTACAAACTGGTTGACCGTGAAGGGTTTACTACCAATTCACATGGCGGATCTAACATAGCAAACACTATCCAGGCGAAGCAGATCGAAAAATTCCTGAATAACGAGGTAAAAATTATCTCGAAAACCCATTCAGATACTTTCAAAATTGATCATCCTCCTGAAATGACTTATATCTCTCTGCGTTCGTGGGAAGCTCGTTATTTCGTCGAAGTTGGCGCGGCTCCAGCTAAGAAAAAGAAAGCCAAACCGAAAAAAGCCAACGTTACGGCTCCGGTTGCGCCTGTTGCACCAGCAACCGCAGATCTTGATCAAATGCTTGATGGCGGTTCGGCAATGTCGGTTGAACTGGATCCGACTAAATTTGTTGAAGGCCGTTCGTATGTTCTGGTTAAACCGCAGCAATTTAAAAATCGTTGTGGCGCTAACCCTGGGATCAAATCATATACCGATGAACATAGTAATGGTATATACACCGTTTACCATACGAATTCGCTCGGTCATCATCAATTGAGCAAAACGGTAGAAACCATTGATTCCCCGACCGGAATTGTTGGTTACTATCTGCTTGATTCTGAACGTTCGTTCTTCCGTGAACTGGCAACCGGAACTGTTGATGAACCTGTTAGCGTTTCCGGTAATAGCGCTATCGCTATCAATGTAGACGAAGCGGCTAAGAAAGAAGAAATCGCAAAAGCAATGGTACAGCTTGAAGAAGCGGTTAAAGCCCATGAGGACGCGCTTCAAAATCTGCGTACTGCTTCCGACCTGGTTCGCAAAGCTGCTCGAAAAGTAGCAGAAGTAAGCAAGTAAATTAAACTGGGTGCTCCGGCACCCTTTTTATGAGGTGACACATGGAATTATTAGAAGGTAAATCTTATACCCTGAACATCGACGCTAAAGAATTTGCAGAAAAAACCTGGCGAAATGCTTTAGCTGAATTGATCAAAAACAACGGCTATATTACAATCGATCGTATTGCGATTGGGGATACTGAGGACATTGCTTATGTTCTGCAAGATGATTTCGAATATGAGATCCCTAGCCATATCTGGAAATACTTCAAACCATATGATTTACCGGAAGAAGAACCGAAGATTGCTACTAAAGAAGAAATCGCCGCGCCTGATTTAAATTTCGTATCTTCCGATCCTAAAATGTGGATGACTGTAAAACCTGTTCAACAAGATATCAATGATCTGCGATTTGATTATCCTTTTGTCAAGCGGATCACTTCGATTTCTGTACTATCAGCGCCGACGGATTCACAGGCACTTGAATTTGCATTACAGCATGTTTTCGGTGATAATAAGCTGTACGCGATTGACAAGGAAGCTGCTATTGATGAACAGAAAAAGGAAATCATCAACCTTCTTTCTCTGCATCAACAACTTGAAGCGGTGGAATTGATTGAGCGTATGCTTTCTGATACAAAGAAAGATATCATTAGCAAAATCACTCCGGCACGAAGGAAAGCAATTGATGAAAATCGAGATTTACGGTATTCCCGAATCGCTTCATAAATGTTATGGTTGTATTGAAGCTCGGAAATTACTTGATGAGCATGGATTAGAATACGAATTTTATTCTGTTCTAAAGCCAGCAAATAACAGTGTGGGGTTTGATTACGATAGACCCCGCATTGAAGAGTTAGCGAAACGTGTTCGTAGTCGAAGCATGGCATTTACTTACCCTCGGATCTTTGTAGATGGTAATTTTATTGGCGGTTATATGCAATTGAAAGAGTATTTGGGTGAAGCATGAATAAAGAATACATTCGCAAAGTAGCAAACGCTATTCACGCAACAACGATTGATTTTCTGGAAGGGTTTGATCATATTATCCATCCTGAAACGCTGGATAGTTGGGAAGCCAAACTGTTTAAAAGTATCAATGAACAGTTTCCGGAAAAGGTTAAGCGCTGGTTTATCAGACAGGAAATCGTAGCAACGATCCTTAATGAACGTGGTGTTGAGGCGTTCGGTGTAACCCCTCTATATAAGCGAAACCAGATTACAGACGAAACAATCAAGAAATATAAAAAGATGGTTCGGAAGTAATAAATAATCAGTTAAATGGCCTTCGGGCCATTTTTTGTATATAAATATTGGTATTGAATACAATATAGGAAAAAAGATAATGGTAGCTAAATCATTCCGCGCACGAAGTGGCCTTGATGCTGCTGGTGAAAAAGTTATCAACGTTGGGAAGGCTGATCGTAATACGCTGAGTGACGGCGTTAACGTTGACTTTTTCAATGAATTTAACGGAATCCAGCAGTATGACCCGACCCGTGGCTATTCTCAAGACATGGCGATCATTTATGCGCGTCGTATCTGGTACGCAAAACAGAATATTGCTTCCCCTGCTGGGGCTTTCGACGAATCCAAATGGATCGCAACTCGTAATGACCCGAAATGGGTTTATAGTAACGTAACCACTCCAGACGGTAGCATTATTGAATCTGGTAGTTACATTATGGCTGATGGACGCTTTACTGAACTTCTGTACCTGCTGCCGGACAACCCGACAGAGGGCGACGTAATCACGTTTAAAGATTGCGGTGGTTTAGTAGGTGTGAACAGTATCCTTGTTAAGTCTAACACCCGTCAGATCCGTTTACGTACTGTACAATCAGCACAGTATCGACTGACCCACCCGTACATGATCGCAACGTTTATCTATAACGGTAACGTATGGCGTGTTGCTGAAACTCTGGATAACCGCGATTCTGAGATCGTGAACGCAACCGGAACAGGTTCATTCCAGTTACAATCTGGCATGACAGTTTTCCGTAACAGTGCTACAGGTAAAATCACTCTCCAGTTGCCGAAATATGCAAATGATGGTGATGTGATCACAACCTATGACGCTGATAAAATGAACTCTATCAACGTAGCCGTTTTGCAGATTTATCCAGGTAGTGGACACACTATTTCTGACGGTGCAATTACTGGTGTTACTTCGGTAACTAGCCAGAAATCTGGCTTTGGTATGTTCATCTTTGATGCACAGAATAGCCAATGGAAAGTATATGATGCTGATAATCGTGTTCGTCTGCGTCGTATCTATAGTGATTTAAACACAGTTCCTAACGATTACGTTTTTGTTACTGCAAACCCTTCTGGGACTATACCAAACGTTACAGTTACCCTTCCAACTGATGTTGCTGATGGTGATCGCGTTTACGTATCCCTTTATATGATGGGTAAAAACCAGAACTGTACAATCAAAGTTAAAGATGGTACAACGGACAAGATCCGCACCAACAAAAATATGATGCAGTTCCCGCAGCGCAAAGACTATCCGCCTGATGATTGGTTTAGTGTAACTTCATTAGCATTTAATGCTGCTAGTGATTACCTCCCGTATATCGAGTTTTCTTACATGAAAGCTACGAAAGAATGGGTTGTTGCTAATTATCGTCCGATCGTTGAACGTGTTGACGCAACTAACAGATCGCGTACTGGTGTTATTGCTCTGGCTGCACAGGCAGAAGTAAACAAAAACTTGGAAGACAACCCGAACGACGAAACTGCTATTACTCCGATGACGTTAGCAAATAAAACTGCTACAGAAACCCGTCGTGGTATTGCACGGTTAGCAACAACTGCTGAGGTTAACAAACTTTCAACCGATACCTATCTGGATGATGTGATTGTTACCCCTAAGAAGCTGAACGAAAGAACAGCGACTGAAACCCGTCGTGGATTGGCAGAAATCGCAACTCAGGCAGAAACAAACGGAAGCACCGATGATATTACGATTATAACCCCGAAAAAGTTGCATAACCGTATTGCATCGCCGACCTTAACTGGTATCCTTGCCCTTGTTGCTACTGGTGGTACTCCTAACACCAACACGGATCGTGCTCAGGCTGGTACTGGGGTTTATGATCATTCAGATTATCAGAAAGCGGTAACGCCTAAAACTCTTCGTGAGTATAAAGCGACTCAGTTACAATCTGGCGCTGTATGGCTGGCTTCTGAAACCGAAGTTATTAACGGTACTGTTGCAAGTGCAAACATTCCGACCGTAGTTACTCCGGAAATGCTGCACAAGAAAACCTCTACTGATGGTCGTATTGGTTTGATCGAGATTGCAACTCAGACAGAAACAAACGCTGGTACTGATTACACGCGAGCGGTAACACCTAAAACGCTTAATGATCGTGCTGCAACGGAAACGCTGACAGGTATCATTGCAATTGCAACCACTGCCGAAGTATCAGCGGGTACTGTAACTAATAAAGCGATCGTACCGTCTAAACTGAAAGGTTATCTGGACGATACAAGCCATATTACTGTTGCTACTGCTGACGGGTTAACTCAATCTGGGACTATCTGGACTACGGTTAACATCGGTATTCAATCAGCAACTGAAACTCAACGTGGTACTTTACGCGTCGCTACACAGTCTGAGACGAACGCAGGGACATTAGATACAGTATTTGTCACCCCTAAGAAGTTACACGCTAAGAAAGCGACTGAGAGCGCAGAAGGTATCATTCAGGTGGCTACGGCTACTGAAACTACTGCTGGCACCGTTGCAAACAAGGCTGTTTCTCCGAAGAACTTGAAAAATACAATTCAGGTTGATACTTCATGGCAAGCTACCGATCTGGTACGCGGTACTGTGAAACTGTCTAAGGGGCTTGGTACTTGGTCTGGTAATGATGTGGCTGGTTCTACTCTTCCGGATGATGGTTACGCCTCTGTAGGTGTTGCTGTTTCTCCTTATGAATTGAACCTGACGCTGAAACATTATCTACCGATCGGTGCTAAAGCGGTTGACGCTGATAAACTGGATAATCTGGATTCTTCCCAGTTCATTCGTCGTGATGTTGATCAGACGGTTAACGGGGCATTGACTCTAACGAAAGCAACCACTGTACAGGCCGACATTAATTCAACCGCTGACGCAAGTTTCCGGGTAATGAATGTTAGTGGAGATCTGAACGTTGGTGATGGTTCGTCAATGGGTAAACTTCGTTTGAATGGTGGTTCATCTAACGACTGGTCAATTCAAGCAAGTTCAGCCTCTAGGCGTATTGCAATGATCTCAACGGGCAACACTGGCACAGTTCATCTTTCTGTGTATAATGATACTCGCGGCGTTGTAGCTAACGTTAAATTCCAGGCTCCTGAAATTCAGGCGATTAGCAAAGTGACGCTGGGTAATGATACCGTGATCACGGCTGCTGGTTCTGTTCTCTCTATGGGTACTAAAAATAAGACAACTAAGATCCTGACTTCTGATGCTGGCAACATCGTAGCGGAAGAATCTGCGAACTCTTATAAAGTCTTTACTGAGAAGAACGCGCAAACCTTGCTTAACCCTACGTATGTACGCAAAGCAGGTGATACGATGTCTGGACGGTTGACAGTAAACAACAGTTCAATTATCATCGCAGGTCAAGCGGCTTGGTCAACGCTGGATGCAGTAACAGAAGCATCTAGGGGCAACTGGACGGCTGAGATCACAGCATCGGCACAATACAACTTGCTTCCTGGTTATGCGGTTCCGGTTCTTGAACCAGATCCGATTAATCCAGAAATCATGATTGTGACCCGTTATACCTATGTTAAAGCACCGGGTACTTTAACGCAGTTTGGTAACGGAACTGCATTCACTTATCAGATTTGGGCACCTCGTCCGACCTCTGGTACTGGTGTTGATGCGCTGGCGCAATCCTTCTGGATCCGTCAAATGAACCCAATCACGGGTAAATTTGATGGTTGGGGCCGCATGTATACTAGCAACAACCCGCCTACTGCTGGTGAGATTGGTGCAACGTCTGCTGTTGGTACTACGGTTAAAAACATGACTGTTACCGATTGGATCAAAGTTGGTAACGTTAAGATTTACCCAGATCCAGTTACTCAGACAGTTAAATTTGAGTGGGTGGCATAATGTCAAACTTAATGGCGGGGTTCGGCCCCGATTTTGTAGAAACGCAAATTCTATCGGAAACAAACAGCGTAACTTACAGAATAACCGCAAAGGCAACACATCCCAATGCGGTTCCTAATCAGTATGAGTTTACACTAAATCAAAAGGCGGTAGGGACACCGCCTAGTGTTGGGATCAACGTATGGAGAATTAACAATGCTGTAGTTGACCCAATTAAAACCTTCACATTATCGAATGATAATTCAGCAACTGCAAACAAAGCGTTTGTTGAATATATGGATGCTCAACCTTCTGGGCTGTATTTGATAATGACTAACGGTGAATACAAAACAAGCCAAATCGTTGATGATTGGTTTGCTAAAAACAGATCCGTTATGTGGCAAGGCGCTGATTTCGCTCAGAGATTCCCAAATTCTGCATATGTTGCATTGTATGGGGCTTCAAAATCTCGTATACTGATTGAATCGTTTTACGCTAACGATGGAATTTTAAAAGAAGATTCACGCGCATCAATCGACCTTGTCTATGATAACGTTGGTGATGTTGGTCGAACTGGTGTACCTTTCAGATCTGTTGAAGATACGGAAGAATACAATTCAACCAATGGATCTGAATATAAAGTATATCCTGTTGCAAACCCAGTGATCTCTAAACTAGCTGATTACGGTATGGCTCCTGGATTGGCTATGATGATTACTGGTGATTTTTACGCAAGTAAAGCATTATTGGATGCTGGATCAACAACAAGGGTTACTGTTCGATGGTTTACGGGTACTGCTCAAACTTCATCATCGGTGATTGAAGTTCCTGCAAATAAACCTGATGAGTGGTTACGATTTGAACAGTTCTATACGATCCCTAGTGGTTGTGATGGATTTAACGTTGCTGTATCTCGTTATCCTAAACCCGCTACGGATAGTTTATCTGCGATCCGTAACTTCGTGATGGTTCAGGTATCTGCTGCCGAAGCCGATCAAAACTTTGCTGCACAGTTTGGGGTTAACGGTATCAGAATGAACAACATGATCGATGGTGGAACACCGTATATATTTGAATTGCCGAATACTAAGGTTTATCCTGGTGGCGATTATTCTGCTTCCGAATTCCGTGAAGTTGATGCATAAACAAAGGCCCGGATCATCGGGCCTTATAAATATGTAAAAAGGGGTTATTATGGCAGATTTAAAAGCTGGTTCTACAGTCGGGGGTTTACCTATTTGGCACTCCGGCACATTTCCGCTGGTTCCGGTTGGTAATACTCTAACCTATCGCGGATATAAGGTTTATACTGAAAACGATAAACCGCAAGCATCAAATAACGACTTCGTTTCTAAAGCAAGCGGTGGTCAATACTTGGGTGTAGTTGCCTTTAAACAGGGGCTACAAATTAACGCTACTTTCACAGGCGGAAGTGACCAGAACGGTTTATATTCTGGTGATGGTGATGGCGCGACATTATCAAAAGCCAACATTGATCTTGTATCATGGTATGGTATTGGTATTCGTTCATCTTCTGGTACTAATGGTCGCGTATTAGTCATCAACGCTCGAAATGGTGATTTAAACACTCAGGGTAATATTACGGTTGAAAAACAAATCAGTATTACAACCGCTAACCCTACTGACGCAAGTCATGCAACACGAAAAAGTTATGTTGATGGACAGATAAATAATGTCACAACAAATGCTAATAGCAGGGTATTACGCGCTGGCGATACAATGACAGGGCTGTTAACTGCCCCGCAATTCGCGAGCACAGGCGCGGCTTCCCGTCCCGAACACGTACCACGGCTCGACCAGGTAATTACTAAAGGGACTATCATAGATTTTGGATCTTATTAAGGTGAAACATGGCTGATTTAGAAAAAATTCAATTCCTACGTAGCACAGTTGCGGGGAAAACACCTACTACAAGTCAGCTTGCAGATGGTGAACTGGCGATCAACATGGCTGATTATGCCATTTACACGAAAAATGGTTCTTCGATCGTTCAGTTAGCGGGTAAAGGTATCCCAGAAACAAATACCAAAAAATTAACAGTTGATGGGCCTAGTGCTCTTAATGATACCGTTACCGTAGCGGAAGGTAAAACTATTACTTTCACCAACGAGAATTTAAGTGGTGAAATAACTCGTCATATCGTCGGTAAATGTGCCAGCAATGATGGATGGTACATCGGTTCCGGTGGTACAAGCAATAACGGCATTCTTGAAATCGGTACTATTGACGATGGTACTGAAACAATCCAGTTTGTACAACGCGGTGCTGGTAACGTTGAAGCCCGAAAATTGGTCTTGCTTGACGGCTCGGGTAATACCACTCTTCCTGGTGATTTAAGATTAACCACCAATAAAGCTGTTAAAATTTCGAATGGAAGCACTCTTACACTAGAAATGGGCGTAGGTGCTAACGATGTATACATTAAAAACCTGAAAGGCTCTGGCGTTCTTCAATTAACTAATGACGGCAATCTGACATTCAGAAATTCCCAGGTTTATTATGCCACGGATGGAAGAGGCCCTGGTAAAGGTGGCACTCTTCTGACTAATGTAGAAAACGCGCGTCAGCTTGAGCAAGATAATTTCCCTGTAACTACAGGCACCGAAACTCGTTGGATTAAAGTTGCTCTTTTAAAAGACCCTGGATCAAGCCAGAGTCGCTTGCAACTGATGGTGACTAACGGCGGTAACTATGGTTCTACGCGTAGTTCTATCGACTTTATCGATTGTAGTGCTCGAAGCATTCCATCGACATTAACAAGCAGTAACATTCGTTCTTATCTGCAAATTCGTCGAATCGGCGATCCTGGAATTGATAATACTAACCAGATGCGTTATAGCCTGGTTCGTACCTCCGAAGGTTTAGAACTGTGGTTTGCTCAACGCGCATTCATTGGTGGTGTTAAAGTTGCTCTGCTGTCTATCGCTGGCGGTACTGTTACTGAATATTATCTGCCTACTGGTTACACAATCTCTGCAACTGCTCCGGAAGGTTTAGTTGAGAGTGTGGCTATTCGTATCTATGACGAAATGAATAAACCTAACCTTGACAATGGTACTGATGGTATTCTGTCTATTGCTAAAGGTGGTACAGGTGCAAGTACAGCGGATGCTGCTCGTACAAACTTAGGGTTGGGTACTGCTGCAACCCGTGATGTTGGTACAGGTTCCGGACAAGTAATGCTTGTTGGTGCTTACGGTTTAGGCGGTAAAGGTAAAACATATACTAGTTCAAATGCTCGCGATTACCTGAAACAACTGCGTGCTGATGGTTCTCAGTTCATGCGAAATACGCGTAGTACTGAAATTAACTTTGGCATGGGCGCAAGTTTTTATAGTTCCGTATCAGATGTTCATGCGGTGATCTCGGTTGATTGGGCCACTGGTCGAGTTAAAGTCGGGGCAGTTAATGACACCAACTTAAACCCAGATACTGGAAGAATCAACTCTCAGGAACTGTACGGTACTGCATTTAAACCAACTCCGGATGACGTAGGGGCTGTTGCTCGTACTGGTGATGGTATGACAGGTGATCTGTCTATTACCAAAGTGTCTCCCGGATTCCATTTAAATGCTGAGAGCGGAAACTCCGTAATTTGGTTTAAGTATAAAGGGGTTGAAAGTGGTGCTGTGTGGGCGTTGCCTAACACTGCCTCTTCTGGTGAAGTTCGCATTCGTGCCAGAACTACTGGTGGAACTACTGGTGGAGAATTCTCGTTTAAATCAGACGGTACATTTACATCACCTAGTGATATCAATATCACTAGCGGCGCTTTCAACGGTAAAAGTGTCAATACTCAGTATGCGAACTTTAATAACACAAGTTCAACCACAACCGAACAAACCGTTTCTATTAGTGGTTCGCAGCACACTCCGCTGTTACTGAATAGACCGACTAACTCGAACTTGTCTATCGGGTTCAAACTTTCCGGAATGAACATGAAACGTTTGGGTATTGATGTAAACGGTGATATTCGTTACGGTGAAGCAGAAAACCAGACACAAAACGCATGGCTGTTGACTTCGGATACGATAAACAGATGGACTGTTAACTTCGGTCGTGATATTAACGTTGCTGGTGTGGTTAATTCAACTGGTGGATTTACTGGCCCTGTTACTGCATATGATTTGACTGGGGTAACTCAGGATCTTGATGCTTTAACATTGAACTATACCGAACCAGGTCATATTAAAGTTTATTCGTGTCGTAGTATGGGTGGCGGTGATAACATCACCAATAAACCTTCTGGCGTCGGTGGTAACTTTATTGTTATCGTTGAATGTCTCCGTAAAGTGAGCGGTACTGATTACACTAACCGTCAAGTATTACGCGCATCGGACAATAGCCGCAGTTGGGAACGTTGGTTAACTGTTAGCGGTACTACTAAAGCCTGGACACCGTGGAGAATGAACGTTGTTAACGGAAACGATGATGATGTATCATTTAAATCTGTTACCACGACTACAGGAAACCTGAACAGCGGAAATGATCTGATTGTTGCTAACAACGCTCGCGTAGGTGGTAACTTAGGGTTAGGTGGTGCTTCTTCCACGAAATACGCTGATAAAGGTGTTGTGATTGGCAAAGGTAGTGCTCTGTTAGAAACTACTGATGGTCGTGTGATTATTGGTAGTTCTGGTGGTGGTAATGCTGTTGAATTGCGTCCTGGTGGCCCAACTCAAACCAACAACAGGATCAAAGTAACTGCTACCTCTGGAAGTGGTGGTGATACTGCGATCGAGTATGAACAAGGGGCGAAAATTCGTTCCAATAATGGTGGTGATTTGATTGTTTCTGCTAAAGCTGGTCAAACAATCTATTTGCGACCGCAAGGTGATGCATCCAGCACAAACGAAACCCGTATTGATGCAAACGGTAGTATCACGATTAACGGCAATATTAACGCCAACGGTACATTAACTTGTACTGGTGGTGCTGTTAACGGAGACTTGACTGTATCAGGAAAAGTAGATATCACTGGAAACCAGTTAAAAACTACTTCTTTGTGGGCTACTGGAGACGCTGCTGTTAATGGTGCTTTAACTGTTGACGGTAATGTTGTTAGTAATTACGGTATTGGTAGCTTTGTTGGTGCTGTAGATGTTAAGGCTCCTGCTGCGGATAATGGTACAACACACCTTTGGTTCCGACATTCTAACGGTGGTGAGCGTGGTGTGATTTATATGCCGCGTGACAATAATACCATGATGGGTTTAAGAGCCGGTGGAAGTGAATGGCAATTACATGGCTCTGCAGGCCAAATGGTAGGGCCAGGCGCACGCTGGAGAATTCATCCTGATGGCAACATACAGGGTGATGTTTATGGTGGTTATATCACTAACTATATCAACGATAGGTTTAACCAATGTGCTCAATGGGTTCGTACTGGTGCTCAACAAGACTTTGGCCCAATTGGTCGACCGGCACCTGGTAAAACTGTTCCTGCTGGTTGGGTACTTGTTGGTCTTAACGGTAACAGCAACGAAGCTAACCAGAACATGCAACTTATCGGCGGACGGTTACAAGTATGGAAACCGGGCGTTCAATGGGTTGATTCTGCTACTTGATAATAAGGGGCTTCGACCCCTTTAAACTTAAAGGTAAAATAATGATTGTTAAACAAATGAAAGGTATTAAATGGCATCACAATTTTGAAGGTGGTGCTTACTATCGAGATTGTAATGATAAGTGTTGGTATTCTTTTAGAAACTCTCTTGATAAAAATTCCCATATTATTATCGTTGATGCTAAAACAAATAAGATAATTAATTACTACAACGGTGAAGATCCTACTATGATAGGTTTGTTTGCTGATAAAGAAATGATTTTGGATGTATATCAGCTCGACGATTTTCCTGTTGATTCGTGGGATGAATTCTCAAAAAGGAAGTTCGAATTTATCGATGGCAAGACCATAATGACTAAAGATGTTGAAGTTGAAAAAGAAAGAACCAAAGAAGACATACTGGCGGATCTAATCAAGCTACAAAAAGAATTAGAATCTATGTAATTTTAAAGGCTACCATACAGGTAGCCTTTTGTTGTATCCTAAATATACGTATAGTAACCTAAGAAGAGTCTTATAAAAATGGCTGAGAGAAATCCCGTGGATAAACTAGCCTTATTTGATCGGGTAATCTCGTTTGTGATGGGTGTGAAAACATGGAAACAATTGCTGATAAAAATAATTCTAATAATGGTTATGTTTCTTATGGTAGTAACTTGGTACAAATGGACTGATATATTCCCGATGATAAAAGGTGCCCTTGTAGTCGATACAAGGGCTATCGAAATTGAAAGAACAGAAAAGTTTAATCAATCCGCGTTGGAACAGTTGAGCATAGTTCATCTTACTTCCAACGCGGATTTTTCAGCGGTATTGGCATTCAGACCAAAGAATATAAACTATTTTGTTGACATTGTAGAATATCAGGGAAAATTACCATCCCAGATCGATCCTAAAAACCTCGGCGGTTATCCGATCGATAAAACATCCGAAGAGTACACGAATCATATAAATGGCTTGTATTATTCATCCACTAAAGCAAGTTCCTACCTACCGACGCGTGATTTTGTGCCAGTAGCTTATACTTTTAGTTGCCCTTATTTTAATCTTGATAACTACTATTCTGGATCGGTTTTGATGGAATGGTACGCAAAGCGGCCTGATATACCAGATATGAAGCTAAACATCATATGTGGACAGGCCGCGCGTATTTTAGGTCGAGTGAGGTGATTAACGTAATGCTGGTGTTAAATTGTGTGTTCTTCCAATAGCCCGTTTGATTGCTTTAAAGAAGTTCATCACCGGGCTATTTTTCTCGTAAATATCCCAAACTTTCAATTTGTCCCACGGATCCGGAACATAATCTTCATTCCTTGCCGAAACCCCCAACGTAACCCGCCTGTATCCAGCGCTGTCGTGATAATACACGAAGAATGGCCTACCTATTGGCGCAACTTTACAACCTCTCTTAGCGGCTCTCATAGCCTCATCGAACGTCATTGATACCCCCAAAAATTTCTATGCATGAATGGTCGAATTCCGATAGTTTCACTCAAAATGAATATCGGATGATCTAGCTCATCGTGGTTTTCTTCGTCAATGACGATATCCCAATCAGTAGCCTTTTGTTCTTCTACCGTGGCAATGAATACCTGGTTTACTTCACACTTGCGGTGTGTACGTCTGATGATTGTATCCCCTTCACGAAACACAATCATATCAGGGTTGGTAGTGCGGTACGCGGTTTTACCCGCGCACACTTCATTAAGCATATCTTCGTATGTCATTATAAAACCTTTACACGTTGAACGATGGTTTGTTTAACGTCTTTGTATTCTCCGTGCTCTTTAACGGTTGCTTTGAAAGTGATTTCATCACCTTCGTTTGCAATGTTATTACCGAAGTAAACAACAACATTACCATCAACATTAATTTTGGTCATAAATCTTTCTACAGAAGTGTAGTAAGAAACTTGAGTATATCCCAGTGAAATCACTTTCTCAACGGTTCCGGTCATTTCCAGACGTTGTTTGATTTCACCGATGTGGTTAGCTTTAGAAATGCGTTCCTGGCGCTCTTGTTCCCACTGTTCGCGGATTTCTTCGCGTTTGGCGATATAATCCTTCTCCAGTGCAACACCCATGCAGTAAGCGCACACGGCGTCAAATACAGGGCTGTTTTTGTTGTCTTCTTTAGACTGGTCAGCCCACCAAAGAACAGTAAACATTGGCATTTCTGCAATTACTTCGCCTTTACGCTTGCCAATCGGCATGATCCCTTTTTCCAGCAGTTCCAGTTTTTCAGTATCGAACACTGACAGTTTACCGCGACGTTCGAACAGATCGAAATCTGCAAAGCCCTGGAATACCATTTTGAAAGTATCAGTTTCAGTTAAACGGGCTGAAACACGGTCGAAATACTCACGCGCTTTCGCTTCCGCTTTCTCCGGATCGGTAGATAAGTTGCAGATATAGTTATCAGAAGTATAACCGCCACCTCTACGCTCAACACGCAAGGTGTACATTGCATTTTTACGACCAGAAGAAATGAAGTAAGTGGTAGTAACTACGGTTGCGTTAGTCATGGTATTTCTCCTTAAAGGGTATCTCGTTTCGATATGGCTAATATAGCAAAAGCCCCTGACCGAAGTCAAGGGCTTTTTCATCATTCATTCGAATCTTTCATTGTTTTATGAAGATGAATATCAAAAATTTTCCAGTACGCCTTTCCGCGAGGATAAATTTTTGCTTTGTCAATATCGTTGTTGCTTCCCCATGTGTTGTTTGGGCCACGACATCGATTTTTTATATAATCTGTATGCCAGAATAAGCGCTGAACCGATGATTCCGTACCTAATGGATCTTCTTTACTGAACAGAATTTGTATACTCATAAGAAGAACCCTGTTCTAACTACTAAATCGATCTGTTTTTCCGGTATCAGTGGCACATCTGCATCAACGTTGCACTGATAATACATCCCGACATACTCATGAGGAATGTTGGATTCACTCGCCCATGCCAGGTTGTCGTCTGTACGCGGCCCTAACATGAGGTTAACGATATCGACAGCGCGATCCTGTTCTGGGGTGTTGTTGCATCCGTTCACATAATGCCCGTGAGCGGTTTTGAGGATTTCAATGATATCTTCGTCGGCTTCAACGAGATACAGCCCCGTGTTTTCTGGGATTTCCTCAAGAATAATCAAAGCGGTTTTCATCACACTTACCTTTATGTTTCTGCTTACGTTTTGCTTCTTTAAGTGCTCGCTTGCGATCGCGGTGAGTAGAAGCGCGGTTAATCCATGCATGTTTCGCTACCAGATTGTTCATCGAGGATATAATGGCACATGATGTTGAATACTGACTTCACCATACATTTTTACGATAGTTAAGCTATCAGATCCTTTAACAATTCTGTATTTTTCTGGAACAACGCGGTCGATTTCTTTTTTGACGAAGTTAAGCAATCCGAAGTCATCTATATCTTTTGGTGCTTTGGAAATAGAAGACAGTGATACTCGTTGACGCGAATCATAGTACGAAGAAATTACAAACATATATTATTTTCCTTATTGGGGCTTTTCAGCCCCATTTTAGAGAATTAATCCAGCAATTTGCGGATCTTGTCTGCGATACGTCCGGCACGGGTTGCGCTTTCGGTATGATTGCTTTCTTTGGTAGCCAGTTCAGCCAGCTTACGCTGATGTTCTTCTTCTGCTGCTTGGCGATCTGCTGCAACCTGTGCAACCTGCTCATTATCGTGAGCAATACGCGCTTCCAGTTCAGACAGGGTTTTGTCGAAAGTTGCTACGATTTCATCTACAGAACGAATTTTATTAAACAGTTTCATAATTTATCTCAATTGGTTAGTTTTAATCAGTATACATCAATACGGCTGGAATTCAAAATCATAAATGTCATTCAGTGCGCGGTTCCACTCGGTGTAGTTTTCACCAGCACCATAACGCATTTGAATAGCACTTTCGAACGTTGATCCGTTGAGGTTCGGGAAACCGAACAGGTTTTTGATTTTGTCATGTGCTACATAGTACAAAGAAGCACTTTCCAGCATCGCAACCATCGCAGACGGTTCGTGTTCGCGGCGCTTGATACGTAACAGAGTACGACTAGCACCAGTTTTACGGCGTTGATTTGGTGCTACGTAGAAACGGAATACTACGCGCCCTGTTTTATCATCAACTACCAGGTAAAACCCGTTTTCTTTCAGATCCACGCCTTCGAATTTCTTGAAGGTTCCGCGTTTCATGTCACCAATTTTAATTGCATATTTGTGAATGTCAAGTCTTGTCAGAATTCTTTTCATATTTTTTAGATACCAGTTTGCCTAATTTTGTAATTTCGCCTGTTTTTACGTTAACAAACAAGGCGATGCTCAGAAATGGGATGCTAATCACTACGCTGATCAATGTAAACAGAAAACGTATCACAAAAAGAACAGCACGTTCAAGATATCGTTGCATCCACGCGATTCCTAAACAACTATACCCTACTATAAAGGTGGTTGCAACATAAAATGCACCAAATCCTTTACGAAATACGTAACCTTTCCCGGATTCTATCCGGTCGTCGGCCCACATTTCACGGGCAGTTTTCAGAATAGATTCACCACTAGCGCGAGTTTCGTTAGCCGAAGGCATGTTTTTAAATTTCATGATAGTCTCCTATGCGCCCAGAACTCTCCAGGCGCGGTTGTTTAGTTAGTAATGGCTAAAACCATATGTAACATCAATCATGACTTTATAACGGCATACACGCATTTTTGCGTTATTGTAATCCACTGGGATCGCTACCACGTCAGCAGGATCCACCTTTACCTGAATGACTCTACCAACACCGCCCCCGTAGTGTGGAAGGTATGATTTAGCCGCAACGTGTAGGCCAGTAGAACAGGTGCGCGTTTTATCTTCGTCTACCATGTTTCGAGGCATGGAGACAGTCACACCAGGACTATTATCAAATTTGCCAGTAGCGAGATCTTTATAGTTATCGCGCACACGTTTCCAGGCAAGGAAACAACCATCATCGGTCAGTTCAATGTCATTATGTACAAGGAACCCATAAAGCTGGTATACAGCATCGCGTGAAGGGTTTCGCATCAACCGTTCAAAGAAGTTCACCAGATGTTCATACGGACGATCGTTATACATTTCGCGAATGATTCGTTGAGTGATATCAGAATCAAACACTACATCTTTATATAGAAGCTGATGACCAATGATTTTAATGTTGCCTTTGCTATAGGTTCGGATCGCTTCTTGAGTATCCAAACAAGTTACAGCACCTTTGACATCACCAGCTTTCAGCATTTCATGCGCTTTCTTAAAGTTCGGATGTGTTTCACCCGCCATGAAAACGCGCCCTTCGTATACAACCGTAATGAACGATTCAGATCCGATCATACGCGGTACAGTGTCTGATACTTTAGGCTTTTGTTTTACATCCCTTTTCTTAGGGAATTCCGCTAACTTGCGGTTGATAACGCGCCCAATGGTTCGGGCGCTTACGTTGAACTGTTGGGCCAGTGCTGTTTTACTTGCCCCCGTCAACCATCCATTATAGATAGCTTTCTGTTGTACTTCGTCAAGAATTTTGACCATTATTTCCACCGTATTAATTTCTTAAACTCACTGAGATTCTTTTCGTTGTTGTAAATCGGACGAATTGAATAAGAATCGCTATGTTCAACAAGTGAAGCCAGTAACGGGTTTAGTGATTTAAAGATTTCCCATGCCTGATCAACACGTTTTTTCATATTGCTGCGTTTAACGCGCATTGATGCTACAGATTCACGCAGAATCGGACAACGCGCCCTGGAAAGATTTTTACCATCTTTCTCATACCCTTCCAGACACACTATACGTTCGAGGGTATCAACAATCTTATACAGTTTTTCATTATATCGGTTTTTCACAATCCGATCAAGCGATACACCAAAACGGCTATGCAATGCGTCTGTTTCTGTTGAGTGTTCCTTACCAATCCATCCAGGCAAGCAATTATCTTTCAATGCCTTTTCGGATTTAACATACTGCTTGCACAGCATATCATCAAAGCATACCAGATTTGAATCCGGGATCCACTTCCATAGGCTGTTACGGATAGCAAACACAACAGGGATCCCAGTATGGCGCATGATACGCGATAAAGTAGATTCTTTCATTGCTGAATCCATAGACAACCTGGAATTTTCACCATCTAAGCGGCTATATTCATCAATACCATACAACCGAACACCTGGGGCTTTATCCAGTGATAAAAACTCTGATTTTGTCATAAACAGAGAAGTTTTTGCCAGATTGCCGTTACTATCCAACTCATAACGATATACGGTCGGGGTTTTTGGGCGCGGTTCTGAATTTTTCGGTGCATATAGCGCTTTCGATTTTTCGCGATCTGCATCATAGATCTCTTTTTCTTTTGTCATTTCACTGGTACGGAGATACACAATTTCCGATTCATCAAAATGACCTTTCCGAACGATATCATTAACAATCTCACGCTTTGAATCACTATCGTAATATGCAACAAAGCTAACACGGCTTAGGTTATGCATTTTAGCATACCCGACGATATACGGTTTAACCGTGTTGGTATCCACTTTTAACAGAATGAGTTTCTTCTGTTTCCACGGATAATAAATGCGTGTGATGTCCTGGCGTTTGGTTGTTTCTGGCTTATACTTGCTCCAGCGGCCTCCGCTACCAGTTACCTGATACCATGCATCTTTACCGTCGTATTCGTTCGCCCAATACCCAGCAACATAATCATCATTATATTTGTTTGGTTTGACTAGTTCGCTATGGATCCAGCCAATAGAATCACCATTGATGCGAAAATTAGCATCTTTACCAACAAAGTTTTGTACCATTGAAGGCAGAGAATGGAACCACGTCAGTTTATCACGCACGGTTTGTAACTTATCGAATTCTGATTTAACTCGATTGAAATATACCCGGCTGATTTGTTTCAGACGTTCTTTAACAATCCCTACTGTCATTTTATCCATACTCAACTCTTCGCGAGAAGGCATGAAATCAAGTTCACCGATCGGGAAGTCAATAATATACGTATACTGGCTTTCTGTATAGCAATAGAACATCGAGGTATCATACAAATCTTTATCCAGAGGATAAATGATGTTACCCATGCGAGCATATACACCGCTAGTGTATGCTGATTTATGACGGATCACCCCGCTATCGTTGGTTGCTTCTTTCGGCTGATAGTTGATTTTGAGAATAGAAGCACCAACAAAGTTAGGACGAATATCAGTAAATGATTCGTATACCCTTGCTGCTTCGTTTTCCCATTCTTTGATATCTTCAACTTTAACCGGAACAGTGATAGTAACCCCGTTAGGTTCATCACTTTCAATCTCATACAGAGGATCGCAGAACGGTTCCCCATCATCCATATAGATTGTGTAACCGCATTTGATACCGTCTTTTACAGATTCAACTGTGAACGCATCGGAATAGCAAAGAGGAGATTTGCAACCCAGACCCATAGAACCGATCAGGTCGTTTGAATCATTTTTAGTTGATTCGAAGTAAACGGTAAACGCATCACTAACGAAATCAGGAGACATACCGATCCCGTAGTCACGAATAACAAAACGAGGATCAACAGCAGTTGGCAACTGGACATCAAACGGGTTCTGATTTCCCGCTTCTTTGTGTCCATCGATCGCATTACAAGACAGTTCGCGAATGATTGCGCGGATCTTGTATTTGTATACTGTCGAAGAAAGGATCTTATACGCTTTCTTGTTTGCGCGTAGAGATAGTTTGTTTCGTCCCTTGCTGGTATCTGTACCAACTCGGTAGATGGTTTGCGGTGTATCTTCGCGTAATTTCATTGTTTATTTCTCACTTAACATTAAAAATAACTTGGTCACAAGAGTACTTCGTTGGCTTTTTGTTCAGGCCATATTCTACTACTTCGCAATAAGTGTCAAGGAATTTTACTAATTTTTCTTCCTCGACCTGCTGTTTCTTCATATCAATGATACCCCACACGATAGCCCCAATAATGATAGAAAAGAACGCACAAAATCCGAATATGGTCAGATATTTTCCCAACTTAGGCGCATTATAACGTGTCATACCTTACCCCTCTTTGCGAATGTGTGCAAGTTCTTCATGGGTTACTGGACGGATATACAGACGGCCTTTTGTATATGCCTTGCGCCCGCTGATCCAAATGTTTTTCATATCCTTAACACCGTTCATCACATCGTTGTAAAACTTCTTATCAGCTTTAGCCTGATAGACTTCACGGCCTTGATAATCTTTCATGAACAAACAGTAAAGGATCTCATTCTTATCAACCAGATTAGCATCCTTTGTAGTTGTTTTACTCGGTGAAGGTTTAGCACCCAGTCGCAAGGCCATAGCTTGCCACACTTTACCATGTTCATAACCGCGCCCGACAAGAGCATGAGCGATTTCGTGTAAAAGAGTGTCTAAAATATCCTCGTAGATATCTTCCGCAACATGACGACCAGATAGTTCGATCAGTTTTTTGGTATAACTGCAACGGCCCAGAGTTTTTGTAATGCGTCCATTGATCCGGAATGTCCAACCATTACTGATCAAACCGTGTTTTTCCATCATGGTACGCGCCCAGTGGGTTACTTCCATTGCACTACGAGTTTTCAACATTTTAGAATCTCCTTTGCTTGGTACAAAACCAATATAGCAAAAAGCCCCCTGCATTGCAAGAGGCTTTGTAATTATTTCAACTTCTTAGAAAGTTCTTTTAAATCATTGAGATACTCAATTTTAGGTGTTGTTTCTTCCCAGTATTTCAACTGTTTACGCAATTCTTCGGCTTCGTCTTCCAGCTTTTTGCTTTCGTCCGTGGTTAGATGGTAGATGTTCATAGCCACTAACATTTCGGCATGATTCTCGCAACCTATCCACGTAGACACGAATTTAACCGCTTCGCTGCGACTAAGGCCACGCAGAGAATCAGGAGATTCTACCATTTGAGCAATAAACGCAACCTTTGCCAGTGCTTTATCTAACGCTTCCTTAGTTTCCTGGATACGCTTATTGATACGCTGTTGATATACATTCATACGAATATCAACGAAATCCTTTAGAAGCGTTTCAGGACGTTCATATGAGTATAATTTACCCTCAAAGATAACGTTAATGTTTGGGTTTGAATTTTCAATCAACCCGAAATCTTTTAGGATCTTTTCGCGGGTTAACCCGTTGGCATACTCTCGCTTGAGCGTTACTTCATAACGAAAATCTTCTTTCGATAGATCCTTGTAGCTAACGATAACGCCTTTTTCTTCCAGCTTGTCAAGGATTGCAATGTATTTCACACGGTCATATTTCACTGGGATCTCGGTGATCACCAATTTGGTTTTACCTTGCAATTCATACGTGCCGTAAATTGTACCGTCTGTGATTTCACCTTTAAAGTAAGGGTATTTCAGATCCAGTGTGAAATCTTTATCATTCAGATATGCAATGCACCCGTTAACAACCGATTTAGGATCATGAGGCGGAATGTTTGTTGCATATGCTTTTGCAATCCCGCTAAACCCGTTAACCAGTACCATCGGAATGATCGGGAGATAGTACGCTGGCGGTACATGTTCCGGATCTTCATGAACTGGCGTTAAATCACCATCCATATAAATTGCTTTGAATATTGGCGATAGTTTACACTTGATGTAACGAGGTGCGCCAGGTTTCTTAACCAAACGTGAACCAAAGAACCCATCACGGTCGAATAACGGAATGTTATTGCACCAGTGCGCCGCCATAAGGGATAACGCTTCTTCTACAGAGGTTTCCCCGTGGTGATACCCATACATAGCAACACCGCCAGCGATAGAAGCTACTTTCTGAAATCCCGTTCCGCCCTGCATAGCAGAGTGAATAAAGAAACGGTGAACGGGTTTAAACCCGTCTACCAGGTGCGGGATCGCACGTGAATAAATCGTGTAAAGGGCAAACGTTAGCCCTTCCACCTGTACAACATCTTTAATACTTCTTTCCATTAGTCAACCTTAGAAAATTTGTGTTTTCCATTAACCCAATCTTTACGCGGATCAGATTCGTCGCCGAAGCATAGTTCTAACACTTCTTTGTATTCGTCGTCAAGTACGATGACATCATACTTCAACTGATCACCCAGAACACGGTCGTAATCTTCTTTGCGTAAAGAACCCAGCCCCTTGATATATCGTACATCTTTTGCTTTATCGCGGAACGGTGCAAACTCATCAAGAGAATAGAACCATTTTTCCTCGCGCCCAACTTTAGCGATAACGATCGGGGTTCGAATATATCGGATCCGTTTTTCTGCAAACAGAGAAGGCCAACGGCTAAAGAATGCAAGCAACAGGGTTAAAATGTCACCACCGTCAACGTCAGCATCGACCATGATACCGATATTATCATAAGTCATTCCGGAAGTATCACCAGGATGAATATTGAGGATAGCCATTAGCTCAAACAGTTCTTTGTTTTTGATAATGTCTGTAAAACTCATACCCCATGTATTCAGAGGCTTACCACGTAGCGGGAAAGCGCCTTGTGTTTCTTCGTTACGGCATTCGATGAACTGACCAACAGCGGAATCACCTTCTGTCAGAAACAATGTTGTTTCTATCCCTGGAGTATCGATACCGGAAGCCGGAACGTGTTTAGCAATCTTTGCCTTTTTCGCTTTCTTTTTCGCTTTGGTGATTGCGGCGGCTTCTGCTGCTTGTTTACGAATCAGTGCGGATTCAATGATCGGAGTAATGATTTCTGGGGTATCCATAATCATTTTTGCGATCTTTTTGTAATTCAAATTCGCATGATTGTTAAACTCACCTGCTGTATTTGCCAATCGCTCTTTTGTTTGGCTATCGAATGCAGGTGCATTAAAGTTATGCAGGAATACCACAAGAGTTAAGCATTCTTTTACACGTGCTTTCGGGATCTCGATACTATGCTTTTTCTTGATCATCGGTTCAAGTTCAGAATAGATACCATCGATCATACACTCAACATGAACACCGCCATTTTTCGTATCCAGACCGTTAACAAAGGATTTCTGTTTAAACCCGTCCTCAGTGCTCGCCAGAATGAAGCTGAGGCGATTATTTGTCTGGACAATGGTTTTATCCCCATACATGGAAGCGTACAGCGGGAAGCGATTAGAGAGCGTTTCTCCGTTATACGTGAATTTCACAGACGGGAAGGCAACGGCAAGGGCCATTAAGCGATCCTTAATCACTTCTTTGGTTTCTTCATCGATACCAGTTACACCAAACATAGAGAAGTCTGGAGTAAACTTAACAGTAGTACCCTGTTCTTTACTGGGGCTGGTTCGGTAATCGATGTTCTGTGCGCCGTCAGTACAGTTAATGGTTACTTTGCGTTTCCCGTTTGCAGTCTCACCAATAAAAATCGAGCTATAACAGTTTGTCAGGAAAGAACCAACACCATTCATACCCATCGTTACGCGGTTTTTATCATCGAAGTTAGAACCTGATTTTGCCATAGTCCATGCAGCAACTGGTTTAGGAACTATTTTCCCGTCTGGGGTTTTTACATCATCCTGGGGAATACCGCGCCCATTATCAGAGATTTTAACCAGATTATGATCAATGGTTACATCAATCTTATTAGCATGTTTGAATTCAGTTCGGATCGCTTCATCAATCGAGTTATCAAGGATTTCGTTGATGATTTTAACCAACCCTTCCACGTACTCAACCTTGCGATATTGTCCCATTATGAAACGTTCATGCGCTTCTTTGTTAACCGATCCGACGTACATATTTGGACGCAACCGAATATGATCGCGATCGCTCATACAAAATGATTCGTCAACCTTTGCGCCCTTTTTGGCTGGTTGTGGTTTCTGTTCTGGTTCATCATCTGCCAGAAGAAAATCTAAACTCATATTCACCTCTTTGTTTAATCACTGACATTATATAGGGTTCTATGAAAAAGAAAACCCCTTTCGGGGTTTACTTGTTATAAGGGAAACCATCACGAACCATTTGAGGTTTATCAACCGTTCGTTTTGCTTCGCCTCCGCAATCACAATCTTTCGGTGCATCACGGGTAGCAATGCTTGCCATTTTTGGAAATTCTTTATTACACTTGGTGCATTTATAGGTATAGGTAGGCATTAATAAATCTCTTTTAAACTTAACATCTTAACTAAACGGGCTTTGTCTATGTCAAAAACACATTGACGTGCGCCCGGATACAACTTTTCAACTTCGTATACCATGCAGACGAAACCAACATTGTGCATGTACTCGCGTTCATATGCATTGAACCAACGAGAAAGGCGCTGTATTGACTGAAAACCAAAGTATAATCCAGCCGCTTGAAAGTCTATGTTATCTTTTTCAAGGTTGCGCATCAATCGATTATCGTCATCCGGCGCTGGATGACGGTTATCATCCATATCAATATAGATATCAGGATTCATACAGAATTGATCCAGCCATTCAGCAGTATCCATTGACAAATAACGATTGACATATGGGCCACTTTTTGTTTGCCATTTTTCTGTACAATCATTCCAGAAAGAACAAGAAAATTCCACACGATATACGAACATGATATAATCCTCACAAGTAAACTCAAGGTTTACAAGTACGATACCACTTATCTAATTTTTCTGCAAGCATTTCGTTGATAATTTTTGCAATTTCGTACCGTCCGTGAGTAGTACCCAGTTCCAGGTAAATCACATCAAGTGCGCACACAATCGCATCAATACTTTCTTCAACGATATTACCGCCGCGTTGAGGCTGAATGAGACATTCGCTGATCTCGCCAACTTCCGCTGATAGGTGATGAACCACATCACTCTTCGTGCGTTTCTTCACTTTATGAGCGATTTCAAAAAACTTATCAAGTACGATCGCCGTTTCTTCTCGCGTTGCAGTATTCTCGGATGTCGTCTCCGTTTGTTGAACAACGTATTTTGTAAAATAGTTTTCAAACACGTTGAAAGGGATCACATGAGGAACACCATTCAAAAACACCCCTTCTTTACAAACATAATGGATTTGGCGCGGAATAGACAACCCGCCGCTGCGTTCCAAATGTCGTTTAACGCTTGCTACAAAATCGAACTCTTTCCCGTATCCAGCCGACATACTGTGATACGTGAGTAGGCCAAACGCAGAAACATAGAGATCATTTTCTTTATACAGATTCATTTACAATACCTTTATGGTAGCCAAAAATATAACAATCAATTGAAGGACGTTCACCAGGGAAGTGAATGCATTGCATGATGCGTTCAGCCATTAGATCTTCTCCCATGTATACCGAAGTAGTTTCTTCGTTGTAATGGGTATCATACGACGTTTTAAGCGTCATGCCCGGAAGCCCTGCAATGTGCATGAATTTAGAATTGGTGCAAGGTTTTCCTACTTCACCGTTAATCATCAACACTGCATTAGTTTTACGTGCTTTTCTCATTTGAATTTCACCCCGATTTGCGATACGTTCCATTCTTTTACTTCATCAACAATATCATAATGGTTGATGTATGGTAAAGCAATTTTTAAATTACTCGCGTCTTGAATGTTGCGTAAGAAACGAGTAGGAGAAAGAAGACACAACCGCTCGGATCCGTTGTTTCCTTTAGCGGCAAATGATAGGGTTTCTCCCCCGTCAATCTTCATATCAACAGAAATCGTTTTGAATTCTGGTGCGTATGACGTGATTTTGCCGTTGTCTCTCGGCGTACTATAGAAACATACACTTTGTGGGACATTATAACGATCTGTTTCAATGTACATGTAATCGCCGTCAGTCATTCCCCACGCGGTATAAAGGGATCCGGTATAGTCACCAAAGGAATTTTTAAAATCTTCCTTCGTGGTATATCCCAGCGAGCGCAATTGCATAAGCTGGTTATGCTGTTCGATTGCGTCGGCTTTTTGTTGTTCCTGTACTTGCGCATCAATCGTTTCTTGCCAGGAATTATACGCATAGTAACCCACAACAGCGATTACAGCCATAACCCCTACAGCTTTCCAGATTTTAGCGTCTTCGTTTTTGTTACTCATGCTATATTCCTTTTAAGAAAAAGGGCCGAAGCCCCTTTGTTAACGAAGATAAACCACATAACCGCTTTGGTCAATCGCGCGGTCTGCGTCATTGAAGATATTACCACGAATGCCTTTTGCTGGTGCTTTCCAGCTTGCAGGTTTCAGGATATTACCATCATTATCGATGAAGGCGGCAACAGAACGCTGATTGAACATTTCACCAGTTTCTTTGTTGCGAGTATCCTGAACAACGCGATGATATTTGCGGCCTTTCTCCAGAAAGAAAACAGTTTCGAAAGGAGAATCTTGGAAACGAGCGTTACGCGCTTTGTACATTGCTTCCATGAAAGGGGCTGCTTTTTCTGCGAGGATTTCGAAAGTGTTCATGGTATATCTCCTAAAGTGTGTTTCGTTTCGATGTAAGTACTATATCAAAGATGGTTATTCTATGCAAGGCTTTTTTCGTTATCCATCAAATATTTTAAGTGTTCTTTTAATGCAGGGAGTTCGTTCAAATGGTGTTGCTTAACTTTCTCGTACTCTTTGCGTTCCCAGTTTTCAAGATTGCTTGCCAACGCTTCATCACAATAAGCGATCCCGCGTTCTGCATCCTGAACTTTCTGTTTCCATTGTGCAACTGCTTGTTGATAAAGAGAACCGTTAACCATCATAATAATTTCCTCCCTTGTTTCGATGGGGTAACTATACCAAAGCTACCCAGTGAAGTCTTTAGCAAAAAGTGCTATGAGTGAAGCCAATTACCGATCGCAACAATAAAACAAGTGATGAATGGGGCATTACAGAAAAACAGTACCCCGTAATCACATTCCTTTATCTTAAAGTTGTTGTATACAAGATAAATAAAATTAGCAAAGGCCCATAGTGAGAACACAGCGAAAAATTCAACCATGATTCTCTACCAGTTTTCCCTGATACCACTTAGGAAACGTAACGCGTTCAATCAGGGTTCTTGCCAGGTTATGACTATCACCGAAAAGGAGAACACCAAACAAAGGATCTCTCTTGATGTCGTTTTTCCCTACGGTTCTCATATTGCCTTGATAAATCACGGTGTCGCCCACCGTGATATCTTTGATACTGACTTTTGTTACATTATACATACAATCACCTCAGCAAGTTTCGCGGGTTTCGCTTCCGGTCTGATTTTGAGCGCATCATCTAAATTCTTTTCAACCATAACAACTGCGTTTTCTTCGTTGAACCCGTTCTTAACCAGGGCTTTAACTACTTTGGTTTTTAAGTTTTCCATGATGCGTTCCTTTTGTCTGTTTCGTTTCGATGAATACAAGATACCAAAAAGCCTCCCGCAATGCAAGAGGCTTCTTTAACAAAAAATGCTATTTTATTTCTTTGAGCAATTTACGGATCCCGCCGCCCTGTGTCTTATCAAAGATTTTCTTTGCATCAATAACAGAAGTGATTATGTGGTAGTTGTTCCCTTTTCCGTCAAACTCAAATTCGACCTTGTAGTCACTACGAAATTTCACAAAAACAAATTCACCTGCAAAGTGCTTACGGAACTGCTTTTCGTTAATGTCCAACCATTCCTGTGTATCATCTAACTGATACATGCGACAAAACAGGATCGAACCCATTACAACAATCATGACAAGGATAGCTAACGCGAATTCTGACATCATTTACCCCTGTTTACTGATTGACGGTGTAACGATTTAGGCACAACCGGATTTCGATACGGTTTGACTTTATGGATCATGGGTTCTTCCTCAACCAAATTAGGAAATTGGTTGTTCCATTCCATCGAAAACGGATAAGGTTGTGACTTTAACTCTTCGATCATACAGTTTACTAAACGGTCGCCGATTACACCCAAAGCCGCCCCAATAATCGCTATACGCATAAATCACCCCTTAATTGTGTCAAGTACAGTAAACCAGTCATGAAGCCATATCGTTGTTCTTACAGCGATATACGTTAACAAACTAATCAATGATACCGCTCCGCAAATAGCCAGCGTAATCAACAGCCGGATTTCAAATTTAGTAAAATTCATATCAATCTCCTTTCTGAGAACCCAATATAACAAAAGCCCTCAACCGAAGTCAAGGGCTTTGTTTTAAATTTTTACCAGTTTTGGCAATCGAAGAACTATACCAGGATGGATCAGACGTGCATCCGGAATAGAATCACGGTTGATTTTAGCGATATCAGGCCAAAGTTCACCAACACCATACAGTTTCTTTGCTATAGAATATAGGCTATCGCCTGGTTGCACGACATAGCGATCAGATTCAATCTTAACCAGATCCTGGTTAATGATATCATCAAAGGCTTTTGCTTTCGCTTCGTTAATCGTATTCCCGTAGTAATGGCGATCCATAATAGTTAATGTGATCATCGTTTCTTTCCTATGCTGTTTTCGTCTGTCTCTTCTAAGGATGGAGGTTCTTCCAGCCCCAGAGCATAACGTTTAGCATAGATTAGCATCAATGCATCTTTAGCGCAATCATGAATCGAATCATGCTGAATGAATCCATCTAACATGCCTTTACGAAGTGGACACGTGGTCACTCCGCGAGTTAGTAAACGGTTTTCAATAGCTGTACGCACATCACGGCTATTCCAGAACACGGTCGGCATATCTTCGAACGTGTCAAGTTTCCCTGTCATAGTTCGTACAACATCGGTTAGCATAGAACGATCGAATTCAGGGCCGCGAGTATAATCGTATGACTGCCAACGACTCACACCGTCAGCCGCTAAATCAGCAAAGAATTGTCGATGACCTTCGTACAAATCCATGTCAATATCGGAAGGGAACAAAACCCTTTGTGCTTCTTTAGATTGCTGTTTCCACCATTCGATCGTTTTTTCATCTTTGATGCGTTCTGGTTGTTTCCGGATGTCAAATTTGTACTTTCTTCCTTTAGCAATCAGTTCCTGAAAGGTAGGCGGATCATAAGGATCATCAACAAACGGAACATAGCTAAGTTCAGCTAGTTTTCCTTTTGGAAACGGGCCAATACTTTCATAATCAAATACGAAATCTACGGGTAAATGACTCATTCGCGACCCCGCTTATACGATTCCATGAAATAGGCCAATGATAGCGCGACTTCCGGAGTAACATCAACGGATTTGATCATGTCTGGAGTTACTGCCATCATCCCGAACTGACGAAGCCCACAACGAGCAATCGATTTTTCCAGTCGGATCATGTTTTCTACAGCCTCTGCAAAATTGTCCAGATGTTCCCAATCGTGGTAATCTTCCATTGTAGAACGATCACTTTTCAAAATCAGATCGGCAACCAATTCAGCATAAAGGCGCGGAAGGTGAATATTCATTTAAAACCCCTCAAGCATGTTTTTGTTTTCACGAATGTTACGACCCATTTTCAAAGTATCAATGATCACTGCATACTCTTCAAAAGTGAATTCGATATCTTGTGAAATGTTTCCCCACGTGTAGGTCGGCCCGTTAGGACAGTATAACCCAACTTCTTTGTTTGCGTTGACAACGCAGCGCAATTTTGCAAACAACAAATTGATATCGATAGAATTGAACCCTTCGAGATAATCAAGCCCCTCTCTACCAATACGGTCAACTTCTCGCAAAATCTTTTCTACATCTTTGACTTTAACAATAATTTTCATAATAACCTCAAAGGGCCGAAGCCCTTAGACATAATCAACAGTGAATCGTGCGCGGGTAGTTCCTACATAAAGCAACTGCTTACACAATTCATAATCGGCGTATGCGTATGCATCGCGCGTATACATGTATGAATGATCATACGTGCTTCCCTGACCTTTGTGATACGTACAAACCGGAAGCGCCTTAACCGTCTGGAACTTGTTTTTGATTTGCCAGAACGAATACCAGGGGGCTTTGTATCCGGTTTCCTGTTTCATCTTTTTATACTGAAACGCGACGTAGTTCAAATAATCGCCTAAACGTTCCTGCATAACCGGATCCGCGATAACCTGAATATCCGCTTTCGTATCCTCGAACATCGATTCTGTTTTCATCAAGAAATAATCGATTTGTACCGGATCGCATCGGTCAGCTTTGATAGTATCAGAACGCGGTATGATTTCAAGGATTTTAATTTGCTCGTTGTTGTTATAGATAACTTCAACAAACGAAACCCCATTCACACGGCCTTCTGTCACTAACGGTTCTTGCATCACAACCACTTCACCAACAATGAACGGCTGATCAGTTTTGTACAAGTGTTTACGGATCACTGCGTTTAACTTGTCTACGTTTGCGTTAGTGTAAGCAAACATACGGTTATTGTTCAGGTCATCCGGAGTCTTAACACGGCTAAAATAACGTCTCAGGAAGTCGCCAGCGTTTTCGTGCTTCATTACCCCTAGTTCACCATTCATGAGGGGCATTAACGGCTTACCGTCGCGTATAGCGCGTGATACCTGGATGATTGGGTTTCCTTCTGCCTGACGCATAATCTTATCCATGCGAATGACATCAAAAATTTCCTCATCAAAGAACGGTGAAAGCTCGGTGATCCCTTCGGTATTAACAGGACGGATCTGATCCTTATCACCCAATCCCAGGATCACCGCACAACTCGGAATAGTACGCTTGATGATACGGAATAGTTCTTTGTCAACCATCGATACTTCTTCAACCACAAACACACGACATTCAGACAGATCAGCGGCTTTTTTGCCTTTTTGCTGTTCAAATACTCGTAACTCTTCGTTGGTTACGGGGCTGATTTTCAGTGCTGAGTGAATGGTCGTTGCATCCATACCCACCGCCTCAGAGAGAACGTTTTTAGCCTGGTGCGTCGGTGCTGTCAACCAGATCCCACTAATACCCAGTTTTTTCAATGTTTCAAACACAAATTTTACCAGAGTAGTTTTACCAACACCCGGCCCACCTGTGATAGTAGTATGGATTTTGTTTCTGATATTTTTAATCACTCGATCATGTGCATTTTTCTGGTCTTCGCTCAGATCGTCAAAAGTTAATTCGCTCATACTTTAATCAATACCCCTTGAATACTTGCGTGTTCAATAAACCAACGCATATCTTTCTTTTTCTTTTCGGTTACGGTTTCAACTTCTTCCTTTCGAAAGAATCGGCTAAGACCACTTTGTTTAACTGGATTCATCTTATCATGATATTCTTTGATAATCGAATTTTTATACTCGTTAGCATCGTCCGGAGATAGAAACAACGAAGGTGTTAACTCTCCTTCCTTAATGAAGGGAATTTTAAACCCGTCTTTATCCTTACTAACGACGATATAATATTTTGTAATCATTCTCGCCCCTCATAACAAACGTAGAATATTCCAACAAACCAAAACACTGATAGTATAATCAGTAAAAGTTTTCTTTCAACGCCATTTACGTGAAACACACACCAACCGAAAAGATATGTGATCATCGCGCAAACACCATAAGAAAGAACCCCAACAGCTACTAGCATCAAAAAGTGCCATTGATCGATACTATAAATATAATAAAGGAGATTATACATGATATCGACCGTAAGCACAATAGTTGTTCATGCTCATTATACAACAACTCCCGTATTTGAAGGAGATATCTACACGTTCAAATACACTTTTCCTATCGAACAGATAGTTCAATTAATGAAAAATAGACATCCTATCGGATGGATTACCCCAGCAACAAAACATCTACTAAGGAACACCATCGATGGACTACCGTAAAATTTACACCAATCTTATAGAAAAAGCAAGAGATAGAACACTAAATTGTTACACAGAAAAGCATCATATCATCCCCCGATGTATGGGAGGTTGTGACGATCATGATAATTTAGTAGAACTTACCGCAGAAGAACATTATGTAGCCCATCAACTTCTTGTCAAGATGTATCCACACAATAATAAGTTGATATATGCTGCTAATATGATGTGCGTCAACGCAACACAGAGAAATAATAAAGCATATGGATGGATCCGCAGAAAGTGGATATCTCAGATATCAAAAGACAGGACAGGGACAAAGGCAACAGAAGAACAACGCAAAAAGATGTCAGAATCCCATAGGGGAGACAAAAACTCTATGTATGGGTTACGCGGTGATAATCATCCTGCTTATGGTCAAAAACCCTGGAGAAATCAAATAACAATGAAAGGAAAGCATGAATGGAGGTATGCTGGGATTTTCTATGACTGGTATATTAACGATATTAAAGCTGGAATCTATAAAAGACAAGGACACAAGAGAATGCTACAAGAATTGCAAATTGCAACAATCTCCCGTGTTCCTAGAACATCAATCGAGTTATTCAAAAAGGGGTGGAACCCTTACGAAGATACCGATTGGGTTGAGTGGGCTAATAATCAATAGCTGTTGGCCCAACGACGAAGATTTTCGGCTTGTTTAAGAGCGTACATCTTATAAATTGTTTCTGCATCCATACCCAATGCAATAAACTTACATAGTACAAAGTGGAATTGGTCGATCATTTCAAACAGAACTTCTAAACGATCCTCTTCACTCAGATCCGCAAATTTAGTATTGCGCAATTCCTGGTGATTTGCTTTCCACGGTTTCCAAACACCGGATGCAGGTTTAACACCGCGAGACATTCCACCCAGAGCGGTATACAATTCGCGGGTTTCGTCGGCGATCGCGTCGTCTTGCAGTTTCAGCCAATCAAGGATTTCTCCGCAAGTTTCCAGATTATCAGGACGCGGAACCCAATGCAGGGTATCAGACAGGCTTTGTTGCGCATGGTTTTGTAAATCCAGCATGGATTGTAAAGGATCGCCATTACGGGCCAGAACCTTTTGATATTCGGAATCTACAAATTCCAGATCTTCCGGGTTAACCAGGTGCGCACATGAATTAAATACAGGAGTTTTATCAGTAGTCATATCAATCTCATTTTTTCGGTGATTTGTCCCACGACTTAAATCGAAGTTTTGCCGTGAGTCCAGAAACAGTATTATCTTTCAAATACTGCATAATTTCAAGTTTAGTTGCGCCGTCCGTTTTTATCATTTCGTTGATATCTTTGGAAGGCCACGGACATTTGTCCCACATTACAACCTTTTCTCCAGCCTCAATCAATTTAAAGAGGCGGTGAGTAGTATCCGGATGACGTGCTTCATTGTCAAGAACCCAGACACGCATATTTTTATACGGAACCTCAGAAAGTGCAAGCTGTCCACCAGTGATAGCGCCAGCATTATCAACAAACAGGCTATCTAATGGCCCCTCAAGAAGATAAACCGTTTTTAGCGGATCTATCGTATCCTGTCCGTAAATCTTAGTTGATTCCTCACAGGCTTTGATTGTGATATATTTCGACTTAGCACCATCACGTAAAGCACGACCCTGGAAAGATTCTATTTTACCTTTCTTATCGAAGATAGGGATCACTAATCTCGGTTCTGGTTTTGCGATCGGGTAGGTATCCGGATTCACAGTATTAACCAGTTGTTGCCATTCGCGAGTAAACCACAACCGATCCCACTTGTCACGGGGAATACAACGATTTTGCACATATTTTATGATCGGATGTTCATCCGGCAAGGTATCTAACCTTTCGCAGAATTGAAGAGTAGGAATAAATTTCTTCTCTTCCTTCGGTTGTTCTGTATGTGTTGGCTTTAACGAATTGCGATCCTTAAACGATTCCATGAGATAATCACGGTAATCATCTGGATAATATTCTTTCAGGAATACGCTAAACGGTACACCATAACCACAGTTAAAACAACCACAATTCATATGATCACCCTTTTTAGAAGGGTAGATCCAAAATCGTTTTTTGTACTTGTCTTTCATTGAGTCGCCGCAAATAGGGCAACGCGCATTGATGCTTAATGCCCCTGATTTACGAACGATTTCGCTTTGAGGCAATGATCCCATAATTCGGGTTGCAAATTCTATATCAAGATACATTTCTACCTCAGTTGACTATCTTTAGATCCTCGTCGATTATACCCGGCGCTGATCATTTCGTCATGTTCTTTTTGACATTCAATACAATAACGGCACCCCTTCACGATAGCCCTACGTTTTTCGGGTATCGGATCCCCACAATCAAAACAATGCGTTAATGATTCTCCGTTTCTGATTTGAGAACGTGCAAAATCTATCGCATTGTCTATTGTTGCCTGAATGGTATCTTGAACACCGTCAGCAGGGCCAAATCCAACCGCCATTGTAAATCCTCCTAATCAAATGATTTCAATATCATAGACTAAGAGGATTTTTCTGTCAAGAACTTACTTGCTTTTCTGTTCCGTCAAGCATTAACTTCCAACCACGAAATGCCTGTTTAAACGAATAATTTATTGCAATATCAATTTTATCAGAACCTTTTCGACGATTCTGATAAACGGTCGCGTTGTCACTCATATACATGATACAAATTGGAAACCATGTATAATCGTTAGCAGTAGCCCAGATAGTGATATTCAGCGGAGGAATTATCATTTCTTTTTCCTTTTCCCTGCACGGGTAACGCCTAATACTTTCGGCCCGATGTTGGTTACTGCTCCAGTAGTCACACCAGAAGCAATCTTTTCTATATCGCCGCCAGAATCACCAGCGACCATATCCTCTAACATACGCCCCTTATCATAATATTCTTTGAGGCGCGGAACGTTCATCATGATTTCTTCATGCTCTTGTTCTGTCAGATTGTAGCGATTGCGTAGGGTATCATATGAACTTGTTAAGTTCATAAACCCAGTCATATACGGAACAGAATTCATTCTACGCTTGATATGGCGTACTGAACGATGAAAAGGAGAATACGCTTCTAACTCTTCTTTTGTTTTGGGGTTACGAATTACTTCGCCTTGTCCATCAAGGATCCCCAGTTTATAAGCAGTCCATTCAGTCCAGGGCTTTTTGAGTAGCCGGATCATCCGGACGCTATATGTTAAATCCATATTTTTAACTAATTGATCACTCATGATTATTACTCTATTGTGAAAGTGAATAAATCAGATTTGGTTTCAGGTTCAAACTCCATACAAACAACCTCGCATAGTGGTTTAACCCCTTTCCAATCCTCCAGGTAATACCCAGTATCTATACCGCATCCAGGATTCATAACGAGGCCAGTTTCATCAAGAAACTTTTTGCATTTACTTGATGTGGTGCTGTCATCTTGTCGGAAACAGTGTGTTTTCGAATACCGGAAATTTGCAGACATTTGAGGGATTATGAAAGTTCCCTGACGCGCGATCTGTGATGCACGTTCGATTACTTTATACTCAAATTCTGCCCCTGTATACTTACCCTTAAAATCAGATGTTTTGATTTTACCAAAAGGCGGATTACTGATCGCCATATCAAACACCTGATTAAATTCAGTTGTTAAGGCGTCTCCATGCACCCAGGAGGCTTCTGGTACGATACGCTTACCTAACTCATAGTATGTGTGATTTAACTCAACACAGACGATTTCACGCGGCGTATTGTACATCATGTAATGAACCATAGCGAAAGATAACCCACCGATACCAGCACACAGGTCAATAACACTTCCACCTGTGCAAGCATCGATTGTGAAATCGCGAGCAAGTCCAATAGGGGTAAAGAACGCCCCTAATTCAGAATTGTTTGTAAACGCGCCTTCATGAAAGTTTTCAATAATGAATAACTTCTCTTCGTAAGTTAGCGCTTTGTCAGAGTGAACCAGATCCATTATCTGATTGTGTTTCTTGGTTTCCGCTTTCGTTAACTTTGCCATTTTCCCAGCTATACAATAATGTTGATTCATTTGGGTAGAATTCCCACCCGTCCACATATCCGGTTTCCCAGTCAGTAGTTTGTTCAAAACCACAGATCCATTCATATACACCAGGAGGCATTTCGACAGAATCAGGAAGCCCGATATCTTCCGCGCTGCGTCCACATTCAAAGAATGCATCATGAATGAATGGTCGAGATAATACCGTAACATAACCTTCATCGTCAACAGCTACGATCCAGCGCGAACTGTGAGGACTATCGAACTTCGGTTCTTCTTCGTCTGCGTCAGCTTGCATTTCGGCCTTACAAAAATCTAAATTTATCATTTCAAACCCTCTTTAACACCCTCTTTCATGGCTTTCCAGGTAGAACCTGCTTCACCATTCAGGGCGGCGAATACAAATAGTAAGATAGCAAGGACAAGATTCACACCAGCAATCACCATGATTTTGCTATACACGAAAATGTAAGGCATTGCCACCACCCACCAACTAAAAGAATTACCAGTTACGATGTTGAGTGCTGCAAGTAAGAAAGTGATAACGAATGCGATTTTCATAATGTCCTCCTTTGTTATGATTAAGGTATCATCTTTTGCGAAAGAATGCAATACCTACAGATACAAAAAAGCCCCTTTCGGGGCTTAATTTTTATGCGTTATTGATGAGATACCGAAGAACGTTTTTCGCTTGTTCCTCATTACAACCAACTTTGAAACCGGGTTCGATAGGGAGGAAGTTCCAGAGAAAATCAACACTTCCTTCAACGTCATCTTTGCCTTTTTCCAGCATCGCTAACAGCAAACCTTTGTTTTTGATGCTGTTTACGATTGCGTCAAAATAACCATCGCTGAAATCAACATTCGGGTTCAGCATTTCGTTGTAAGGGTTGTTGAATACGTTCATTTTGAATCTCCTTTGTTTAACTCAGTATCTTGTCTACGTGATTTATATTACCACAATGGAGATTCAGGTCAATACCTTTTTACGATTTTTTGAAAAGTTTTTCGTATTTGGCTTTTACCCAGCGATACATATCTTCGGCCTTGTCACTGGCAATCAGTGAGAACAGCAGATAGATCGCAACACCCACCAACACAACGCCTACTACAATGTAGACGGGTAATAGAACTGGGAAGAGAACCCAGAACCATGACATATGCGAGAAGCCAAATACTTTAGCCGCTGCAAAAATCAGTGTCAGTCCAGTCAGAAGTTTGATAGCCGGAATAGGAATCGTTATAGTCTTAGTCATTTCATTACCTTACATTCTTTATGGGGCTATTCGCCCCTGTCAATTAAAATTGAATGTCAGATTTTGCAATCTGTGCCATTTTTTCACGTCGGGTAGATTCAGCCTGTTTAATCATCGGGCCTTGTGTCTGTTCTACTGTTTTAGGCATAGTGTTGCCGTGGTAGTCAGATTTAAACCCGTATTCGCTGTTGTCGGTATCCATCCAGCGCTGATTACCTTTTCGAACTTCCAACTTGAACTTGTTGAAAGTGTTCTTATCGCCATAACGGGATTTGATTTGCTTGAACAGTTGCATACCCTGATCAGCTAACTCTTCCGTCTCGATTACAGCTAACATAAAATCAGCCGTAGCAGGTAAACCAGCGGATTCCGCAACATCACCCATACTCACATCCGAACTATCCCATGCAGAACGCCCAACCTGTGCGCCTGTCCACATTACGGTATTAGTTTCAACAGCAAGACCGCGTAGTTCTTCGGCAATTGCTTTAACCAGAATATAGGTATTTTCAGCACCTTTAACGCGGGTTGAAGTACAGATCCCCAGGTAATCGACAATGATCACATCCGGCACAAACTGTTTCTTCAATTTAAGCTCTTTCACAAGCGCTCTAAAGTGGTTTGCACCCGCACCCGATGTAGGGTACTGCTTGACCACCAAACGCCCAACCTTACCCGCTTTAAGGCGCTCCATTTTGTTCTTATAGTCTGCGTATGTAATGTTCCCTTCGTCGATGTCATCCATAGTCACATCAAGAAGGTTAGCATCGATACGCTTAGAGCAAACATGCTCTGCCATTTCCATAGAAATGTAAAGAACGTTTTTACCCTGTTGCAGATAATCAGCCGCAAGAGAACATAAGCCCAGTGATTTACCAACGTTAACACCAGCCATGATGATATTCAGTGTACCACGTTCCGCGCCGCCTTTGGTGATTGCGTTCAGGATCGGGATACCAAACGGAATTTTCATCGCCTTCGATTGGTAAAGCATCCACCGTTTTTCATAATCTTCGAAATAGTCATGACCTACTGAACTATCGAATGAAATTGCTAATGCTTCCTCCATGATTTCAGGGATAGCCCCAACACCAGGAAGTTTCTTGTTCTGTTCTGCCAGTGGTTTTTCTGCGTTAGCCTGGATCTCGATTGCGCGAGAAAGAGCACGATACATTGCTTTGTCTTTGCAATATGTTTCCGTTTCCTTCATTAGCCAATCTAAATCTTCTGGCGCATTTTTCAGCGACTGAATCGCCTTTTTCGTGTCTTCGTAGACTACATCACTTAGATTTCGTTTGTCAAGCGCAACCTCTAAAGCAGTTTTTGACGGAATACCGTTGAATTCCTGTACATGTTTATCAATGAGGTCAAACAAAACTTGTGCATTGCCTTCAAAATATTCCTTTTTCAGATGAGGCCATGCTTGGACAAAATACGTCCCGTTATAAATCAGGTTAGAAAATATTGTATCAACGATCATTGTATTGCCTTATACCAGGTTGCTGAACATCATGAAAAAGTTGTAAACCTTTTGTTTGAATACATCCCATAATGTCAGCTTAGGCTTTGGGACAACTGAACCCTTTTCAAGCTCTTTAATCTGTGCATAAATTGCATCATGCACCAGCGGGATCAACGCTTCTTTGTCTTCGTCTGGGGTACTGAATTCTACTTTCAGACCATGATCCCAAAACACCTTATGAATATAAACCAGATGCGCAACACCTTTTTCATCGTTAATCAGAAGTTCCTGAATAACATCTTTCATCGCTTCATCAATATAATTCTTTGCTTTGCTCTCGATATCCATACATTGCCTCGGTTATGGGGCCGAAGCCCCATAGTTTTTATAAAATTTCGTTGTCTTCTTCGATATCATCAAATGATTCTGGGATATCGTCATCATCCAGATCAGGATCTGGGATGCTATCAGTGCTGTATAAATCTTCCAGCGCGGAACCATCACTGATTTCACGATCAGGGATCTTATACTTTTCTTCGATAGCTTTCAAGAATGGTTGATGAGTAAACAGAGGACGCCAGAATTCAACGCTATTTGTTTCTGACTCACGCCATTTCTTTTCTTCAACTTCGAGTTCGCCAGTCTCGGTATTCAGGAAAGCACGGTTGCGCCAGCCTTTGGTTACGGTCTGTACAAAGTTCATTTCCATTGCCAGATCCAGAAGGCCAGAATACATACTAATACCGCCTTCATAGGTAACATGCAGCGGGAATTTTGATTTCTCTTTCACGAATCGAGATTTTTCGATGTTCATGATGAAATCATAACCCACTACCTCAGTACCTTCTTTCACCTGTTGTTTACCCAGGATGATCGCAGTATCAGCGGAATACATTAAACCAGTACCACCGGAAATAACTTTCTTGCTGTACATTTCTTGTGTGTCATAGGTATGACAGATACAAACCATCGGGATATCCAGGTCAGCCAGATAAGGCGTAACCATACGGAACATACCTTTTAATGCTTTTGCTCGCGTCATATCCTGTTTATCGTTATCAGACAGCGCGTCAGCAAGTTCTTTTTTACTTGCCGTGTTGCCTACTGAGTCAACGAATACAATCACCTTATCACCGCGTTCAAGCGCGTTAAGCTGGCTTACAACGTCATTACGCAACTGCTCGACCGTCGTGATACGAGTATACACAACACGATCCGGATCAACACCCATTGATTTCAGATAGGATTTAGTAACACCTTTTTCTGAATCGTAGAACAGGCACACAGCATCTTCATACGTTTTGAGATAAGCCGCTACAGTCAGCAAACCTAAGTTGGATTTGAAGTGTTTGGACGGGCCAGCGAAAAGGGTAAGACCAGAAGTTAGGCCACCGTTAAACGCACCGGACAACGCCAGATTCAGAATCGGCACACGGGTTCGCGTGATGGTAATATTGTTGAATACGTCGCTTTCAGAAAGTACAGATGCAGTTTGGCTATTCGAGTTTTTGATCAGTTTTTTTAGTAGTGCTTTGTTTGACATTTAATTTTTCCGATTTATTCATTCTCATTCTATATATCTCACTAGTTAATGAAAGGGGCCGAAGCCCCTAGAGTTTACCAGTCACCGAACAGGTCGTTTAAACTGGCACGTTTTTCATAATCAATTTTACATACTTCCGTGATATTAGTCAATGGACTAATAACATGTTTTTCAAACATACCCGGATAATCTACCCATGCCAGAATATCACTTTCGATCTCTGACGGTAGTTTATTTCCGGATTGCCACGCGATGCAATCGGCTTGCCACGGGTTTTTATCCCTTAGTGGTAGAACCATTACCTTTTCACCTTCCATGATTGGCGTAACACCATCAATATCAGCAGTGAAACGGTTAAAGAACAGCACCCCTTTAATATGGTTTGGTGTTCCTTTTATTGGATATCCAGCCCCATCACGATATTTCGAAATGTTGTTGGCAGATGATACACCAGCAATTTCCCTGTAGTCAAGTTCCTTATATTCTTCTTCGAACTTTTTATAATGTTCGTGTAAAGATAATTCACCTTCTTGCAGGATACGGCGGATCGCTTCTTTCAGGAATACTTTCACAGAGGTCGGAGTACTCGAACGCTGTGTTTCCATACCCATGATTTTCAATTTCGGTTTTTCATAGCGAGTTCCTTCGGAGTCCCACACGTTAGCCGCATATCGTTTTTTAGCAGTCCAGAAACTTCCCAACCCTTCGGAACCCAACGGAGGCCCAGAAATGATTTCACGATCCATAAACATCAGGTGTTCCACGTTGTTCATGTATTCGCAAAGTTCACGATACCCTTTATCGATCATTGGTTCCATTCTTTCTTTAGCAAAGCGATCCAGGAAGTCAACCCAATGGTTATTATCCTTAAATTTAGCCTCACCACCAACTTTTGCAATCACGTTATCCATACAAACATAAATGGAGTCAGTATCACAGTATCGAACATATGCATGATCCGTAGTACCGCACAGGTCGTTAAGATATTCGTTTACCTTACGTTCAATCCACTGGATAGCCAACTGCCCGAACATGGTGATCGCGCTGGCGTTTCGTAGATCGAAGTATCGGAAGTGTTCGTTACCCAACGCACCATAAAGGGAGTTGATAGAAATCTTACGGTTAAGCTGTGCTGTGTTCGCTTGTGCGATCTTCTTCTCACATACGCGCTTAACTGCTTTAAGCATTTGTTTTGTAAGAGTTTTCAGAACTGCTTTCGATTCATCACTGAAATCTGTATAGAAATCAAAGTCAGGATCGATCATTTGGTTATGTGCGTCTGTTAAGTGTTCGAGTTCGTGCTTGATGAGTTCAAGATTTCGCTCACCCGCCATCATTCGTTTTTTCCACATCTTACGCTGATCAAATACTTTCTTGATCTCTACTGGGATCACGCCTTTGATATCACGGCGGAACATCCACCCGTTAGGAGAACAGCTAAATTCATCGCTAGGGCGCGGCGCGGTCTTATTAATATACTCTTCAAGAGCACGTACCGCAAAACTTCCCATAATCGTTTCAGGGCTTATATTCACCTGTCGGATGATGGAAGGGTACAGGCTTGTTAAGTCAAACGATACCATGTATTTGTAAGGCCCAGGAACTGGATCCTTCACAAATGCCCCAGGGTAAGGGGTTTTAGTATGGCGTCTGTTTTCCGGAATAACAACCTTATCTTCACGCAGAGAGTTATAAATGATCGCGTCCCACGTTTTCAGCGGAGACATAACCCCTGGGAAGTTAATTTTTGCATAGTACGCTACAGACAGAACCAGTTCAATAAAGTTTCGTTTACCGTCAATATCAAGTACGCGGATAACGTCAACAATGTTGTACGTGATGTACAGTTGGTGATCTCGCTGGCGTAGTTCAGACAGGGAACCTTCATACTCAACTTTATTTTTACCAGTTTCGTATTCCGCGATCGCGTCCAGACGGTAAGACGGTTGCGGGGTAAAGCTGAATTTCTTATACAGCGCCATACCATCCATTTGAGCAACGCCGAAAATATCATATCCTAATTGTTCGTTGCCGTAAGCGTCAGTAGTGGTTCTGGCGGTTACTTTACCAAATGGGCTAAAATGCCTTACCACGTTTTGACCGAAAATGTTCAGGTATCGCGTGATGATATATGCAATATCGAATTTGTCAGAGTTCCATCCTGTTACAATAACAGGGGTTCGCTCTTTCCAATCTTTGATATACGCAGACAATAACGACTTCTCGGTCTGGAAAGACCGATAAACAATTTTGTTTAAATCTTCTTCGCTAATGTCTTTGCGATCAACGTTTTCCGCGCACCATTCCGCAAGGCCACCCTCAACCAGATCGTATACATAGAATTTATCTTCAATGCTATCGTAATGGGTAATCGCATCGATTGGATATTTTGCTTCACGCGGATCCGGAAATTCTGGGGCGGTCACCTCGATATCGATAGAAGCAATGCGAATGTGTTCGCGGTTGTATTCGATTTCATTCCGGTACATGTCAGAAATGTAAGCCAGTCGATAATCGTCCATACCTAGCGCTTCCATCCCAACATCGCGCATACGCTGCATCCAGTTTTTAGCTTCTTTGATGCTGTCAAACTGTTTTTTGAGGCAAGGCTTGCCGTAAATGTCTTTGTATGGGGTTTCTACGCCATTCATAGCGTGTTGATACATTACGGGCGCATATTTCGTCTTACGTACCTGTTCGGTGCCGTTAGAGTCAACGAAGCGCTCGTAAATGGTATCTCCCATTTGTTCAACTGATAGGTAAAATTCATTCATTGGATCTTGTCTTCTCCATTAATATAATGTTCCATTGTAACACCACCTACAGCAAATTCAAGTTTACTCGATGTTCTAAAACCAACAACCCTTCTGCTAACAAGTCACGGATCTTTCTCAGTTGAACAAGCTGGCGTTCAAGTTTAAACCCGTCGAATAACATGCTAAAAATACTGGAATTGATACTATGATATTTTGCTTCTGCAATGCCCTGATTAACCATCATGATAGCTTTGTTAACCAGTAGTTTCCTTTCCGTTACTGTATGTTCATCCAGTTGACAGGTTGCAAGGGAAACCAGATCATCATAAGCACGTTGATCAATAACGTTATCCATACGGGCCGCGAAAATTTTATTCATGTAAGTGCGGATCATTGCGCGACCTCCATTCTTTTCATAAAGACTTCTTTTGCTTGTTGGATCAAGTCCAGAGATTTTTTAATACGCTCATAGAAATGAGTGGTTTCAACTTGATTGCATAACAACGTGTACTCTGAAATGTTACGATCGTAAAATCCAGGAAAGTAATGTTGTGCATAGCTGTAAGTGCGGGTATCTGACAGATTGCAAGTTAACGATAACAAGATGTCATCTTTTACAATCGGGATGATCAAAGTTTCGTTGGATTTGATTGAATCCATGATTTCGTTAATAGTCATAATATATCCCTCTCAATGGTGTACACCCAATATAACAAAGCCCCTGCACGAATGCAAGGGCTTTTTGATTAGTGACCGATCCGGTACTTGTACTTGAGGATCCAATCTGCTTTTTGCGAGTGAGTCAGTACGCGGAAGTTGTTTTCTTCTGCAAACTTCAACCCAGGGGTTACGATCTTAACCATGCCCCACTCTTCGAGAAGTCGCGCAATGTTGTTCCGGCGTAGTTCGTCTTCTTCCGTCATATCGACTTGACGACCATCGAGTTTCAACAGTTCTTTAAAATGCACGATAAAATACTTACCTTGCTTTTTCAGAATGTGGCACGATTGCCAGAGCATTTTCTTTTTGTTGTTTGCAATACCAATACGGGTTAGCGTTTCACGGATCTTTAAAAAAGAATCGTCGCTGATTAGTTGAATTTCTAACATACATCACCATTGTTTAATCAATTTTTCCAATTTCTTTTGTTCAGCTTTGTTTTTCACAATACCCAACAAAGACAGAGCGACCTTTGCGTGTTTTCTTTTCCAATCCTCGAACATTCCGAGGTCTTTAAGTTCCTGCAAATATTCCATCGCTGTACGTGTATTTACACTGTATTTTTCGCGAAGGATTTCGATAATAATTTTCTCTTCAAAATCTTCCGATAGTTTAGCCCATGCACCGAAGCGTTTAGCCTTCCTAACAGAGTTGAGATAATAGTTATAGTGCATTTGGTCAGAGATACTACCGCCTACCAGATTCATCACATACGCGTTGTATATCGTGTCTATGTGCTGGCTCATTGCGTTGTCTACAAAGTACTTATCATACACTTCATCGATAACCAACGGCGTTTTGCCGTTGTTGATTTCGTCTATGATGTTAAACAAGGTGTTTTCTTTATCCTTGCCGTACTCTTTGACCAGTTCTTCAACCTTATCCCAATCTTTAGAAAGCCAAGCGGATTCATGCGGGGATAACTCTTCTTCATCCAGAAATTCCGCCAGGCTCATGATTACGCCTCCCAGACCATAGAAAGCATCAGGTTCATCAACAGATATTGCAGATGAATTTCTTTATTCATCGCCAGCCCGTATTGCGCGTTGTTTTCGCCTACAATCTGGATCAGTGCGATTTTCGAATCCTGATTCACGATAGGGTAAATCGTATCAGTCAATTTTCCGATAAAGGTATCGTATTCTGACGCATATTTAATAACCTCAGAGCGCAACCCTTTATAGTTCTTTTCTTTCAACAGGGTAATGATATGAGACACATCAGAACCAACGATCTCATTTAGGATCCCCGCATCAATTTCACCACGTTTCGAGTAGAACCCGATCGCTTTGATAATAGAACGCGCATCCGGATAATGCTCTTTAACAAACGCTGCAATGACTTTAGGATCATACTTGATATTCTCGATTTCAAGGATACCGAAACAACGCTTGATTAACTGTTTCATCAGTTCGATACGTTCAGCATCAGACGGAACACCGAATTTAACAGGAGGACAACGAGAAAGCAGAGCACTATGCACACCGTTAATGTTGTTCGCTGTTACAATAACAGAAACGTTTTTACTGTATGCTTCGATAAAGCTACGCAAGTGTTTCTGTGCTTCCGCCATACCAGAACGATCGAATTCATCAATGATGATAATCTTTCCGCCTGGTTTCTGCGTCATTGATGAAGCAAAACGATCCAGTTCATTACGAATGAAGTTTACACCACAGTTCGAACCGTTGACAAAGAACACCTCAGCATCAACCTCACGGGCCAACACAAGCGCGAGGGTCGTTTTACCAGTGCCAGGGGAATCAGATACAAGGGTCATGTTCTCAACACGCCCAGATTTGATTATGCCCCGCATAGCGGCTTTGTCACCAGAAGGTAAAATACACTCTTCAATCGTTGTTGGGCGATAGCGCTGATCCCATGCAAATTCATCAGGAGATCGGGAGATTTTACCGTATTTGGTTTCGATGATTTCAATATTTTCACTAAGTTCCATAATATACCTTCAAAATAAATGGTGTAAAAGAAAGGGGCCGTAGCCCCTTAAAACTATCTTACTTGAATGTGCTACTTGCTTCAAGTACAACGACGTAAGCAACGCCGTTATCAGAAGAGAATTTTGCAGCCCCTTTGGAGGAAATCTCTACTTTGTAATCGCTGTTGATGAACTGCATGTTATCAATCTTCATATCGAAATTGAAAACATTGTCGCCTTCATACTCACCGACTTCAACGGAGAAAGTTGATTGACTTTCTTTGCTTTTCGCGGTGATGACCAGTTTACCATCAATCGGTTCAACGGACAGGTCGGTCAGTTTCATCATGCGAGACGCTTTGATCAGTTTTTCGAAATCGTTAGCGGTAATCTGGAAAATCAGATCTGCTACTGGCATCACCAAACGTTTTTTCGGTTTCGGGATCGTTGTTGCGTCTGCTGAACGTTCGATGATCTTCATCTTGTCGCCGCGAATCACGATTTCACCAGTGGAAATATCATGAGTGATTTCAGCGTCAGTGCCGACGATGTTCAGCATGTTCAGGAATGAGTTGAGATCGTAGATACCAACATCTTCATCAATCACATCAGCAATTTCAGCTTCTGCGTATACAACGCTGTTGATTGATTTCGTCATGATGAATGAACCTTTGGTCAGCATGATCGAAGAGTTGATTTGAGAAAAGTTTTTCAGGATATCAATAGTTTGTTTAGAGAATTTCATATTCAGCCTTTAGTTTTCAATAAGTGTTACTTAATAAGTGATTTTACAACGGTTTCCGCTGCTGTGTCAAGCATATCAGCCATTTCTTTAACGGTTGTACGCTTAGGATCTTCGCGGCGTTCGCTGGTAAGTTTACGATGTTCCGCAACCACTTTTTCATCAATGTCACGATAGTGTTTAAAACGTTCCTCTTGAGGCATAGCTTTAAACAGTTCTTTTGTTTCGTCCGAGAGTTTAGCAACCCAGGATTTACGGACGCGGTTCATGTAGTCAACAAAAACATTACTTTCATTCATATATTTCTTCTCTAACTTAGAATTCTTTGAGTGGGGGCCGAAGCCCCCGCTTGTATTACATGTCTAACAGTTTATCCAGGTCGTCATCACCGGAGCTATCAGAATCATCCAGGTCGAACGGTACGCCGTCATCTTCGCCTACCGGAACCGATGCAACACCACCAGATGATTTCACATCAGATGTCTGATTGTCAAACTTAGCCATTTCGCTATCGAAGTTGCTCAGTTCGCTATCAAGGTCAGCGGAAGCGCTGGAACCAGCAGAACCAATCGAACTACCCATAACTTTATTGAAGCGAGTAGTCAGGTCAGCCAGCGGTTTGAATTCGCTTTCGGCAGTGATCGGGCGGAGATCGCTCATACCTTCGAAAATTGCTTTCTGAACTTCTTCATCGTCGATGTTTTTGATCTTAGCCGGAACACCAAACGAGCTATCGTCATAGTTAGGCCAATCACCAACTTTTTTCGCTTTCAGGGTGAAGTTAGCACCATCAAACGGACAGGTTACAGCAATACCCGGTTCATCAAGTTCTGGATTACCGTTAATTGCGGCGGTGATCTTGTCCATGATTTTCTTACCGAAGCGGTATTTGAACACCTTACCTTCGTTTTCTGGAGCGCCTGGGTCTTTAACGATCAGGACGTTAGCCCAGAAACTTTGTTTACGACCGATCTGGCTCAGTAGCTTATCTTCTGGCCCGTTTTTGTTGGCTTTAGCCTTCTCATACAGATCGTTTTCGGAAATGTACTTACATGCAGGACAGCCGTCATAATCGCCGTGGGTAGAGGAACAGTTCTCAATGTACCACTGGTTGTTTTTCTTGAAAGAGTGGCTCACGATACGGACGAACGCCAGTTCATCATCGGAACGTGCTGGGAGGAATCGAATAACGGCGGAACCGTTTTTCTGTGCGTCCAGGGTCAGTTTCCATTCTTTCTCATCTTTCTGGAAGCCGGAACCACCTTTCAGATTTGCTACCTGTGCCTGGAGTTTAGCGGGATCTTGACGTTTAAAAATGCTGCTCATATTCTGTTTTCTCGTTTAGTTTAGTTTGATTAACGTTTGTTTCATTAAGTTTCGATATTTTATGATATCTTTTTCAGTAAGGTCAAATATTTTTCTGTATGCCTTTAACTTAATGCTAAAGTCAGACCAAATAATATCATCAGCTACTTGATCGTGTTTATTTATGATACCTAAAAATGAGTCAAAAATCAAAAACGATTCGTAAGATATCACATTTGACAGGACAAGTTTGCTTATGTAGGACGTTGATGATTTTTCGCTGTACTTGAACACCAGAGACACGGGGATCTCTTTCATTTTGGCGAATTCGTACACGTTTTTAACGTCATCCACAAACACGTTATCTAGTCTTTGTAACTTTCCTATGTACTGCCTGTAAAAGACAATACTATCTTCATCAACATCGCCTACCCAGAAATCCGGATTGGCTACGAAGTTGGAGAGGAATATAAAATAGATTTCTTTGAATGTAAAGCGTTGAGCTAATTTTACAAAGAAATATCTATCCTTTCGCTTGTTAAAGGCGTTTTCACTAACTTTGATCTGCCAGTTGTATTGAAGGACATCAAAACGCCCCTGGAAATGAGTTTTCATCGCCAGATATAACTTGTATACAGACAAAGGCACAAGCCGTGAATTCGCCTCACTATCAGCAAACGGAGCTTTAAATCTCACATGAAGCCGTCCAGAGTGGTTGATGAACTATGTTCAAGCGCAACCGATGGGCGAAGCATGTTTCCTTTGATCGCTTCGTCGCTAATCTTATCAAGGATCGCGCGAGGAACCGTTTTATTCAGCATCGCATAATCAATGGAATTTTCATCCATCCATTGTAGCGTTGCTTCCATGTATGTTGCCCCCTCAGAGGCAACCAGATTTTCGATATACAAACCGACTTCGGTCTTATTTCCGATCATGCTTTACGCCTTATCGATCATATCATACAGTTCGATCAGTTCGTTGTTTTCTTCTTCGAAAGCGGTACGGGCCTGTTCGTGATACAGTTTGAACAGTTTCCCGAAGGTTTTTCCGTCGATACCGAAATCAGTTTTCGCTTTGGATTTGATATCCTTGAACGTGCCGTTGAAGATCTCAACTTGAGTTTTCACGTTGGATGCTTCTTTGATCAGTTCTTTTACCTGTTTTGCTACATCAGGGTTTGTTTGTAAAAATTCTACACTCATTTTGTTACCTCAAAAATCACTCAGTTTTTCGAACATACGGGAAAGTTTGTTATCCATGAAGTAACGTTCCATTTTGGCTTTACTTCCGGATTTTGGAGTATTATACGCTTCAATAATCGAATTTTCAATATCTTTTGGTATAAATTCGAAATCGCGCAGTTCCTCATTTTCTTTGTAACGAGCGGCCCATTCAGGGGTCATCAACGTTGTCGGGTCGTCTGCCTCCAGCCATGCCTCTAACTCAGAGGATTTTACCGCTGGGGCGCGTTCGCCTTCAACCTTCGTCACAATATAATCATTTCTAATTTTAATGCAAGCGATACTATCTTTTTTATCGCCTTTGATATTTTTGTATCGCAGATCGTTACGTGGCGAACCGTACTTAGGCGTTACCCATTTTTTCTGGGGAGGCGACCATTGACGAACACCGTTATATTTCTGTAGTTGTGTAAAGTCGCTATCAGCGGAAACCACTAATACTCGTCTACCTTCACCAACAGCTTTTTTCGTAACAACAGCAATTATATCATCAGCTTCCGCGAATTCAACCTTTAATCCAAGATAAGGCATATTCTGACGGATTTCTTCGAACACTGGGTTCAGGAAGTTGTTCAGACGATCCCAATCCCATTCTGATTCTTCATGTTCGATCTGACGACGTTTTTTGTAGTACCAGGCTTTTTGCCTACGCCAGTAATTTCTGTCATCGAAGGCAATCACGATTTCTGGATACTCACCTTTAAATTTTACAACGTTAAACCGTAAAGTGTCAAGCACCAGATGACGAATCATTTCGATCGTGATGGATGCTTGTTCCTTTGGTTTGAAGTTGTTCATCAGTGTAGCGATGGAAATGTTAGAGATATCGATGACCATAGTATCATCGGGTTCCCCTTCATCTTGCATCAGCTTGTTCAAGTTAAACATGCTTGCAAAACTGCTCATACATACCTCAATTTTTCAAAGAACGGGGTTATTGTAGTAACTTACGAAATGAAGTCAATACAAAAGACCATAAAAATTTTGATCAATAATACTTGATCTGATCAAATTTATGATCTATAATTTATTAATTAATAATTATTTTACTACAATGATCATTGTAGGTCAAGTACTAAAATCAATAAATTTTATATAATTTAAATCTGATCTATAGATCATTAGATCTACTTTAACCTTAAATAATATAGAATGAAATTTGATTTTGTCTACAGTTATTATATAATATTCTTAACTTCAAAGAGGAAATATGAATACTATGACTAAAGAAACAACCAATATCTACGCAGACAATGAAAAACTATACCCTATCCTCTGTGCATGGAAAAAGCAAATCGCCGAAACAGGTGATCGCAAAATGCCTAATGAGTTGGGGGCTGCTATTATGGATATTGCAAACGGGCTATCACGTCGTTACAACTTCAACCGTTATTCCGAAGATTGGAAAATGGATATGATCGATGACGGAATTTCCGCTGCAATCTCAGGACTGCATAACTTCGATGAAACTCGTTATACCAACGTTTACGGTTACATTAACAAAGCATGTTGGCAAGCATTCGTAACACGTATTCTGTACGAGAAAAAAGAGAACGCGAAGAAATATAAATTCTTCCTTGAGCACGTTTACGACTGCGAAGATTCAGATATGGTTAGTATTGCAGACGAAGGTTTCATTCAAGATCTACATGACAAACTATCTCAGTACGAGGCTTCCGCCACCAAAACCAAAGACAAGGAAGCGGAAGTATTCCCAACATTGGAAGATTTTCTATGAAAGCAATAATTGACTTAAACAAAATATTAACTGATATCGATTACGAAATTGACTTGCTACCCTACTTCGTAAAATTAGAGTTGCAAAACGTGGGAATCCCGGTTATCATCGATCCAACTGACGTAAGAAACCCCGATTTCGAAGTAGAAGAAGGGGTTTTGTCTTATATGATAAACGCCGAAACTATGATCATGGAGATCACTTATGATTGATGAAGAGAAAGAAGTACTAACCAGTGTGGAAGAAGTGGATCCAGAAGAGGAAATTCGACAAAAGATCCAGGCACGTGTAGAAGCCGACGCATTGAAGCGAGCACAAAAATTCATTAAGAAGAACCGGACTGAGATCAAACGCCTCCGTAGACACGCAGAGGAAGCCCTATTCAGGGGTAATAAGGTTCAGTATGTGTATGCGGTTAAGAAACTTCGTGATATGCTCAAACAGCCGTATACAGAGGATTTCATTGATACGATGTGGAACACTTCACTGGCATCAATTCGAAATATCGTAGCTTCACAACAGAAGCACTAACAAACAAGTAGCCCCGAAAGGGGCTATGAGGGTCTTATGAGAAAGTACTTAATGATCGGGGATACACACGCTGGCTTGCGTCAGGACAACCCCTGGAATGAAGAAAACCTATACAATGTATTCGTGCAAATCGTAGAACACTGCAAAGCAAACGGCATTACCGAGGCTTTCCATGCTGGTGATTTCTTTGATGTGCGAAAGGCCACCACACAAACCACGATGAAATTCATTCGTGAACGTATTGTGCCACTACTGGAAGAAGCCGGATTACATATCTATGTTCTGGTTGGGAACCACGATTGCCAGTTTAAAGACAAGATCCGCCCTAACTCACCGCGAGAGATTCTTGATCAGTATGATTGCTTCACGGTTGTTGATGAACCGATGACAGTAAATCTTGATACTTCTCCGCTGCAATCAATCGATTTGATCCCGTGGATTTGTCAAGAAAACACACAGCAGATTTTTGATTTCATCAAAAAGTCAAAATCTCAATACTGCTTAGGACACTTTGAACTGTCCGGATACTATTTCTATAAGAACAGTAAAGCGGAACATGGGCTTGAACCTGATTTCTTAAAGAAATATGATATCGTGTATTCAGGCCACTATCATCACGCTAACGAAGGCGCTAACGTTTTCTATATCGGTACACCTCTTACCATGAGCGCGAACGATGAGGACGAAACCAGGGGCTTCTATGAGCTATCTTATGGCGACGGTAAACGTGAATTAACTTTCATTGCTAACCCAGTATGCCACCATCGCCGGATCACCTATCCGGATCAAAAAGATGTTGATGTTGCAGATTACAAAAATTGCTCTGTTCGCTTGATTGTACGCGAAGTTGATAACGATTTGCCTAAGTTTCAAACAAAACTGGAAGAAACAGTTTATGAGTTGAACATTGTCGATCGTGTGATCACTGATTCAGAAGTTGATACTGACTTTGAAATCAAAAGCGTATCTGGATTGATTAGTGAGTACATCAACAACATGCAGATCACTCCAGAAGAAAAGACCGAAGTATCTGCAATAATGAGTGCATTGTATGCAGAGGTTACGAGCAATGGAAATAGTTGATTACGTTAATATTTTAAACGAAGAAGGGCGATATAAAGCCCTTTATAAAATGTTTGGATTTGATGTGATTGTTGCAGTACAGCAGGATTCCTATAACGAGTATGTGTCATTGGGGTTCACTCTGATTAAAGACAACTATCACGAAACAAAGGTTTGGACATTTACTGTCCTGAATAGCATGGATGAAGATTCCGTGATATACTGCTTTGATAGCACGATTACAAACATGATTAGTGATATATCCCAAAGGATAATTGATGAAACTCAAATTTAAAACATTGACTTATCAAAATATCTTGTCGGTTGGTAACGTACCGATCGTCATTGATTTTGATTCAGCAAAGAAAACCCTCATTACGGGTAAAAACGGCGGTGGTAAATCCACCATGATCGAAGCGCTTACATATGCTCTCTTTGGTAAGTCATTTCGCGATCTGAAAGTCGGACAACTGGTGAACAGTATCAACAAGAAAAAATGTCTGGTTGAACTGTTGATCGAATACGGCAATGATGAATATAAAATCATCCGTGGACAAAAGCCGAAAGTATTTGAGATCTGGAAGAATGGCGAAAAACTGCCGGAAGATTCAGCCGCTGGTGATTATCAGTCACAGCTTGAATCAATGTTGAATATTAACCTGGTGGGCTTTAAACAGGTTATCGTTCTGGGTACTGCTGGTTATGTACCTTTCATGGAACTGAAAACACCAGATCGCCGTAAATTGGTTGAAGATTTGCTTTCTCTGTCTATTATCAGTGAAATGGACAAACTAAACAAATCATACATCCGTGGTGTTAACCGTGAACTGGATACGCTTTCAATGCAGATTGGACACGTACAACAGCAGATCGCAACACATCAAAAGTTCATTGACGAACAACGGGCAAAAGCAAATCAGAATACGGCGCGTTACCAGGATATCTACGATTCCCACGTAGAAACAGCAAAACAGATTAAAGCGCAATTAGTTGAACTTCAAACCCAGATCGCAGAATGCGTGATCAATGGTGAAGACCAAACAGCAAATATTCAAAAACTGCGTGATGGCTATACACGCCTCTCAATGAACGTAGAACAGTTGCAGCGTCTTGAGGTGATGTATCGCAAGGGTGGTGAATGTCCGGCCTGTAAACAGCCAATTAGCCCCACTCCTGAACGCATGGAAGAAATTGCCGAGAACATTAAAAACGGTACTCAGAAACTTACGCTGATTAAGAACAAGCAAGATCAGCTACAGAAAATCATGGATGATTTACTAACACAACAACGTACACTAAATGGGCTGAAATCCAAATACGAATCACTACGCGGTACACTTCAAAATGAAGTTGCAGCGGCTAAACGTGTTCGGGCTATCATGGATAAAGCACAGGAAGACGTGGTGATCGACGAATCCCCAGTTGAAAAACTCCGTGAAGATGAAAAGGAACTTGATTCTAAACGTTCTGGATTTGTCAAGGAAAAATATTTTAGAGGTATTGTTACGGATCTGCTGAAAGATTCCGGCGTTAAAGCGAGCATCGTTAAACGTTATATTCCTTACTTCAATAAACAGATTGCGTACTATCTGGATCTGTTGGGTGCTGATTATCAGTTCACTCTGGATGACGAATTTAACGAATCGATTAAATCTCTGGGTCGTAATGATTTTAGTTACGCATCGTTCAGTCAAGGCGAAAGAGCACGTATTAACCTTGCTTTATTGTTCACCTGGCGCGATGTAACCAGTAAAATTTCTGGTGTTGATTTATCCCTTCTGATCCTGGATGAAGTGTACGATGGTGCAATTGATCGTGATGGTAGTTTTGCCGTAAAAGCACTATTGGATGGGATAAATGGTAACGTAATTGTTATCAGTCATCAGGATCTGGATCCGCAAGATTTCGATCGACATATCACCATGCAGAAAGTTGGACGGTTCACAAAGTGTACTATCAATGATCGAGGTGCATAATGTTAGAAAGAGAATTTGAATTAGAAACCGCTCCGGAAATAGAGCGGTTTTATCTCCACAACAATTTTCTTGAAGAAAAACATATAGTTACTATGAAAGATGTTGAGGAAGCATTCAAAGATAACCCTATAGAGTTGACGCGAATCAAGAACAACAAAAGTTCTGTTTGGTTCCTCGAAAAAATCTATTGACCGAAATCCATAAATACAGTAAAGTAGCCCATGTAACGAAACGTGGGCTTTGTTTTTATTTGAGGAACAATAAATGATCACTGAATCCAAAATGACTTATCAGGAAGCACTGAAAGTTTTGGGCGCAACTGGTAGCGAAACCAGCGCTGAAATGTCCAGACTCTTCAAACGTGCATCCTTACGCAATCACCCCGACCGTGGTGGTAGCAATGAATTAATGCAGAAAATTAACCAGGCTTACGACGTAGTTACAAAAACTGGGCCTAGTGGCGCACGTTCTGAGACTGCTGGTGATGTTCGCGCACGTTATGCACGTCAAAAGAAAGAATGGGAAGAAAAAGTTGATGCTTACTTTGTAGTGGCGAAAAACTATTTCAGCACCAAATTTAACGCACAGGAATTTGCGGAATACTTCACCAAATACACTGGATTGCCTACCACTTTCAAACAGGAAGTAACAAAAGGTAGTCACGGTGTTTATGCTTCGTTCCGTTTCACTTCTGGTGATGCTTACTTTGATTTCGGTTTCAACTGCACCCCTCCGAATGGACAAGGGTTAGCCGCTCCGGATTCATCTGCACTGGGTAACGTTTCTGTTAGTACCTTTGTACTGGTTGGAACTAAAAAACATAAAATGGCAAGCCGTGATTATCAATGGGGCAAAAACCCAGACAAGATCACTCCGGAAAGCCTGTTCCCGTCTAAAAAACTGGAAAGCATTTTCAGCCCTGTACAGAAAAATATCAAATACAAACGTGCTGACTACCTGGCGTCATTCCGTAAGCTGTTAGGCGCTGACGTTAGCGGAAACGATATCTTTGTTGAAGTTGGTACACTGAAAGTTCGTTTCTATCGTCACGTATTCATGCGTAAAGGTGCGTATGTGTTTAGCGCGGTGTATGATCCTGCTGTATCTAAGTATCGTCCGGCTGCACAACTTCGCGGAACTATGTTCGAAGATGAGGACGGCGCTTGCCTGGATATGATCGTTGATACGTTCAAAGAGTTGCAGAAACTGAAACCGAGTGTTCAAGGCGTTGTGAACGCGATCGATAAGATGAACGCAGAGTTTGCAGCGGGACATCGTTCAGCATCTTTTGTTAAACGTGTAGCTGCTCAGGAAGCCGCGCCGAAGCCAGAAGAGAAGCCGAAGCGCACAGTTAACCGTATTGGTAAAGAGGAATACTTCGCAGCACTCAAAGATATTGGTGCTCGTGTAATGCCTACCAGCGGTTATGTTGAATTTGATAACGGCGCTGGTGTTACTATCAACTTCAAGCGTATTGTTGTAAACCGTAAAGCATACTACTCATTCAGTAGCTTTGATTTCACGTACTCTGGTCAGAAACACATTGAGTGGTTGAAAGGAATCGATATCGCAGAAGATACCAAAGGCGCAAGCATTAGCCTACTCACTGATACTCTGAAATCTTTACGTGGGATCTCTGACTGGAACACTGTTAAGAGCGCTTTAGATCAAATGAATTCTAACTTCAAGGCGGGTAAATTCTCCGCACCTCATGTGAAGAAGGAAGCAGAGCAAAAAGCACCGAAACAGAAAGACGAAATCGGCGCACAGCCTACCAAACCACAGGCGGCTAAGAAAGATACACCAGAAGTGGAAAAATCACAGGCTGTTCATGCAGCACGTGAGAAAGCGAATATGAACAACACTATTCGTAAAATGATGACTATGTTAGTCAAAGCACAGCGCAAAGACACTCCGGAAGATATCAAGAAGGAAGTTGATGCAGCAATTCAATTGTGGCGCTTGACTTATTAATCAAATGAACTATAATGGGAACTGTTAACGCAGTTCCCTTTTTATTTGAGGAAAATATTATGAGTTGTCCAACATGGTTACGTTTGGAAAATCTGAAAGAAGGTACACAAAAACGGATTTATATTAATCTTGGTTGGGTTCCTCCTACCGATTTTCAAATGGCTGAGATTTTAATCAATGTTGTTAAAGAAGTAAGCGACACTTACGAATGGGAAAGGCTCTATTTTCCTTTGATTGGTTTGTATATGACGCGAAATAAATTTGAAGAAATGAAACTTGCTGTTATTCGCGTTACGATTATTAATTCCCAACAAAGATTTACTTTGAAAAATGCATGGAGTTCTGAATGATTATTCAAGTATCTGTACAGGGTGACACTCTGACTGTCACCGAATCCATCAATACCGCTCTTGCTGTATGTCGTGACCATATCTCACAAAATCCTCCAGTGACTGAGATCCTGGAAATTGATGTTTGGGATCAGATTGGGATGATCGACGCATCATATGGATTTACCCCGCGAGATGAAGAAATATCTCGTATCGAATCATGGCTGAATGAACAGGAAACGGAATGAAACTCCCTAAGAACACAACACTACTAACCCGCGAAAAACTTCACTCTGTTGATTGGTGTCCTCTGGATATCATGATTTTTGATATTGAATCTCGCGTGATCAATGCAAAATATCAGGGGTGTAGTATTTTCTCTGTTGAATTCGAGAAGATTCGCGGATATGATGAGAAGTACAAAGAAAAACTGAAAGTTATGATTGAAGCATTAGGATATATTGTAACTGTTGAAGACAACAAAATGTGGATCGCAATATGAGCATAGTAAAAGCGGTGTTTGCATTGGGAATTGATATCTATCACGATGATTTCGCTTTTGGATATCAGCAAGGGTTGCCGTGGGGCCACTGTAAAGAAGATTTGCAGAACTTCAAAGAAGAAACCGCAGATAGCGTTTTGATCATGGGTGCAAATACGTTTACCTCTCTTCCGGGTAAACTTCCTGGTAGGATCCATTGTGTTCTGTCTGGTTCAGGTAGTTTTTTGAAAACCAAAAAAGGCGACGTTGCTGATTACGTGATCCACGGTGGCGGGTTGTCTGCTGCTATTGGTACAATGCAAGCAACACACCCAGATAAAAATGTATGTGTCATCGGTGGTAAGGGGTTGCTTTTAGATTCAATCAATAATAAAATGGTTGATGAAGTAATTTTGACAAACATTTACGGACATCATGTGTATAACGCACCAGCGTTTAAACGTGATGTTGCATTTACTCTTTCTGAACTGGGTGGCGCATTATTAAAATATGAATTTTCTGATTTAAAAACTCAGTACATAAAAGAACATGAACGCATTGAAAAAATCGTAGTTGAACGATATAAAAAGGTATAAAATGAAACAATATCTGGATATTATTAAACTTGTACTTGATAACGGTGTTGAATCAACTGATCGCACTGGTGTAGGTACTATTCGTATTTTCGGCGCACAAGCCCGATGGGATCTAAACAGAGGTTTCCCCGCAACTACCTGTAAAAAACTATTCTTCAAACCGTGCAAGCATGAATTGCAATGGTTTCTGTCCGGTTCAACCAACGTTGAAGAACTTCGCCGGATGACCTGGGGTGAAAATAGCGATAAGCGCACAATCTGGGATGATAACTATGAAAAACAAGCTATTGATTTAGGATACGATTCTGGTTATCTGGGGCCAATCTACGGTCATCAATGGCGTTCGTTTGGTTCTCTTTATGGGGATGATGATAGTTATTATGGCGGTAGTGGTGTTGACCAGATCGCAAAAGTCATTGAACAACTGAAATCAACCCCAGACGATCGCGGGATCATCGTTTCGGCATGGAACCCTGTTGATCTTGATGATATGGCATTGCGTCCGTGTCACTGTTTCTTTCAGTTCGTTGTAATCAACGGTAAACTGTCTCTACAGTGGTATCAGCGTTCAGTTGATGTCTTCTTAGGGTTGCCGTTCAATATCGCCTCCTATGCTCTCCTGACGCATATTATCGCTGATATTTGCGGGTACGAAGTGGGCGATCTGGTTTGGACTGGTGGTGATGTCCATATCTATAAAAATGCGGTTGAACAGGCAAAAGAACTTTTACAGCCTAACCGTTCACCAATGCCATTACCGATTCTAAAAATGCCGAAGGTAAATAGCTTACTTGATTTAGATCAAGAATTCTTTGACTCGATAACCTTAGAAGGGTATCATAATCACGGCTCTCTAAAAGCTGAAATGGCAGTATGAAAAATGGGGCTTCGGCCCCTTTCTTAACAAGGTAAGAGAATGAATGACATTAAAGTAGTAGTAAAATCCTCTGGTGTACGCCAGCCGTTTGACAAAGAAAAAATATACAAAGTGCTCAAGTGGGCCTGTGATGGTCATAATATCGATGTTCGTGCATTCCTTGAAAATGTATTAGAACTGATCCGCGATGGTATGACTACCAAACAAATTCAACGTATCGCTATCAAGTATGCAGCAGATCATATTTCTGTTAAAGAACCAGATTGGCAATACGTAGCATCGAATCTTGAAATGTTTGCATTGCGTAAAGACGTTTACGGTCAGTTCGATCCTATCCCGTTCTACGATCACATCGTTAAAATGGTTGAAGCGGGGAAATACGATAAAGAGATCCTGGAAAAATACAGCAAGCAAGATATTCAAGTTTTCGAACGTGCAATTGATCATGATAAAGATTTTGAATTTTCGTATGCTGGTTCCCAACAGTTAATCGGGAAATATCTGGTTCAGGATCGCGATACTGGCGAAATCTTTGAAACCCCTCAGTATGCGTTTATGCTTATTGCAATGTGTCTGCATCAGGAAGAAACTGGGTTAGCACAGGTTACGCATATCATTGATTTTTATAACGCGATTTCCGATCGCAAACTGTCTCTACCAACTCCAATTATGGCGGGTGTACGTACTCCTACGCGCCAGTTCTCCAGTTGTGTAGTAATTGAATCGGGTGATTCTCTTGGTTCTCTTAACGCTGTAACCTCTGCGATCGTGAAGTATATTTCACAACGTGCTGGTATTGGGGTTAACGCGGGACATATTCGCGCAATGGGTTCTAAAATCCGTGGTGGTGAAGCTGTTCATACTGGTGTGATTCCTTTCTGGAAACATATCCAAACCGCTGTTAAATCCTGTTCACAGGGTGGCGTTCGTGGTGGTGCTGCAACACTGTATTATCCTTTCTGGCATCTGGAAGTTGAAAACCTTCTGGTGTTGAAGAACAACAAAGGCGTAGAAGAAAACCGCGTTCGTCATCTTGATTATGGTGTACAGCTTAACCAGTTGATGTATAAACGCTTAATGAATCGTGATTACATTACGCTGTTTAGTCCGGATGTTGCTAACGATCGCCTGTATGATCTGTTCTATGAAGCTGATCAGACTGCATTTGAAGAACTGTATGAAAGCCTGGAAAAAGATCCAACTGTTCGTAAAAAACGCATCAAAGCGGTTGACCTGTTCCAACTTTTAGCACAGGAACGCGCACAGACAGGACGCAAATACATTTTCAACACTCATCACGTCAACCAACAGGGTAGTTTTACGGTTCCTGTCCGTATGTCTAACCTGTGTTGTGAGATTGCGATCCCAACGTCGCCGCTGGATGACGATGATAAAATGGCTGGTGAAATCGGATTGTGTACGCTAATGGCTATCGTTCTGGATAACGCTGATATCAGCGAATTCCCGAAACTCACGCGTATTGCAGTACGTGCGCTTGATAACCTGCTGGATTACCAGAACTACCCTGTAAAAGCCGCTCTGAAAGCTAAACAGCGCCGCTCTCTGGGTGTTGGTATCACCAACTATGCATCATGGTTAGCAAGCAACTATTGCGACTACTCAGAAGCGTATACAGACAAAGTTCATGAGCTAATGGAAGCGTTTCAGTTTAACCTTCTCGTTGCTTCTATGGAACTGGCGAAAGAACGTGGTGCATGTGGATTGTACAACGATACCAAATACGCTCGCGGGTTACTGCCTATCGATTGGTATTGCAAAACCGTTGATGAACTGGTAGCACCTGTTTATAATTGCGATTGGGAATGGTTACGTAGCCAGATTAAGAAATACGGCTTGCGCAACTCTACTCTTTCTGCTTTAATGCCTTGTGAAAGTAGTTCACAGGTTAGTAACTCTACCAACGGGATCGAACCTCCGCGCGGTTTAGTGAGTATCAAATCTTCGAAAGAAGGACACTATAACCAGGTTGTGCCGAACCAGAATAACCAGATTGATTTCTATGATCTGCTCTGGGATATGGCTAAACGCGGTAACAAAGGGTATCTGTCTCACGTAGCAGTTATGCAGAAGTTTGTAGATCAGTCTATTTCTGCAAACACCAACTATGACCCGGCAAACTATGAAGACGGGAAAGTTAAAACAGAAGACATCATTGATGATCTGCTGTATGCTAACTACTACGGTGTTAAAACCCTGTACTATCATAATACGCGTGATGGTGCTGGTGATGAAGATGAAGCCGCCGACGATTGCGCGGGTTGTAAGATTTGATTAATGCCCCTTCGGGGGCTTTTTAAAGGTAAAGACATGTTAACAGTAATGAATACAAACCCAGATCATAACCACTTAGATCAGCCTATGTTTTTTGGTGAAGATACTGGTGTTGCACGTTATGAATCGCAGAAACACAAAGTTTTCGAAAGCCTGACGCAAAAACAACTTTCTTTCTTCTGGCGTCCGGAAGAAGTCGATCTGTCTACTGACCGTATGCAGTATGCAAAACTTCCTGAACATGAAAAAATCATTTTCGATTCTAACCTACAGTATCAAACCCTGTTAGATACCATTCAGGGACGTGGGCCTAACCTCGCATTTTTGCCAATTGCATCCGATGTGAGCATGGAAACCTGGATCGAAACGTGGGCGTTTAGTGAAACCATCCACAGCCGTAGTTACACGCATATTCAACGTAACTTGCACATTGATCCTTCTGTACAGTTCGACCAAATCCTTCGCAATGAAGCGATTATGAAACGTTCCGCATCAATGACACGGTATTATGATACTCTGATTGATGAATGTCATAAGCTGAAAACCATCATGATGCTACAGGAACAGGTTAGCGGCTATAAACCAAATGATCCGGCTGTCGTGTATTATAACGAGCAATACACTAAACAGGCCACTAAGTGCAAAGAAGCACTGTACCTTTGTATGCACGCTGTGAACGCTCTGGAAGCGATCCGTTTCTATGTGTCGTTTAGTTTCACCTTTAACTTTGCTGAACAAGGCAAGATGGAAGGCAACGCGAAAATTATGCGCCTGATTGCGCGTGATGAAGCATTGCATCAGAAAGGTACTCAGAGTAAAATCCGTTTGTGGCAAATGGGTAAAGATGATCCAGAAATGGTTGAAATCTCCCGTAGGCTGAAAAAAGAAGCAACGGCTATCTTCCTGGAAGTATATGAACAGGAAAAAGAATGGGCTGAACATTTATTCTCTGTTGGTGATGTAGAAGGTGTATCGCTGAAAAGCACTATCGCTTATATTGAACACCTTACAGATCAGCGTATGCGAGCGGTAGGGCTTGATTCGCCATTCACCCCGATCCCTAACCCGTATCCGTGGATGAATAAATGGCTCAAAAGTGATAACGTACAGGTTGCCCCGCAAGAGGTTGAAGTAAGTTCTTACCTCGTCGGAAACCTGAATACTGAAATCAGTGATGAAGCGTATGCAAAATGGGCCAGCAAATACGCGTGATTGTCGGGTAGTAAACAAGTACAAAACTGATTGGGATGTCGATATTCAAAGAGGTACGAAGTTCGGCAACCCTTATCACACAGGAACCAGGGGAGAAAACATTTTAGCGTTTATCCCCTGGTTCCAGAATCAGGTTCGTACTGGGGCGATCACGATTGAAGAATTGAAAGAACTTGATGGAAAGAGGCTTGGTTGTACCTGTGCGCCTCTTCCCTGTCACGGTGATTACATCGCGCATGTGGTTAATGTTTTGTGTGGTAAGAAAAGATCACTTGACTTTTTGGATATATAATGTATGAAATCTGAATTCAACTTAACCCTTGATAAATGTGGTCGCATCGATCGAAGTTTTGTTAAGTGTGGTGAACTTAGGCATTGTGTTTATTTTATTGCAATTAACGATGAAATAGTATATGTTGGTAAGTGTAGGGATATGTGGAAGCGTTTAGACACATATCGCAATGCAAAGTATTGGAGAGAAGCCAACCCCAGCAACATCTTAAAAACGTGTCGATTGGAAATGGCTATCAAAAAACGAAAAACTGTGAAACTTATCGTGACTACTCACGATGAAAATACATATCATGATTATGAAATCAACATGATACGAAAATACAACCCTGAATGGAATAAACAGCACTATGACAAAGGCACAAACTAAAATTATCAATACCCTTTACAAACAACTCATGCAGTTGTGTGGTGAATCCGAAACATTTTTCTTCGTTGATCAAGTAACCGTGATGGGTACACCTGTTCGAATCTTTAACTATCGCATGGCCTCATATACAGACTGGCTAAAGCCTGGTGCTCTGGAATGTCGCGGTATCATGTTTGAAATGGATGGAGATACCCCCGTATCAATCATCAGCCGCCCTATGGAGAAGTTTTTTAACTATGCCGAGGTAAAGGCATGGGAAGCGCTTAACGAGTCTCCTATTGAATTAGGCGAAGTTTTAGACGTGATGATTAAAGAAGATGGTTCCTTGATCTCAACTTTCCTTGACGGTGGATTTCTGGCGGTCAAGTCTAAAGGTTCGGTTAAATCAGAACAAGCTATGGATGCGCACAGCGTGTTAATGGCAAATCGTGAATTGCTGACCCGCTTAACTGAGATCGCTAAAGAAAACTATACGGTGAACATGGAATACGTTTCCCCGAAAAACCGTATTGTCGTTGGTTATGATTCTCCTGATCTGCGTATCCTGAACGTTCGTCACAACATCACGGGTGAATACATCCCTTATGATGAACTCTTTGCTGACGCGCTGTTACGTGCGTATCTGGTTAAGCGTGAGAATATCGAAGTACTGGATCTGGATGCATTCGCAAAAGAAGCATATCAGAATGAAGGATTCGAAGGCTATGTTGTTCTGACAACGAAAGGGTTTGTAAAAATCAAAACAAACTGGTATGTCAACCTGCATCGCACAAAAGATAGCATCACCAACAATAAGGATCTTTTCCTAAATATTGTTGAGAATACGGTCGATGACCTGAAACAGCTATTCAGTTCGGATCTGGTCTCTCTGAAAAAGATTGACGATTTCGAAAAACTTTTCCTTGATAGTCTCAATCGTTTGAGTGCAAAAGCATTCAAAGCTATTGAAGATAATAAAGGGAAATCGCGTAAAGATTTTGCTATCAGTCTAAGCGCGGATTTGTCAAACGACGGTCGGATCATCTTCGGGCCTCTTATGAAGTACTTCGAAGAAACCGATCCACAAAAACTGGTCGATCGCATCATTGAAATGATGGTTAAAAATTACGATCAGTTCATTCCTGGAGAGTACAAGTGAAATCATTTGGCGCATATAGCCGAACGATAGAACAAGAAAAAGCAGGGATTGATTCCCTGCTTTCTTTCGTTGATGTTTTCCCCGAAACTGGAAAAATTTACTGGAATGATAAAGCATATCATAAAAGTAAGAGAGGAAAAGAAGCGGGTTCTATTGTTTGTGAAGAATACCCTTATACGAAAATAAAGTATGCTGGGAAAAATTACATGAGGCATAGAATAATATTTTACTATGTTCATGGTTACTTACCAATCATAGTTGATCATAAAAATGGTCTTGATTTTGGTGATTGTATTGATAATCTTCAAGAATCCGATCCCGTTCATAATATATTGAAGAAAAACAAAACCAGAAAATCTAAAACTACCACATCAAAAGGGGTTGACTATCGTTCTTCTCGTGGAAAATATAGAGCACAAATACGGATTAATGGTAAAACGAAACATATAGGATATTATGATACAGAAGAACAGGCGTCTATCGCATATGAGGAAACTTTGAATGAATATCAAAAGCATCTTGGGTATGATTAATATAAAATCGTGGATATGGCCTATTATTGTTGCTTGCTCCCTAATAGCCCTTTTTTACATTGCAGTCGATACCAAAATTGAAAATGCATCATTACGCAAGGATATAAAATCTTTGCAAGACGATGTGAAAAAAGTAAAAGAGACTAATACAAGCAATACTGTTATCTACGTGGAACAAAAATCCAAAGATCAGCAGTTAGTCAAGGATGCAGGGCGCAAACACCTTTTGTTTGAGAAACCCGGATTGATTGAAATCAAAATCAACAAATCCTTCGACGAATATATGCAGGAATTTGAAAAATGAAATTAGCAATGATAGTATTACTTGGTGCTTTTCTCGTTGGTTGTGCTGAACAGCCACCTGTTAAGGTACTTCCCACTCTACCCGCAAAGGTTAACCCAGTGAAGGTAAAATGGAAAGTAATTGCAGACGTTAGAGAAATCGACGGGAAACAATACCTCGTAATGCCATATGATGGTAATCCTTATGTTGCATTGACATATCCAGATTCATTGATTTTACGTAGCTGGATGAATGACGTTAAAAGACAAAAGGATCAAACCGATAATGTTCTGTGTACGTTGGGATACCCTGAGAAATGCAAATCAAAATAACCAAAACGTTTTTTCGTGACATAACAGAAGGAAAAGTTTATACTGCGAAAAAGGATAAAGAAGGTCTATGGATAGAAAACGATCGGAACCGTGATATGTGGCTCAATCTTACGAATGAGTATAACAAAGAACTAATTGAATATGAGATAGTGAAATGAATCTGTTTATGACTATTGGCGTTCCGGGTAGTGGAAAAACTACCTGGGCGCATGAGAAAGCCCGTGAATTGGGTAATACTGTTACGATCTCTCGCGATGATCTGCGTAGCTCTTTGTATAATGCTGGTAAAGGTGCTGGCGGATACAAATACACCAAAGCGAAAGAAGAAATGATTGCAGAAATGCAGGATCACATTGTTATCTCCACTCTGAAAGATGGTAAAAACGTGATCATACACAACACACATCTGAAAGAAAGTGATAAAAATCACTGGCGTGAAATTGCATTGGAACACAAGGCAGATTTTCATATTGAATATTTTGATGTGTCCATTGTTGAATTGCTTCGCCGTAACCACAAACGCGGTCGTGATGCATTACCCGTTTCGCGTGTTTGGGAAATGTTTAACCAGTATCGTAAGATCCGTGGGTTCGTACCAGCAATGGAAATCGTCAATACCCACAATCAGAAGTGTGTGATCTTTGATGTTGACGGTACGCTAACAAAAGTAGGGCAACGTAGCCCGTATGACTTTACCAAAGTGATCAATGATCCGCCAAACATCCCGATCCAGCAACTGTTTCACCTGTACAAAAATGCAGGGTATAAATGTGTTGTTGTGTCTGGGCGTGAAGGTAATCCGCAATGCGCACATGATACATGGGTTAGCCTGTTGAGTTATGGCGTTGAACCGGATGAAATTTTTATGCGTCAAGAAGGTGATACCAGGACAGATTTTGAAGTAAAAGAAGAAATTTTGTTTGACAAGATTTTAGATAAGTATTATCCTGTTATTGCAGTGGACGATAGAGACACTCCGGTCGGAATGTGGCGAGCAAACGGGATTCCGTGCTTACAAGTCGATTATGGTGATTTCTGATTGACATATAATGTGGGTATGTTAAAGTACCCACACAAAAGAGGATTATATTATGAACGTTATTCGTGAAGATAAACACATCATGGTTGAACTTGGCGATCGCATTCGCGTAGAAAATCTGGGCGATTTTAACCAAAAAGTTCGTTTGTTGTGCCAAAAAATTGCTAACAAAATTCAGGAACAGGGTAAAGCTCCGGGCGGGTTTGAAGTTAGCGCCACTCCGGTTTCTCAGTACTCCTATATTGTGTATATTCATGACGTGGATACTAACAGCACCCAATCTTTCGGGCTGGTGTTAAATCCTATTACTGGCTACGTTACATGGGCGGCTGTATTATGAACGTAAAAATTATTGATAGAGCGGTAATTACGGACGAATCTGTATACCCGGATCCTCGTTATTATGGCGGTGTTTTCGGATACATCAAAGGAACTGATATTGATGTAGTAACAAGTCCGATTGCAGAATATGATATCAACAAAAATCAGACAGAAGTTCGCGTTACTACAATCAACGGTTCAGAATATATCGTTGAAGCGACTCCTGATTTTATCAAACAGCTACTAAAGGTGATGAAAGATGCTTGATCATCCTGGCTCTATGAGTATGGTGCTCCTGGAAGCATTAAAAGCATATGATATTCCTTGTCATTTCGGTGAAGTAACTGTTAATACTATCATTGACGAAATCGACAACCCAAATACTTTCATTGCTTGTCTTGTTCGAAAATTCACAAGTTGTTTTCGACCGAGTCCAGAAAAAGTAGTAATCAGTTCTGTTTCTGCACATCATCGAGTGTTAGATGATGGAAAGATTCAACTTTACTGGAAAGTTCTTTATCACGTGGTGTATCATGAAGATTGATGATATTATGTTTATGCTTAGAGCAATAAGTGCTTCTAAGTTCTCTCAATGTGTCTCTGTTAATGTTGGTGCTGCATTGAGAAATGGTAACGGGCGTGTGTTTGTAGGCGCAAATAATACGGTTGATCCTAGTCATCGTTGTACAGATCAGTGCAATCACTTATTAGATGATAATGGGAAACTGAGTGAAGAAAAGCGCCCTGAACATTCACAATGGTCAGATCGCAACGAAGTACACGCAGAAATGCGCGTTATTATGCTGGCGGCGTCTCATGAACAAATCAAAGACGCAACTTTGTATACAACTCATTCCCCTTGCTCACAATGTGCGAAAAATATCGAATTTTGTGTTGCAACAGGTATGATTAAGCGTGTAGTATATCTACATAAATACGATCGTGGTGGCATCGAGTGGATATGGCGTCTACAACAATACGGTGCCGAAGTAGTACAACTTGATCCCGAAGAATTGAATAAACATTTCCGGATCAAATAACCAATGAGTAAATGTATGTCTGAACTGAGTGTAAAAGCATCCTTTGAATATGTTCTGATTGAAACCAACGCTAAAGCGGCTGGAACTGAAATTGTATCACCTTCTGGTATTGTGACTGGTGTTCGTCAACACGGCGAGGAACCGATCTACGGCACAGTGTTATCATGTGGGCCGGATGTACCGGAAGAATATAAAACCCTGCTTATGGGTAAGCGCGTACCGCTTCCTCATGCACAAATGGCAAACGTGCCGGATCCTGAACTGATTGCAGGAAAGGCAACAAAAGAAGAAGCTCGCAAGTATCCGGTTAAATATGTAACCGCACACTATAAAGCGATTCAAGCAATTTACGAATAAGAGATCCAACATGGCTAAACAAATTCAAGCAATCATCGCCGATACCGTCGCAAAATCCAAAAAACTTTTCGACAAAGGCGACATCCTCGAAGCACCGACCCGCATCGATGTAATGACTTCAATGATCATTGATGCTCACCAGGGAAAACTGAATTCCCGTGCTTCGGAAGTAATGGAATACATCGTACAGTTCGAGGATGTATGCAAATACGCCAAAGCTGTTGATCCGGCTGTTCGCGAAATCTACCGCAAACAGTTCTAAAAATATCGGCCCCTTAGCTCAATAGGTAGAGCTAATCACTCATAATGGTTAGGTTCCCGGTTCAAGTCACGGGAGGGGCCACCAAACAAGGCAAGGCACTTAGAGAAGCGGGAGGAACAGAATCTGATTCTGTTGGTTGTAGGTGCAAATCCTACCCTTGCCACCAAATTAGGGTGCGTAGCGCAATGCCGTTAAATGGTTCGGAATATGCAACCTTTCTCACGGAGAAGGCTCTGTTGGTATCCGGTAATAGGTTCCCCGGAATGCGGGGTGAAGTAAAGAAACTCCCAGCCCACTAATTTTAATGAGGTTTATATGAAATTTCGTGAAACTGTGAAATACCATAACGCGGTCGAATATACACAGATTTTTGTTGATATGTCTCCCGCAAAATTCAAAGAACGTTATGGCATGACATTTAATGAATGGAAAGATGGATTGCCCGATGGGGACTACCGAAAAAACTTCAAATTCAATGAATGTTATGTGGATGATGATCCTTACGATCTGGATATTTTTGGTAAAACAACGCCTCTCATTGAGAATTCGCCAGAACAGCTTTACGAATCTTGTATTGACTCTGCATACGAAATTTAAAGAGATAACATGAAAAATTTACAAAAACTGTTTGAAATGTCTCCGGCAATTAGAAAAATCATCGGAGAAAATAGCAATCCAACGAATCGCAATAAAAAATTGATGGAACTTTTTGCAAAAGAGTTCGATGATTTTGATTCTGAACTTCATAAAGCGCTTGAGGCATATTCTAAACAAGGGTTCTTTGCATCGCCGCAAGTGAATAGTAAGAAAGAGTATAGCGAACGATTCTTTGATTGGGAGATTGTCAATCTCGTTCGTAGAACAAATATATCTCCGAGCAATCACCAATTGATTTCTCTTGATACTTCGGTATTCTTTATCCAGTATCTTATCAGCGGTGGTTTCAAAAATCCTGAAATTCCGTTTACAAATGAAGCGGTTAGCAGTGAATTTGATGAATCATTTGTATACATCAACACAAACAAATAATCAAATGGCTATCTTCGGATAGCCTTATTTTTGGGGTGTCTATGCGCTTTTTAAAGTATGCAAGTTGGATCGTACTCGTCCCTCTTGACATTATTACTGGAGTATTAGCAATTCTGTTTGCCCCGTTTGTTGTACCATTCTACAACGAGAAAACAGGGCATCTTCCTAAAGGCTTCCGGTGGATGGAAACCTTCGATAACCCTATTGATGGTGATGGTGGACATATCCGCCGTTGGGCGTCCATACGCTATCATCTGGGGGATTTTGGGGTGTACATGCAACGTGTTGGCTGGTTGTGGAGAAACAAGGCTTATAACTTCGCATATCACGTTTTAGGACGTGAAGCGACAAGCAAATTCAACTGGAAAGGCAACCCAAAAACAGAAGGTGGGCCGAACCCTGTAAATCATGGGTATCTGCTCATGTGGAACGAATCAGCATGGGGTTTGTACGTTTACAAACCGTGGCTACGGATCCACAAAGTGCAATTCTGTTTGCGCGTTTATGCTGGATGGAAACTGAAACAAGAAGTTAGCGACCCAGTTAACCTGGATCGTGCAATGCTGGCGTTTCATTTCAACCCGTTCAGGTATTATGTAATCAAGTAAAGGTAATACAATGAAAGCATTTCAAATTTTAGAAGGTTTGCATACTGGTACGATCTATCTGGAAGAAGGTAACGACGTTCGGATCGTAGTATCAAAAACATTAACTATGGATTCTGTGATCGGTAAAGCTCGCGTTACTCCGTTTGCAAAGCGAGAGATTGAGATCGAATATCAGCCAACTGTTAAGGTGGAAGGTGGACAACATTTAAACGTAAACGTGTTGCGCCGTGAAACTCTCCTGGATGCGGTTGAACATCCTGAAAAATACCCACAGTTAACGATCCGTGTTTCTGGTTATGCAGTGCGTTTTAACTCACTGACCCCTGAACAGCAACGCGACGTTATCGCCCGAACCTTTACAGAGAGTCTATAATGGCAATTGCTGATATCAAGGGTTATAAACCCCATACTGATAAAAAAGTAGAAACCGTAAATCGTATCAAAGATGCTGAAAATGCATTAGGTGCAATCCTGGAAGATATCGAACAGCGACTATCAAATTCAGATATTGATTCGCTGATAGAGGAAGAATTAGATGAGGTGCTTGAACGTATCCATCAAATTCAACTAGCGAAAGACCGACTGAAAGAAGCCTCTATGTGGGCGTGTCGTGCGGTGTTTCAGCCTGACGAAAAATATTAAAAATCAAGCCGTTGCCGAAAGGTAGCGGCTTTTTTCGTTTTTGGTGTAAAAAGTTGTTGACTCCTTTCTCACATTCCCTTATAGTTAATCCCGTAGACAAGAAAACACTTTTATGAGGATGACATTATGAAACGCTCTTACAACATGAATGAACTGGTTTTCTTCAAAACTCGTCGTGAAGCACGTGCTTACGTTCTGGCGGCTGGTAAAAATACTTCTGCTGCTATCGATATGGGTACTGATAAAGCTGTTGGTGCTCGTTGGGCCGCTGTTATCGTTATCGCTGCTCCGGTTACTCCGGTTAAAACTCTGGTACTTGGTGCGCGTCACGCCGAAACTCTTAACACCGCTGCAAGCGGTAGGGGCCACGAAGTTAAAGTGTTCAAGAAGCGTTCTTATCTTTCATGTGCAAGGGGTTAATTATGGCACGATTCATATATAAAGTGGAATACGAAAATACTGAGTTATCTGATACCTTTTTGAAGATGATTCGTGATCACGGGCAACGTCTGGAAAGAGTAACGATTGATACTGCGTTTGATTGTCCTGTTGGGTTGGTTCTAACATTATCTTGCAGCCCTGCAAAAGAATCAGCCCGTGTCGAAATGTTACATAAACTAAATGCATTTTATGAAGGTGGTAGTGTATGGCGAGTATTGTAAAATTTTTCACCGACTCAGTGAAAGAAATTAAAAGCGCTCTGGAACAATGGAACACTCGTTGTGACGTATCCATTAAATCAGAGTACGAAACAACTTATGATCGTTATGATCCGACCCGTGGTTTGCACAATAACCCCCATGAGGTGGAAGTGTGAAATACTACGGATTCAAAACGAGTCATTTTGGTAAAGCGTATCGTACAGAAAACATCGATCGCAAACGTCCTTACTATGATTCTTTAGTACGAGCGGGACGCAAACGCGCTCGCCAGGAAGGGAAGAAAGAAGGTGAAGATCGTGGATAATTGGAAAACGTGGATATCAATTATTGTTGGTGTTATCATCGGTCGGGGTTTGTATGATTTAATCTTTTCGGCGGGGGTTCATTATGGACATTGGTTCGGGTAGTCAATACCCATCATGCGCGTTGAGCAACTTCGCCCCTCATCCATTCACGTTTGACGGGGTAGAATGTGCATCAATGGAGGGCTTTTTACAAAGCCTTAAATTCAGTAATCCCGATATGCAAGCCCATGTATGTACTCTGGTAGGTAAGGCTGCAAAGTTCAAAGGCAAAAAGAAAAAATGGTGGACTAACCAGACCCTATACTGGAAAGGTATCCCTATTCATCGTTCCTCTGAGGCGTATCAAATCCTGATTGAAAACGCATATAATGCGTTATTCCTTAATGAAGGGTTTCGCCGTGCGCTGGCAGCAACCGGAAAAAGTACCTTGACACATTCAATGGGGAAATCTCGTATGAACGAAACTATTCTGACAGAACGAGAATTTATTAGAAATTTGAACAGGTTGAGAAATTTGTTATGAAAAGCGCTGATAACCTAAAAAAAGAAATTGAAGGAATCAAGAAATTATTGCATTATATCGATGTTGATATAGAGACTGGAATATGTACTTGGAAAAGACCCAGAAAATCTATAAATGTTGGTGATGTTGCTGGATGTAAGAAAGAAAAATATCATGTTATTTGTTTCGATTATAGGTTGTATAGACGACACAGGATTGTGTTCTATTTTGCTAAAGGTTACTTACCTCAAGTAGTAGACCACATTCATGGTGTTGAACATGGCGACGGTATTGATAATTTACAAGAGGCATCGCAAAGACAAAACGTTATTAAAAAGAAAGGACAGAAAAACAACAAAAGTGGTTATCGAGGGGTGTGTTGGTCGTCTCGTGCTGAAAAGTATCGAGCAACTATAGGTATTGATGGAAAACAAATACATTTAGGATATTTCGATACTCCAGAAGAAGCAAGTAAAGCATATCATCAAAAAGCGAAAGAAACTTTTGGTGATTTTTATAATCCATTGGTTAAATGAGATCTGTTATGAGTGAAAAAGAAAGAGTAGAATGCGTGTTCCTGTTCAAAGGCGCGATTAATCCATTAGCGTTACTGTATGCACAACATGCATTACGTTCAACGTTGATTCAGAGTGTTATCTATAAAGCAGGTGTGTATTATGTTACCATCGGCGCAAATAACATGGTTGTTATTGAATCCTATGTTAAGGAATGTGCATCAAACGGCGTTGTCTTTGATAAAGTCGATTTTGATGCAGGGGTAGATGCTGTTTATATGTATAAGGGTTGATATGAGTTACGTAGTTTATTTCGATTGTTCGGATCTCGATCCGTTCGTGCTTCAACAGGCAAAGAAATATCATCAAGATGTCGTTGGCATTGGTGTAACAAATGATGATATGTTGTGCATCGAATTTGAATATTATCGGGCATTTGAGCGTGAACAATTCCTGGGTGAATTGAATGCATTCAAAAGTACCCTTTTCTTTGATCGTTATGAGGTTATATCTTGAAACCTGTTATTCTTACCGATATTGACGGGATCGCCGTAAAATGGCAGTCGGGATTGCCGTTCTTTTTGTCTAAGCACAATATGCCTACTGATATTGCATTAGAAATGGTTACAGATGAAAAATTTCGTGATATGACCGAAATCTTCGGATGTGATCAGCAGTTGGCTAAAATCCTTATGGAAGAATACAATAACAGTTCTTTCATTCGTTATCTGAATGCGTATGATGATGCATTGATTGTGATCAACCGTCTGAAAACGCAGTATGATTTCGTTGCCGTTACCGCTCTGGGAACAACACCAACGGCAAGCCTTAACCGAATTGCTAACCTGAATACTCTTTTCCCGTCTGCGTTTAAAGAGGTGATGGTCGTGGGCCACGGTGAAACAAAAACTCATCGTTACCTGGAAGCAAAAGCAAAGTATGGTAATCGTCTGGTTTGCTTTGTTGATGATCTCGCGATAAACTTAAACGAATGTCATAACGTCATTAGTCAGTTGCCGTTATTCCATATGTTACGTGGTGAACGTGAAGAAACAAATGCACCTCACCAGTTAGTAAAATCGTGGTTTGAAATTGAAGAGAAACTAAATGATCTTGTCAATCCTTAATGAACTTGCGTCTACTCTGAAAACCAAAGAGAAAGAAGCAATTTTAAAACGTAATGCCGATAATGAATTGTTGAAAGAAGTTTTCCGCATTACGTATACAAAACAGATTATGTTTTATGTGCGTCAATTTCCTCTGGTAGAAGGGAAACCAGGCACAACACCGCTTTCCGATGCAATCAAAGCATTACTGGAAGATTTAGCAAGCCGGAAATATACAGGCAATGCAGCGCGTGATCGTTTACTGGATATTGTATCATCAGTAAACATTAACGATCGTGAAGTGCTACGCCGTATCATTAACCGCGATCTGGAATGTGGTGCTGGCACAACCTTACCAAACAGGGTATGGAAGAAACTCATTCCTGAACAGCCTCAATGCCTCGCTACGCCGTTTAGTGAAAAGGCTTTACGTCGCATCATTTTCCCTGCTTACTCGCAGCTTAAAGCCGATGGTGCGCGTTGCATGGCTGATTTGCTGGAAGCATTAAACCGTAAGGTATCGAGAGCGGGTAACGAGTACGAAGGGTTAACTCAGCTTGATATCGATCTGAAAAAGATTCGCGATTATCTGGGATATGATGTAGTTCTGGATGGAGAATTGATTTATGTTCCTTCCGGAACCGTACCAACATTACCTGAACCTGAAACAGACATGCCTTTTTCTTTATCTGCTTTCATGGACGATGATGATAACGACATTGCGTTATTTGCGGAAGAAGTTCGCAAAGTATCGACCCCAGAAGAAGAACAGGCCGAAGCAAAACGCGAAGAAGGGAACGGGATCGTAAACAAATCTCTGAAAGGGACGATCACCGAAGAAGAACAGCGAAACATTGTTTATGTTGTTTGGGATATTATTCCATATGAGGTGTATTACGGCGAAGCTGAAAGTGTTCAGACTTATGATGAGCGGTTTAGCCTGTTGCGTGATATCCTCCTGGATCTTTCTCTGCCTTCTGTTCGTTTGATTCAGTCTAAGCTGGTTAATAACATTGCAGAAGCGAAGCAGGACTATAACAATTACCGCAATGACGGTAAAGAAGGTTCTATTCTCAAAAACAGAAACTTCAAATGGAAAGATTCGCGAGTAGCCGATCAGGTTAAGCTGAAAAACAAAACCCCGATTGAACTACGGATCATTGATATCTACGCGCACACTAAAGAAGACCATAAGGTCGGCGGGTTTGTGGTGGAAGATTTATCCGGAATGGCTAGAACGAATACCGGATCTGGGTTAACTGATACCGATTATCGTTACGATGATGATGGTATTACCCGTGTATACATTCCATTAGATGAACGTGGTGAACTGGATCGCGAATACATCATGGCGCATAAAGATGAATACATTGGGGCCATTGTAGAAATGGAAGTTGACGGCCTCCAGAAGTCGAAAACGCGTAAGAAAGGGGAACCGGAATACAGTTTCTTCCTTCCTATTATCAAGAAGATAAGACGCGATAAGACCGAACCAGACGATATTCATGTTGTCTTTGCAGATCTATTTTAATAAAAAGCCCTTGACTCCGGTCGGGGGCTTTGTTATATTGGGCCTATCGAAACGTAAATCACTAAGAGAATATATTATGACTAGTAGTTATCAGAAACACAAAACCCTTATGGCAAACCTGTCCGGTAAACATATCGACGAAGTAAAATCTCTGCTGACAGTGACCGAAGGTTCCCGATTCGAAACAAATCACATTATCAAACCTTCTGTGAAGAAAGTACTGAAAGTGATTTACCGACATCCGGTGTATCAGTGCGTTCATATCATGAACAGCAACGCATTTATTTTCGTATATAACGAATCCGATGATAAGTGTGTTGGTATTTTCCGAAAACCTAACTTTGAATGCATGAGCGAAGCGGCTGTTGCAACCCCGATCGTTGAAGAATATCCGGATTATGTTCAACGCAACATGCGTTATGTGCAATCCCGACTTGATTATGCATACGATTTCAATTCTGACGCGGTAGAAGCGCTGGCGGATATCCTTTGCAAAAACCAGAAAGATCGTCAAATGACAAAATATCTGACTGATCCAACACCGCCAACAATTCGAATTTCTGTTGAAGTTCCGTTTGAAAATCATTTCATGGCAGTTGAAGCGCTTGCTAAACTTGGTTTAGAAGTGAAAACAGAAGCCGTTTAATAGCACTTTTTGTTAAAGAAGCCTCTTGCAATGCAGGGGGCTTTTTTGTATAGTGTGTTCATTGAAACGAAACACGGAGATAAACAAAATGGCTCACATGATGAAGAAAGCAGAATTCCTTAACCTGGTTAAAGATTGCGGATTCGCTCACTTGAAAACTTTTCGTGGTAGTGTTTACCTCTATGACCGCGAAATCCAGGTTGCCGAAGTCTATTGCGCTTCTAACATGCAAGAATCTGGCATTATCTCTGCAATGAACCAATCAATCAAATACCGTAAATGGATGGGCTGATTATGAAAGTTAACGTTTCTTATGAATCTCGCGTTAATGGCGCACAGTGGCGGAAGCTGGATAACGGACAAGTGGAAAGGCGCTTACCTGGTTCCGATGAGTGGACACTTGCGGCAGTGTTGGAAACCGAAATCGATCTGGCAACAAAAGACGGTATTTTGTTTGAGGTGAAGAAATGATCACACTCAGTGATTATCTTCTGTTTACTGCTCTTTGGGCGGCTTCGATATTCATAACTGCTTTGATTTACAATAAACGTGATGATTTTGGGTTGTGGGTATTCATTCACGGGTTTCCTCTGTCTATGTGGATCGTGATGACTGCTGAAATTCTCCATTAATAGCACTTTTTGCTAAAACTATCTTGTTCTTGTTTGGTATATTGTGTTCATCGAAACGAAACAGACAAAAGGAACATCACATGAACTTCATCGATATCAACAAAGATTTAGAAGGTAAAAACATCAAACTCGTTAACCGTGAAATGTTAGAGAGTCTTGGTAATGGCGGCGAAAAATTCAGTGAAGAATTCTATAACAATTTATCGTTGATGACTGTTAAACGCGTTGATGTTCAGGGTGGTTCTGGTTGGGTTTCTGCAATTCCGGTTTCCCTGGTAGATCAAGCAACATATGACCCAGTTGCCGATTCATGGGATCTAGAAATGCCGTTGGTATTCGAAGAAGTCATGAAGTGCTACGAAATCGCATAAGGGTATTATTATGAATAGCGGAAAATTACAAATGAAAGTTAGCGAAGAAGAAGTTAAAGAGCGGTTATCGGTAGCAAGAAGATTCCTTGAATCTATCGACCCTGATAAACTTGGAAAATGCCCTGATACGATTTGCCTTAATTGTGGGCGTTCTGTTCTTGTTGGTAAGTGTTGCGATAATCCAAATATAGTTGTGATGGAAAAGGAACAAGTATCCCCCGAAACATGGGATCAGATCCAGGAAATCATTAAAAACCCTCCAGCGCCAACCAAGAAATTACGTGAATTGATGACAAGGAAAATGAAATATGAGCAAATTTAAATTGAGTGCAACCGTTCGCCTTATTCGTTGGAATGGTGAAGAGATCCGTTATGATGACCCTGAATTCGCCCATGAAATTCTTTCACATCGTCTGGGATTGAAAAACGCGTCATTGGTTCAAACTGTTAAAACATCAGCAGAGCCGGAAATTTGGCGTTGTGTTATCCTGGATCTCGATAACAACATTGACTATGATGATCCTAAGAACTATCCTCTTCTGGAAGCACAAGTTGAGAATGCTCCAGAAGACAGACAGTGTTTTTTGGTTGAGTTGCCACGCGAACATTACGAAAACATCATAAAGGCCCGTAAAAAGGTCAATAACAATGTTTTCGATCTCCACCTCGGATTGTTTGAGGATTAAGTACTGCTAGTTGTGTTCGTAGTAGCGGCGCTGGTAGGTTCCCCCACCTGTATACATTCAAGTGTTTGCAGGTGGAAATCTTTTGATACGTCTCGAACACATTCAACGATCAGATATTTTCCTGCATACTCTTCCCCAAATACCTCAATGATTGCCCCTACCTTAACATCTAAACGACCCTGCTTTATATCGAATCGGATCCGGCGTTCATAGCTGGATAACAATTGCATTTTAGACGCCTGGAAAGGTTTACCTTCTGAATCTGGGTTCTGAAAGTTGGTATCATAGATTGCATTACGGTTTGTGAAGATCCATGTATTTTCTGTGTCTGTATCAGCCAGTATGTCACCGTACATCTTTTTATCAGTCAATGACAGACTAAAGAAACTGGCATCTTTAAACAGCGTTGTGTTATCCTTATGGGTAATATACTGGGCTTCTGTGAATACTACATTGTCACCAATGAATATATTATCAACGTTAAATTTGTATGCTGGGATCGGTATCTGGGCCAGAATGTCAGTTGAACTTTTAAGGAAAATACCGGAACCATCTTCCCACAGATAACAGAAGTCAGAAGAAACTACACTTTGCCCGTTGTCCCTGATATAATCAAATATATCCTGATATGTACCATTTAGACATCCAGGAGGGATACGTATGTTACCGCCGTCAACTTCGGGGGTAAGTAGTTTCATTTTGCTATACAGTGCCGTCATACACTCTGTAATCGTCTGTACGGCGTTGTTACTAAATGAACGGGCAAACTTACGTCTGAACGTTTTATGCAGCGGAGAGAGGTTCATACGCAGCACAGAGCGGTTTTTATCGTCAGTATCTACGTTAGAGTAAAGCAATCCGTAATAATGTTGTTCCTGTGTACCGTTGTACTGGAAAGATACCTGTATGATTGGTTGGTTTAGTTTTTGATAGACCAACTGTGCATCGTATATCTGCATCAGCGTTTCAGATGTACCGTTAATCATCGTCTTTTCACTAAACGAGACAAGAGCGGGTAGCAATTCAGTGTATGCATTGTCTACGTATTTTTCGTATGACGCATATAATTTAATCGATAGTATTCGATTGACGATTTTTTCAGCCATAAAAATCCCTCCTAATATATCCTATTTACTAAATAGTAAATAATGACCCAGGTTCAATTTGAGGCAATAATGAAAAATAAAACTCTTGATAAATTTATGACTACACGGCTTGAAATCAAGAAGACAAACGTTAAAACCGTTCATCTTCCGGATGGAACAGCCATTGAGATCCCTAAGATGTCGTATCGTCATTTTGTAAAGATTAAGACTCTGAAAGATGATCCAGTTGCGATCATGCGATTCATCATTGATGACATCAAACCGCGTGAACTAACAGCAGCGGAAATTGAATTTGTGTTGATCCATATGTATGCACACAATAACGCTGATTATGCCAATACGCTTAAAGAAATTGGGCTAAATCTTGATGACCTCAAAATCTCCGAACCTTGCTATGATTTTACGTTTGACAATGTGCGGTTAGTCTTTGACAAACCCAGCCTGTTAAATGCTCACCTTCCGTTCCTCATCAAAGAGGCATATGTTGACGGTAAGCCAGTAGAATTAACTAAGGATAAACGAGACGAATTAATTAATTGCCTGTACCGATTCGAATATGATCAGGTATCGCGTGGTGTCCTCCAGGAAGTATACATTATCCATGAGGGGAAAACCATCAAAGGGCTTAACATCATTGGTGAATGATAATGGCTAACTCTTATTTCAACGAAGAACAAAAGAAAAAGTTTCTGAACAGAAACAGCAACAAACAACCAGCGGTCACCAAAGTAACAGCCTCCCTTGATGCTGAAAGCGCCCGTGACCTAAAGGAAATCAACGATAATACCCTTGAAAGTGCAATCAATACTCTTGATATCAAAGAAGGGTTGAAATCGTTTGAAGAAAAATTCCGTGACAAATTCGCGGGATTCAAAGAACAATACGAAGAGGATAAAAAGGAATCTTTAGCCGAACAACTACCTGATTTCGTCGGCCCGATACGTCCTATATCCTTAACCGATGATAACTCAAAAACTGTTGACAATACAGTAAACGTTAACCAAAATGGTCAGTTCGGTAAACTGGAAGAAAACACCGAATCTATTTTTCATGCTATCAACAAACTTGTTGATTTATATGAAAATACTGATAAACATAAGCCTCTTCCTGAACCAGTGGAAGAACCTGATCCATATGTAGACAATAAAAAGAAAAAAATCAATGATGATGACAAAAGAAGCAAAACTCTGGATAGCATTGCTAAAAGTCTGGTTTCTATTAAAGGCTTTACATCGCAGATCCTTAGCCGTTTCATTGGTTACTCTCTGGAAGCAATGGCAAAGTTTGCTAAATGGACACTCATTATTGGTGGTCTTGTATTTGCTATTGATGTTATTAGGGATATAATCAAAAACTGGATGGAAGATATCCTGAAAGAAGGAGCGTCATCAAAAAAATTATTTGGTTCGTATCTTGGTAATGTCAAGGCTATAGTTGAAAAAATACGAGACGGTATAAAAACATTTGGCGAAGAAAATAAATCGCTTGGCGAATCGTTAAAAGATCTTTTGGTAGAACCTATGAAATTATTAGGACAAACTATACAAACTGCTATTACAGAGGGTATTGGGCGTCTTATTCAATCATTAGGAGAAGCAACGGGTAGTGATAAAATCACATCAGTTGGTCGCAGTATGCAGATCAGCGCGTTGCGTGATAAACAGGAATTTGGTCTGGAATTGTCTAAAGAAGACATTATCATGATCAAGAAACAAGATCTCTCCGATCAAAAAGAAGCCTACGAAAAAGCCAGCACCGAAGAGGCAGCAAGACAAGCCCTAACCATAGGGGCAACACAAGTTCCAAACGGTTCCATATATAATGTTCCTCTTACAGATTATCAAGAACAGAATAAAAAAGTTACTGATATGCGTAAAGAAGAACTTGAAAATATGAAGAAAAAATTAGAAGCAACACAAAAAGAAGTAGAAACTATTGAAAATAATTCAGAGGAAGCACAGAAATTAGCCGACAAAGAAAATGAAATCAATCGCAAACGTGTTGCCGAAGAAACAAAACGTTTAGCACAAGCTCGTAAGGAAGGCAAACAACCACCAGAAGGATCTGAGAAAAAAGGTGATGATCTTCTTGGTAAAGCAACCAATTACGCCAACGCCGAAAATATTGATGCCGATGACATCAAAGATATTAACGGTATGTTGGAAGAACTTGAAAAACGTCGCAATGAAGGCAATCTGGACGATGTACAGAAGGATAGGATTTCTGATCTTATCGAGCAATTACAAAACAAAATTGCGGCGCGTACAGAATCAAGCGCCCCGATCGACGCACCGCCACCGTTAGCAGCAAATAAACCGGATGCTGATAAGTCAAGCAACATTCAGGTTAACAACAAAACTGTTAACAACAACGTAACTCATTCAGTACAACGCACAGAGCATAAACCGCTTGTGACGCTGGCATAAGGAACATATATGAAGTTTTCTATTATTGATGACAGTATAAACACTCTCAAAAATATTAAAAATCGCGGTATCCCCTCTGGGGGTGCCGCAATAACCGAAGATGCGTTAAAACAACCAATAGTTACGGCTGAATTTCCGGCCCAACGTGCCGCAGGTATTGATAACGCTTATAACGCTTCGAGTTTGTATAACAACGGGCTTTTGCTCACTGCATATGATATTGCGGGGCATGGTACTAAAGATGATTATCGTTCGTTGAGACAAGCAGCCCAGAATGCACAACAAGTATTAGCAGACGGAACAGGAAATGTCAAATATAAACAAATTCTGAATGCAGGGAAGGGTATAGGAACATTATCGCCAGTTTGTCAAATATTGTTACCTCGAAGCATTAACGATAACGAAGTTAACAGTCACCGCTACCAGGATGCAAATGATAGTTGGTTTACCAAAGGGTTAAGCAGAGTTGCATCTAACTTTGTATGGGGGGTTGTGGAATCTGTCACTGGTGGTATATTAGCCGACCGAAGAGAAGCCCTTGATGTTGGTACAAGAGGGGCGTTTCAGGGTTCTGATAAACGCACACGAATGTATTATAATACGTTTGTTGTAGAAAATCGTAATGATTTGCTCGAACTTGTTAAAATTTACTATCTGCTTACCGTTCTGGGATATGGTTCTACTTCTGCTGGGGGTACTGTTAAAGAAGTTGCAAATAAAGTAAAAGAATATTTTAGTCAAGGTGGCGCGTCTGTCTCAAATTTTCTTGGTAGCCCCGATTCGACACCCAGCACTCCAGGAAGGTTTAGTGACGGTAGTTATATTAACATGGGGATTGATCTCTTAGCAAATACCGAAGTTATTAAATCACCTCCTGTCTGGTTTATTCGTGATTTCCAGTCTGGGGATTCCTTGCGTTTACCTCATTCAACCTTTGGGCCAGCAGGTATTACCAGTGTTCGCTTTGGTCGTTCTATTGATAATATTGTAAATACATTAAGAGAATCACCAAATACCCCGATCTCGCTTGAGATCGAAATTCAATTTATGGAACTGATCGATATGCGTCAGGATTCTATTTTTGATACAAATTACTAAGGAGATATGATGTTTTACAACGTAGATGAATTTTTATCAGGTATGGCTAATCGCGATTTTCAGCGTAGCAACCTGTTTAGCGTTGTATTTGCAACCAGTCCCGCATCACGTATCCTTGACAACACGTTTGGTAGTATTCGAGATACTTTGATTGATGGATCTATTAGTTCTATCAACGCGAACAACCCGAACGAATTCATTAATGCTATCACTGGCGGTGTGAGTAAATTGTTTAGTTACACCGTCGATAAGGCGATTATGTCGCTGAACAAAACAGGATTTAGCAAAATCATCGGGGCAATTAGCCCCCGCTTGATTACTTCCCTGTTTGGTGATAGCATGTATGGACAGTTGTTAGCTGAATTCCGTGATAAAATGATGTATAATATGGGTTTAAGCATCATGGGAGTTAACCTCCCCGGTAAATCCATTGGGTACGAATACGTTTATAATGGTGGCGTACCTCAAATCAGATTCACTCGCCCTGAGAATGGGGAATTGTCGCTGACGTTCCGCACCGATTCAGAAGCCCGTAACCTGAAAATCTTTAACGAATGGATTTCCGCTATTCGCGATGATGTAACAGGACAATACGCCTTCATTGATGAAGTGACAAGTACTATTCAGGTTAACTTACACGATCGTGATGGTTCACCGCATACAACATACGTATTTCAGAAGTGCTTGCCCGTCAAAATCAGTAACAGTGAATTGAGCTATGAGAACAACAACGAAATCTGGACATTTACTGTTGATTTTGCCTATAAAACATCATGGGTTGTCGAGGCTGATAAAGAAGGCTGGGAAGGGTTCAAACAATCCGTAGAGGAAGGTTTAGCCATTGCAGCACGTACCGCAATTACAGGACAATAAAGGGGCTACGGCCCCTTTTGAGGATCTTATGTTTGATATTATTCGAGTAACATTACCATCAGGGATCAAACGATTCCCTATGTTTACAGTTAAAGACCAGTTTAAACTAATGCTGACCCGTATTGATATGGAAGGTCGGCCCCTTAAAGAGCAACAGGAAATACTGGATGAAGTGTTGGATCTGCTTTATCCTGGGTATTCCAAAACAGAACAGGAATACATTTTCAGTCGGGTGTATTGTGCTTCTTTCGGTAAAAACGTCATTAAAATTTCTATTGGCGGTAAAGGTGGACACACCGAATCATTCATGGTGATTAATGATATCACACTGAAAAATGAGTACAAGTTGAATGACGATATCACATTGGGGTTTGATTTCCCACGCACAAGAAATATTACAGAAGAGTTATTTCTTGAATGCATTAGCTATGTGTTGTACAAAGAAAAACGTTATGAATGGACATCGTTAATAGACGAAACTAAAGAAAATATTCTCGATATCGTTGAGTTGGACGATATCGAGAAAATCGTTATTATGTTAACAAAGTCTATAGATGTAACGGTGAAAGGTAAATCATTTAGTGGTATGTTAACCCTGTTCAAGATCCTGTTTAGTCGTGGGGATCTGGATGAATTTGTGAAGACCAACTATCTGCTAAATAAAAACGGCCTGAACCTGGAACCTATCATGAATAGTAGCCCAATGGAAAGGCAAATTTATACTGCATTGCTTGCAGAAGACTTGAAAAAACAAGGTGCTGTTAAATGAGAAAGCATGAATATAAACACGTTGAGAAATATAATGTTGATTATCGTCCTCTGACACATACAGAGTTTACCCCCAATGCAGATTTTATCAAAGGGGATGTTTACCTGTATCAAAGAGAATATCTTTTCATTCTGGCACTTCTGGAAAGTAAAAATATTGATACCCGTCAACTGTTCATCAACTGTGAAGAATGTCAGGAAAGAATAGAATTCCAGCTTAAACGCAATCAAATCATGGTTGAAGATTTCGACGATAAGCTATACGGCAATGACGGAATCGCGCTATCTGTTCACCCTCGTAAGACTGGTGATGAAGAGATCCCCGATCTTATCGATTACGTAATGATAGACGGCGAACAGATCATGTGGAGTGATTGCAGCGACAAAGATAAAGAAATGGTGTTGGATGCAATCGACTATGCAACCTATAAATCGATTTCTACCGCCCTGGATAAGCCAGCAGTGGTCGCAAACATTCCGGTAAGGTGTTCGTGTGGACATAGCCATATCGTCTCTCTGAGAGGCTTACAGCAATTTTTAAAGGTGGTCTAAATGGGTGTAAATCTGAGGTTGCTATATAGCGATATAGAACCTAACATGCAACGAGATTGGAATAATGACGTAGCGGCCTCAAAAGGGGCCGCAGCAGTAAGAAATAGTTTGATTGGTATCGTAACCACGATCAAGGGTACACGTCCATTTGATAGTAACTTTGGTTGTGCAATTAGTGATATGCTGTTTGAGAACATGAACCCTCTGACAGCGGAATCAATTAGAACTTCTATCGTATCTGCGATCCGGACATATGAGCCTAGAGTATATAATCTTTCTGTTGAAGTCATTCCACAGTATGATGATAACTCAGTAACAGTAACTATCTATTACAGCATCATTGATGACCCGGATGACGTAGAGCAAATCAAACTACAGCTTTCCGCATCATAACAAAAAGCCCCTTCCTTTCGGTTGGGGCTTTCTTTTAGAATTCAATGAATCCCATTAGTGTTTGATATCGCAATTCAAACGGGGAGATATAACTTTGCATCTGGTTTTGATCGGATACGATGTAATAATACACCTCATCATTATCATCGTATAGTGCTTCTTTGATGATGCAATATCGTTCGGTTTCCACGTTCACATAAAGAGTATCCATGTACTTTGTAACTTTGGAACCCTGTGAACTGATTTCACGAATAGCGTTATCTATGAAAAGCGACAATGCTTGCATGAAGTTATCAAACTCACCATATTCACAGCCCATAATAGAAATTGCAGTGTATTGGTGCCAGCCTTTGATTGTGTCTCCACGGCGGATCCATCCAATTTGTCTACCCCCGATAGATACACACCACACTTTACCAACGGGACTATAGAACCGCACAACTTCTTTTAATAACAGGGACATGATCCCACATTTTGTATAAGGATTCATTTCAACCTCATTTCATATCAAGTAGCCAGGAAGGGCTAGTTTCAAGCGAAATTGCAGTATATTCGTATTTTACAGTATAACCTTTGAAACCGAAAGGAATGACTGCATTTTCATTGAGATATTTTACTTTATGCTTTGCTTCTTCTTCATTCAGAGCAGCACAGACTGTTGTTTGTTCAACGTTACCAGCAGGAGAAGTAAATTTTTCAATGATAATGTATACGCAGTTCATCCTATTGCCCTCTTTCCATTTTTTCAAGTTTCAGTGTATCCACTTGTAGTTGAAGTTTAAGAATACAACCTTTCGATATGTTATACAAGTAGTCACTAACGATTTTTGACTTTACCTGATCGTAATCAGAAGATAACGTAATCCAATCATACATCGTTTGGTATGATGGAAGATACGTACATTGTTCTTCTTTTGATAACGCTTTAAATGATTGGTAATCGGTTGGAGGTTCCGAAGCAATTGCGGTTGTGGTCATAAGACTAAGTGCAAGTAGTAGATATTTCATAATGTATTCCTCATTGTTTTCGATAGAACCAATATAGCAAAAAGCCCCGACCGAAGTCAAGGGCTTTTTCATCAATGCAAGAAAGATTTCACGTACTGTTCGATCTTTTCACGACATGTATCAACTGAGGTGCTTTCCGCAATTACGGCATGACATAACGCCTCGCCTCCGACCCAGAAACTCATCATGTACTGAATATCACGACCTTCCATTTCTTTTTGATGCGCTTTGATTCGATCGAAAGCGTTTTCGATTGTTTCAGTAGCAGTAAGCATTTCGGATTCCCCGTCAACCTCCGCCAGTTCCCCATCGATCATTTCGCTTTCGACTTCTTCCCAGTATACTATCGTTATCATGCATTACCCCAGTGGTTAACCGTCGTAATCCCCGCCACAATTCACATCGCCTTCAATGAACAGTTCGCGGTTATCACGTAATAAATTATACTTTCTTTCGAGTTCAGGCCCGAACGCGTCGGCGTCTTCATACCAGCTATAATTGTATCTTCCGCATTCATCATCATATTCTGGTTCATCACCGCGCTCGTTGAAGTGAACAATTTTAATATCGTCCATCCCCAGTTCTTTCAGCTTATCCCAGATATACGAAATCTCAACGCTATGGGAACCGAACGCTTCCAGTGAGATCGTACCGTCGCTATCGACTTGAGGAACACCCCACTTCGAACGAGTATCATCGGTGATCATATCTATTAATGACTCAATATTATTCTCACCGTAGATATCAGCAACTTCCTTTTCTTTACCAGGGCGAACAAGTCCGATCCCGATAATAAAGCTACTGCTTGAGCTATTGCTCACAAACCCAGAACGAATTTTCATCGCATCACCATATTACCAATCATGAATAGAGGGATTAGCGCGAAGACGATACCCCATAGAATGACCTTATCTTCACGACGGTCACACCCATAATAGATAACACCTCCAGCGAAAATCAATACAACAACTGAAACGAACGCGAATAAATAAATCATTTGCAGGTATCCATTCTCATAGAAACTTCTTTCAGGATCTTATTCAGATCGTGAAGCGCATCTTTTACGTTACCTTCGTTATAGGTAAGCATATCCTGGTACAGCCCTTTCAAGCAACGATTGATTACATATGCTTTTTCAGAAGGTAACATTGTACCAGAGCGATTATAATCTCTGAAAATGTCCATCATCGTGCCGTTGTTACCAGGTAATGACGGGTTGAAGTTAACCATACCGGACATCAAACTATCAACATACACAACTGTTGTGTTATCAGAACGATACGCGCCACCAACTTTAAACCAGTTGCTGAACACATACGGAGATTCCCGCACTTCGCTCAAATCGGTTCCGATTTCATCGATGTTTACACGAATGTTGTTAAAATACACCGATTCATCAATAGAACCATGACGCCATAAGATAGCACCATTGTTATTTTTGAATCCGACTACATCAACCTGCCAGCCGTTATCTGTTAACCGGACATCATCAACGACGATGAAATCAGGTAGCTGTGAATGAAAGCCGATGTTTTCAGGACGGGAATTACGAAACCCATCACGATTGGAGAAATAAAGGATGTCGCCTTGATTCAGTTCGCATATATTCATAAGATTTTTAAAGTCCAATTCAAGTAATTCCACAAGTCACCTCAAAGCCCCCTTTCGGGGGCGAGATCTCATTAGAGTTTAACTTCTTTTTCTTCCAGAACGATTGTGCAATCAAATTTCACATCTTTCCAGAATTCCGCTGCAACGATATCTGTTGCGGTAACGCTTACGCTGGTTTCTTCGAAATCCAGATCCGCAAACCATGCGTGTCCGACGACAATACCGTACATTACACGACTCAGGCGATTATTAAGGGCGCGAACCTCTTTAATAGTTTCCTTTGTCTGCTTATCAAGATACTCGATCAGGTCATTCTTGTCAAGCGCTTCGATCTCTTTAGATACGGTATCGTAAGCCCACAGAATGATCAGGTCGCCATTGTTGAGTTTCTTCTTACCTTCGGCGCGTTTTGCAACGGTAGCAGCAACAGCCGGAAGTGATGAAACGCCTTTGATTTTCACGTTCAGTTCTTTCGACATGTAAACATCAGTCGATTCTGTGCGCTCAACCTTCGGAGAAAAGCCGTAATCACGGATCCCTTGCTCAGACAACCATTCACCAGCCGCCTCACCAAAGCGCTGTTTAAGCCCTTCTGCGTTGCGTAAACCAATCGCGTTATCACGGAAGAACTTCATTACCTTCTGACGGCCTTTCAGGATTTCCAGACGGACGTTATCAGCAACAAATTCCTTACCAGAAATACCGCGAGTCATCGAACGGTTAACCAGAGGCAGAGAGGTAAAGTCAACCAGTACAGACATACGGTCTTCACCAATTTTAGCCAGCGGTTTGATAGTCAGACCAGAAGCACGTAAGTTTTTCAGAGTCGGGATATCGGTTTCCAGCGGAAGTACCTTAACGTTAACGATACCATCTTTAACAATGGTAAAGTTACGCACTTGTTTGGTTTCTACTTTTTCCGGCAATCCAAACTCTTTTTGTTTGCTTTCCGGAATGGTTACGTAACCTTGTAGATCCGTATTGATAGAAATGTTCGGACGGGAACTGTTACCAACCAGGTGTTTCACTGCAACTTTCGTTGTGGTTTGGGTAAATTCCGGTTTCCATACTTCATGCGCTACCAGTTGCGCCGCCAGTGCTTTACGTTCTTCCGGAGTAGAAGCGTTTGCAATCTGTTCTGACAGTTTATCCAGTGTATCATCATCTTTCTGGACAGTCTGACGGCTTGTACGATTGTACGCCCAGTGTTCAGAAGACAGGTCGATCACTGTGTCGGTTTCTGCCAGCAGTTCGAGAGCATCAACCAGAGTAAACGCGTTTTCATCAGGAACCATGTTGTAATCAACACCATCCATCAGACGTTTAGCCGGATCAACAACCGCTTCGGAGATCATATCTTTAGCGTTGGAATAATCCTGTTTGGTAAAGCAGTTATCGTATGCTTTAATCAGACGCACATCACCCAGCTTTTTCAGAACTTTCCATGTCAGATCTGGATTCATGGTATGAAGCGCATGATACAGAACCACATACAGAACCTGTTCACCTTCTGCTGTTGCCGGATCGAAGCCGTCAACGTCATTGATCGCGTTTTCACCCAGCGCCCAAATGTTTTTGATATGTTCCGGAACCAGAACAACACCATTTGCAGCATTCAGGACATACACACGGCCTTCATCCAGGTAGATCGCATGAGTTGCATCGCCAACTTTGACTTCAACACGTGCGGAGGTTTGCGCGGTAATGATTTCATCAAATGCAGGTACATACGCATCAAACCCTTCAACGAATTTGTGTAATGCGTTGGTTGCTTCCGCCATTTTTTCCAGCAGAGGACGGTTTACATAATAACCATATTCCAGGAAAGCAATGTTGTTAAACGTCAACGGCAGAGTAGAACACGCTTTCAGGATGTCATCAGTACGCCAGCAGTTATCATAACCATCAGTCAGGAAGATCAGACTGTTCAGATTGCCATTATCCGCTTGCAGATCGGTAGCGACTTCAACCGCCAGTTGCAGAGGTTCAACGAAGCCAGTACATCCGGTCGGACGCAGATAACGATCGATAGCATCATTGATTTTGCTCAGGTCGGATACAGAGCTAACCTTTTCGCCCACGAATACAGAACCGAACTGACCACGGCTGGAGAAATACAGAATAGATACGGTATCATCCTGCTTAACCAGCGTTGCCAGGTTGTTTTTCAGGTGCTGACGAATGCGCGGGAGTTCGTTATACATCGATCCGGATACGTCACAAACAAAAACGTGGTTAGTCGGGGTTGGTTTGGCTACGGCGTTTTTGAATTCAATGTTAGTGATCATAATTTTCTCATTTATAGGTAAATTTTATTAAAATTTCGTTTACTTTTTTGCTAATAGTATCTAATGCATCATCGCATCCAAACTTACTACTCAACAATGAAACAAAATCATCCATCGTTGTTGTTTGAGACTCGCCAACGTCAAAAGACAGAGCGTAGGCAACAGGATTTTTAATCCTTACGATTTGAATAGTATACTCATTCAGATCGAACCGTTCAAGATATTTTCGCAAAGAAAATAAATCAATCGGTACTGGTAGAGTTTGACTAAACGTTATTTCTTCCCCCAGTTGATAGGGGGGCATTTTTACACAGATTTCGTATTCCATCAGTGATGACTCTTCATAGTGTGTTCCAGATTACGGAAAATTTGCCCGTGTTCAAGCTGTGATTGGAATTCTCCGCATTCATCAGAGTAAGTAAATTCATAAATGAATACACCGTTCTGATTGCCAAATTTAGAGTTGTACTCTTCATACAACCACATCTTGATCAGAGCGTCTTTCTCTTCTGTTTCCAGATCATACCAGTCACGCCCATCATAAGCAAGCGCAATTTGAGGATTAGACCGATATCGAGTTTCGGCGCTATCTTCGGTTTCCCATTCATAACGCTTATCATCATAGTATGATTCGAAGCTATTTCCCATATGACCGCCCAGGTCGCGGTGTACCTGCTGTACAACTTCTTCCGCTGTCGGGCAAGTCATCCAGCTATAACCACAGTTAGGAACACAGTCACCCATCATTTCGCGGAGATTGTTGATATCAGTCGGATCCTTCGGGAACCGTACAATAAAGCTACTTGATGAACTATTGCTCACAAAACCAGAACGGATTTTCATTATAATTTCTCCCACTCAAACGTTGTGAAATGTTTTCTTTCGTCATACCCAACAGTACAACAATGTGTTGGCTTTCCTGTGAATCCATCAAACACAGTTATACAATAGTAATGCAAAGATGGAAGCGGTGTATGCTTAATGTAGTTGATCGCGACGTTCAGGTCAACAGTAGAACATACACAATCAGACGTTTGATCAAAACGGCCATCAAAAATCAACTCAATGCTATAGATGTTCATCTTTCACTTCCTTCATATTTTTCATAACCTCTTCAAAAGTTACGGGGATTTCGTTGTACTGTAGTGATTCATCATCCCATACATCGCGATGCCCGAATGTTGAACTTTTTGCAATGAGTTTTTCATTTTCCCATACATCAATAGTAACATGATCACCAAGATAAGGGAAATTAGGAACTTTGTTCAGCGCATCAACGCAGTTTTGCAATGATTCAGAAACATGGGCAATTTCAGTGAATTCATAATCAGCACTATAAGAAGCTACGTAAATCATCACCACCCCCTAACGATGCTAACCAGCAGTAAACCCAGGATCCAGAACACAGCAGCCGCACAAATACGGGCCATTACTACATTTCCGCGACTAGTCCACTCCGCACTAAGAAACAAGAGGACAAACGTTAACGCGTATAAAACCATTTCAATAACTTCGGTAATCATATAAACCTCACTGAACATAACGATTGTAGTTGATGTGCCACATGAGACTAGACACAACATCGGAAACAATCAAAAGGAACAAACCAGCAATCATTATCAAAAGGATAACTAACCAAGTGGTTCCGATATTTTGTTTTAACGACAATAGCAAACACATAATACTGACAAAAGCAAGGAAAGAAATAACAAGCATCACGATTGAAGGGGCCATAATATAAACCTCACGAAAAAGCCCCAAAAGGGGCTTGATTAATCAATGTCCGAACACACCACGAATAGACTCTGCGAATGCATACAGTTCAGGATTTTTAGCTTTTACTGTTTCGATTTGCTCCAGAATGTAATCTGGCTTGTATTTCGCACCGAACCAGCAGTAAGAGAAAGAGCGATCCCACATGAACACGTTATAGTATTCACCGTTACGAACTTCAACCATCACATAACCAGGATTAGAACCCAGCGGATAATCTTTCAGAAGATTGAATTTCGCGCCAGCACCAGTACATCCGTTAAACAGGTCATTAAAAGTCATGGTATGTTCCTTTTGTCAGTTTCGTTTCAACAAGGTCACTATACTATTCTTCGTTAGCCTATGCAAGCGCTTTTTTGATTTGTTTTGCAATTGCTTCGATCACCGGAACAGATACAGAGTTACCAGCTTGTTTGTACGCCTGTGTTTTGCTCTTATGCATCTTGAATGAATCCGGAAATCCTTGCAACCGGAAACACTCGCGAGGTGATAACATTCGAGGGTTCTTACCTTCCTGCAATACCAGACATTGAACACCATCCTTATAGTATTGGGCTGTTATCGTCCCAGTACACACAGAATCCACCATAACGGCCTGATAACCAAACCCCTTGCCGTTTGCCTTGTTTCGTTCTTTACGCTCTCTAAAGCCCTTCCAGGCACGATCTGATATGGTGTATTGATCATTATCCGGTTCGAGAATGTCACCGACCCTTGTTGGGGTACGTGGAGGAACAGGAAAACTAAAGAACACTGGATCGCGAAAGCAGACAATAAACACACGCTCTCTTCGTTGAGGCAATCCAAAATCTTTTGTATTCATTACCTGATAATGGATATCGTATCCTTCGTCCTGTAACAGCCTGTAGATGGTTTTAAACGTGTTTCCCTTGTCATGGGTTAATAGCTGGGGAACATTCTCAAAGAACAGCACAGAGGGCTTTTTAGCCCGTATAATGCGGAGTATTTCAAAGATGATAGTACCGCGAGGATCTAACATGCCCTGTTTTAAACCTGCTTTACTGAACGCCTGACAAGGAAACCCAGCTAACAGGATATCATGATCAGGCACATCATTTTCATCAATGGCGAATATATCACCCTGAATATTTTCATCGCCCCAGTTATCAGCATATGTTTGTTGTGCATGTTTATCGATTTCAGACGTTAAAAGGCATTCGACCCCGCCGAATGCCTTATCGAAACCGAGCCTCACGCCACCAACACCAGCGCAAAGGTCAATTATTTTCATACGTCGAAATCAACCTCATCGATTTTGTATGATTCTTCGCCAATATCAGCCCATAGCTGAATATTCACGCTTTTCGCATCACGATAAAGAGATTGACCACAAAGCCCACCTGTATAACAAGTTTCTGTAATCTCGTTAACTTCCAGGCGGAGGCTATTGCGCATAATTTTAACAACAGCCTTTTCCATTGCAGAATCCAGGGTTTTAGTATCACCCAATACTACATCTTTAACGTTCAAAATAACATCACTCATTATCGCCACTCCGTTTCAATTCCGTGTTTGTATGCGTCAACGCCCAGAGGGGTGATCACTAAACACATATCAGTATTTTTCGTTGGCGAACTAAACGCCATTGATGCGTAACCTTTTTGAATCAGGGAATCACGCCCTGATTTACTGGGAACATCGTTGAAATCCAAATCCAACATTTTTGACGAGTATCCGTAAAGTTTACACAGAACATCAATTTCAGCGCCAGATAATTTCGGATATGTCATTTATAGTACCTCACAACATGTTCAGAATACACACGTTCAATGAAATCATTCCAGAAATCGCGATCAACTTCTTTCGGATAACCAGATACAGCCGCCAGCTTTTCAACTTCACACATCGTTGATTCTAGCGCCTCTTGCACGGTTGCGAAAGGAACACCGCCAGCTTTAACCATTTTCAAAAATGCGCTATCCGGAAGAGGATACACAATATCACCTTCTTTGAAAATCTGGATCAATTGCATACCACCGCGCAACGCATGAGAAAGAGCTTTCCAGTCGATCCCGTTGTTGGCTTCTGCTTGCCGTGCGCGTTCCCCGTATTCATCCCAGAGTTTATACACGGATTTTTTCATTTCCGCTACGGTGATCGTAGACTGGAATTTACGCCCCAGAACTTCGTAAAATTCCTGACAACCTGATTTCAGTGTTTTGTCTGTAACGAATCGACAAAACTCGTTGGTCGGGAATCGGTTAGAAATCTCACCAACTTTGATGCGCTTGCCGTAGTTAGATTCATCTACGTTACCCAGCAATGATGTGCCATACCAGGAATCAGGAATCGTCTGTAACACATCGACAACTTCACGCAGTGCAGCCAGGCGAGAACCTTTAACGCCATACTTCGCCGCTTGCTTACGAACATAACCAAACAGGCCAGTTAGTTCCGTAGTGTAGAAGCGTGAACGGTTAGCGCGGAGATATTGCCAGATATCAGAGTTAGCGATCAGTTTGCTATCATCTGCATGAAGCATATCAATCGCCACGGTGTCACCATCACATGCGAGGCTAATAAACTTTTGCAGACTGTAAATCTGACGGTCTACGTCATTAACACCGTTCTTTGAGTTTTTATCGCCAGTTGATGTATCAATAGACTTCTTCGCAGTACCTAACAGGATTTCGCGAGGATGAGGGAGATAGATCCCTTTGTAGTCTTTATCGCTTGTTGGTGTTTCCAGTCCGTACAGGTGAGAACCAAATACGGTTTCCATAATCATTTTCATCAGAATTCAACCTTTAATGTTTTTGCGATCCCGCGCAATTCAGCGGTAGTAATATCAGGGATGTTTGTTCCGTAGCTGTTCCCAAATACTTTTTTAATCTTATCACACAAATCGCGGCGGTACACCATTTCTTTATATTCTTCTTCGCTGCGATATAGTTGATAACCCATCCAACCCTCAGCCCACCCGTTATTGCGCTTGATTTTAATATTGGAACAGCAATCAGGCCCATCTTCCGGTCGGAAAGATGCATACAGGTACTGACGCGCAACTTTTTGTACATAAAGAGTTTTGGGGCTGCGATTTTGTCGCTGATCGCTACGGATCCCAGCATCATACAATGTATCGCCAACTTTCACATCACTTAAATCAATCATTTACGTCTCCAACAATTAGTTTTTTCACAGTAGTGAACGGGAACAGACACGCCCAACGTTTCTTTACTGCTTCTGTTGTATGTTATCACAATGAATCGATTTTCACCACCCCTAACACACTCCAGATCCAAAATCTCGCGGGTTCCTTTCGTGTTCATGTCTGCAACATAGTATTCTTCGTTGTTGACAATCACTATATCCGACATAATCAAGCGAGGTTTCATGCAGCATACACCTCTGATTCATCAATCCATTCCAGATCCTGATTGAGTGATTCAATCAGCTTTTTATCGCGTCTGGAAATAACAACGGTAGAACCTTTTTCTGCCTTCGCGATGATATCACCAGAAGAAGTGATGTATTCAACCTCATAATCACGGCGAGGGCTTCCGAGTTTATCACCAGGGACTACATTCCGTTTAACAGATTCATGGGATTTTTCGGTGAATACCAATTCATTCTCTACATGGGTAACAATACCATCAACAGCAGAACGAGAATTAATATAAATTTTGCTAATTTCCGCCATGAAAACACTATCTCTCAGATATCGAGCAGTCACTTTATCTAAACACTGAGAAGACACTTTATCTCCGCCAGGATATACCGAGATAATCATTACATGACCCTGAACACGGGCGGTTCCTACTTTATGCAGAATGTAAACCGTTGAACCATCAGAATCTTTAGATATCAAGATCACACTGAATGATTCTTTCTTTTCCTTCCGAGTTTCACCACAGGTAAAACTCACATCCAGAAAATCACCAACTTTAACGGCACGGGGTTTTGCTACTTGTTCACGAACACTAATAACAGGGATCATAATCATTTCCTCACAGTTTCAAATTCTTCATCAGATTTCCAATACACGTTAAAATTACGACAATCATGATCGGATGTCAACGTGTATTTTTCATTTGTTTTTTCGTCAGTGATAACCATAGTTTCATTCTCGATCGAGTTAACACCGTAAACGAAAACATTCTCACCACGTTTGTTTAAAAACGCATCACCCTTTTCAATCAACTGCCAACAGGTAACAGGCAAACCACCCGGACTAACCGGGCGGGTAACAAGACAATAGGGATGTTTAATCATTTAAATTCTTCCATTGCATAGGAAGTAAGATCTTTGAAATACCTTGCGGTGTTGCCTTCTGGGTTGTTTGTAATCTCCATCAGGATAACAGCACTATCAACTCCTGCTTTCTTAGCCATGAATGAAAGGGCTTCGGTAGCAATAATCGTTGCTTTCATAACATCAGCTTTAGAAACGTTGATTGTATTCATTTTTTTCTTCCTTTTCATTAATCACTTGGTATGTGTGTATAATACAAAAGCCCTCACGAGAACGCAAGGGCTTTTTATTAAATTTCGTATAAATCTGGATTCACAATAACCGCACATAAAAGATCATCTATATGTGCGGCTTCTTGTTCTAAGGTTTGCTTAGATGAATGTGCTTTCAAGCAACCCCCGTAAAGGCGTTTACTATCTGGAAATGATCATCAAAGAATTCCCCTTGTCGTTGCACGACCTCATGCATAGGTAGCCAGAACGCGTCTGCTGCATCATCAGCACCGCCCATGATACGAGGCAATGAACCATCGTTATTAGGTTCGAGCTTGATATACTGTGCTACAGTCGGTTTTGAGAAGTACACCGAACGTTTCGGATGATCGAACAGCATCGAATTACGGATAGAACCACGAATAACCTTTTCAGGTACTTTAATTCGTACTTCTTCCAGCAATTCACGGATCGCGCAATCAAGGAACGTTTCATTACCGTTTTTGTGTCCACCCGGAAGCGCCAACGCATCTTTACCAGGCGCAAACTTACGACGAATTACTAACACGTTGTTATTACATACGACCACTGAATCAGCCGTGCAACAGTTCAGAGAATCCGGATACGGATATTTTTTGAACTTGTCAATCTCTCGTTGCCAGTGTGTATCTTCATGGGACAAACGTTGGAATTCTTTTGTTTGTGTCCATTCATCGATAAAGGAAACCGTAGTGCTAGGCGCATATTTTAACAAATCTTCGTCCCAGCCTTCATGGTGTTCCCAGATAATTTTGCGTAAATTGGTCGAGGACAGATCCTGATCTCCAACCTTCACAGGTTCAACCGGAATATGATTCCATCCGAATGCTTTAAGCCAGTAAGAATCTTTGTCTTTTTCGTACCCGACGATCGCAATTCGATCATTTCGAGTTTCATCGATTGCCATACGAACACGGGATTTCCATTTTTCCTCGTTATAGAGGTAATCCGGAATGTACGCGAATTTGATTCTGGCTGCATCTTCAACATCAAGTTTGCAGATAGACCAGCGAGTGATCATTGCTTGACGCTGTTTAGCGGTCAATGGGTTTAATGTGTTCGGATATGCATAAGCAGAACCGATCAGAATGTAAACCGTATCAGCAACAGCAAGGGCTTCCCTTACCATTTTCTCATGACCATAGTGAAAAGGTTGGAAACGTCCAATTACTACAGCTTTATCATATTTGTGTTTCATAACGTGCTCCACGTTTAAAGGTTAATCATAAAACAGACGCAATTATCAACACACCAAACAATCCACCAACGAAACCAAAGAATAGTGAAATGAGTATAGTCAGTACGATCTGTTTTATGTTCATTATAGTATTCTCGTTTTAGATGTCAAGCCCCCAAAGAGGGGGCTTTAAAACATTATTTACGAGAATCGAAAATCACTTTACCAGCATAATCCGAACCCATTACAGTTTGAGGTACGCCACCTTTATAGCGGGTAGAGTAGTTCATCTGTACATCCAGTTCTTTCCAGCGGATCATTTCCGGTGTAATGGTGCGTTGCAGGGCGGCGTTGGCTTCTGCTTCTTTCTTCGCTGCATACAGACGGGCATCAGCATCACGTTCGTTAGCGATTGCAGCGTTTTCACGCGCCTGACGATCTGCTTCCGCTTGTTTTACTGCTTGTAATGAAGTCTGTTCTACTTTTTGCAGTTCAGCTTTAGCAGCGTTAACCTGTTCTTCGCGGATCTTCGTGTTAGTTACCTGTTCCATGATAACTTCCGGCAGGGTGATATCCTGCAAGAATACCTGTTTCACAGTGTAACCGTAAGGCCGCGCATAATCTTCTACTTCCTGCTGAATCGCAATTTGCAGTTGGTTTTGGATCTTCGCATCAAACAGGTCTTGCGCTTTTGGTACGGATTTACCAAATTCGCGAACAGTGGAAAGCAGTTTTTCGGTTACATACTTATCCAGTGCCTGATCCTGATTACCCGCGTTGATACGGTTGATCGGTGCTTTGCTACCGTCGAATTGCAGCATTACGGTCATATCCACAGTGGATTTAAATTTATCCTGGGATGGAACCTGTAATTTGTCGAACTTCATCGCGATGTCTTTGGTGCTGAACGTGTCGAACGTTGCCAGCGGGTTTACAATGTGGAAACCAGGCAGTACGGGTTTCGGTGATACTTTACCCATGAAGGTTTCAGTTTTAACCGTACCGTCTTGCACAATGGTATACATGTTAGGCACTAACCACAGTGCTGCAACTACGCCCAGAGCGATCAGAGAGGTTTTCTTCGGGTTGTTCACGATAGTGTTTAAGTTCATCATAATTTCCATAAGTTGTTGTTCAATTCGATAGTTATTCTATCATCACATTTCACGCTGTCAAACTATTTTTAAGAAAGTTTTGTCAGCTTGTAGATTGTTTGATAGCACAAGCCCTTAATCTCGTCCAGGATGTTCTTCAAAGAACTATCTACTGATTCGTAGATCTCGTTTGCTTCGTTGGCTATTTTACGGAGATACGCCACCGTGTCAAGCACATTTTCGGTTTTTAGCACAGGTTTGTATCTTCCCGTGATTCCTATGTGGATTTCGGTGAATTTATCAACCAAATCCTGCATATCTTCGTAAAAACCCTCATATGCTTTATGTTGTGAGTATGAACCTGTTGCAAAATGTGCGCTATGCATATAGGTAACGGACATAAGGCACATGCCAATAAAGGCATCTATCTTGCTTGAGTTCTCAGATTCTGTAATTTGTTTAAATGATTGCATGATGATCCCTTTATGAACGATGGATACGTGCAAACTCATACGCGACCCTAATCCCTAGCTTTGCGCATTCGGGATTCAGTTCGGCATTGTTTTTGGTGCCATTTTCGTTCCATGTAGTTGTAGAATAGTTCGCTTGTATTTACGCTGGGAGGGATCGTTGTGATGTATACTTGAAGGGCCGCATTGATATAATCGTCAAATTCTTTCTGAACCGGACGGTCGGCGGCGTGTGTTGTGGGTGTCATCATCAACAATCCGAACAGCACAGCCATTGATATGCGTTTAATGTTCATAACAATTACTCTTTTACTCATAGACCCACTATAGGTCTACTCCTGTATATATTTATAGCAAAAACGAGGCCGAAGCCTCGTTATAATATTTTTGCTGTAAAGTCAATCAAGTAATGTCATACCAGCACAAACTTCTTTCGAAAGCGCGTATTTTGTTCACGTTTTCTACGTTTTCATCCCAACCGATCACACCAGCTTTCATACGTTTCAGTTCCTGACGTAAACGGGTACGTACTTTTGAATCAATTTTCTTTACTGCAATAGAAAGCATTGCATTCAGATCGCCATGAGCTTTGTTACCGTCGCGACACAGATTATTATCAAATCGAATGTATGCACATCCTGATTTGTGTTTCCAGTTGGTTGTGTACCAACGTAACCCATCCGGATCAATACCATGTTGAGCATAATAACGAGAATACTCTTTTACTTCTTCTATATTTTCATTAGATGAACGGTCACGAAGAGGATTGTATTTCTTACGGTAAGTGCGACTCATAATGATCTCCTTTTGTTTATGCTTCCACTGTATCAGGGTTGTTCTTTAGTTGCAAGTAATGTTTTCGACAAAGTGAAACATATTTGTCTTCGGCCCCGATCTCAATCTGGTCGCCATTAGCAACAAATTTACCATTTGCATCAATACGGGCAACGGTAGTTGCTTTCTTTCCACAATGACAAACCCCCCGCAACTCCCTGATCTCATCAGCAAGCGCCAGCAACATATAAGAACCTTCAAACAAGTTCAACTGAAAATCGGTTCTTAGTCCATATGTCATTACGGGTATATCTAATTCGTCAACTACCCGACATAGATCCATGACATTTTTCTTGGAAAGGAATTGTGCTTCATCAACAAACACGCAAGAAACCAGATTCTCGCTATCACTGTAAAAATGATTGTTGTGAACATCATAATACAAGTCCATATCAGGCGTGATCATGGTGCATGTTGCTTCCAACCCAATACGCGAAGAGATACTCTGTTTACCTTCTCGCGTATCAATTGCTGGTTTGTACATCAGGATCCGCATACCGCGTTCCTGGTAGTTGTATGCATCAGTGAGTAAACGAGCACTCTTGCCAGCATTCATTGATGCATAATGAAAATATAGTTTAGCCATGCGTATAACCGCCCATTTCGCTATCTTGTGCTTGATGGATATCAAGATACCACATATTGATTTTGCTTTTCAGTTCGTCAATTTCCTTACTCAGACAATTGTCAACGATACATAGAACATTAACAGTTTCTTTACGTTGCATAACGTCGATGTTATTCGCTTTCATCGCTTGCGCCAATGCATTACAGGTTTTAACCAGTGCGGCGCGTTGTCCTTTGATTACGGCGATCCGTTTGTTCGCTTTCTTAATCTCCCGACCTGCTTTGATAGGATCCATCATGATTAATTCGCCTTACGAGGATCGAAATGAACGACAATGATCGGATAATCACCAGTCACCTCATTAATAATGCGCTTAATGAGTTCCCAGTCGCCCCCAGCGAGGCCAGCACCGATTAAAGGTGTGATGATAGGCTTTCCAGTCTTAACAGCGTCAGCAAGCCCTACCGCCTGTTTAAAAGCATTGCCGATTGCGTCATAATCGACACGCGGCCCAGGTGTCCAGAAATCATATTGAGTATATGCATTGAAAACAATGTTGCCTTTTTCGCCAATGTAAACAGAACAAGTTCCTAGCTTATCACGGGAACCTTTTAACGTATTGGCATCAACTTGAAATGCACCAGGAATACGATCGCGGATTTCGCGAGCAATACCAGCGCCCATATTGCAATAGCAGTTGCATCCGTGGATCAAATGGCCTTCACCATTCAGATACATATTGACAGCATTACCTTTCACTTCTTTAATGATCATTTTTATTATTCCTATATAATTCGCGTTCGATTAGCATATCGATGAAATCAGTAATATCATCAAACCAATCCTTAGTTTCTTGAGCATGAGCCAAATCACCATCATCTAAAAACTTTTCGCGAGCATCAGCAAAATTATCTAGTTTGTTATAGAGTTTTGCTTTGTCTATATCATTCATAAATTAACCTTAATTATTAAAAGAACGTAAGAAAAATACGTAATGTCACACCTGTTTACCTTTCCGTTCACGGCGGCGATCTTCTTGATGACACATATATAAAACACCACCAAAAATTATAAAACCGATAACAACGCCTATAAAGTATCCAGCACTAAACATAGTCATCATCCCCGCAATAGTAACAAGGCCCAGTGCTCTCATGCTTACCAGCATTGTACGCCAAGAACACCACAACCGCCGCCATAATAATAAAAATCCAGATAGCCATTAGTAAAGCCCTATACCAGCATTGAATTCATCAACCAAATAAGTACGGAACTTTTCACACCGTTCCTTATTTGGCGCTTGTTTGCATAGATTCATCATTGGTTCAGACTGCAAAAACTCTTTTTGTTTCAGCAACTTACCGCGTTTATACAGGTGAGCATTTTCCTCTCCCCACATATAAGCAACATCTAACTGTTCTGCGATCACTTGCTTACATACTGCGACATCTTTGATATCACGATTGTTGCATAACTCATCCAGGCGAGCATCACCCGCGTGAGCAAATCCAGCAACCAGAGTTAAAAGCAGTGCTAACTTTTTCATGATGATTCCTTATTCATCCTCTTCGATAGGGGTATAATAATGCGCATTGCAGATATACGCAAGAACTTTTTTCAGAGACATATCAGAGAATGTCGGATCCTGATTTCGTCTCATCCCACTACCAGTTTCAACAGCCCAACGTTTGTTAGCTGGATTGTATGTCAGCCAGTAGCAATCCCATTCAGACAGAGTATGTTCGAACAGATCGAAACGCTTACGCCCATTTGCTTGCGGCCTTACAAAAGGTTCAACCATTTCTAAAGCGGTTAACACTCGATTAATGTTCGAACCGTCTTCATCCATCGCAATCCGCAAACAGTATTGGTTAATGTCCGGATCCATACCATCGATACCCAGGCCGATAGATTCGAAAAATTTTGTCGCCGCGTGATAAGACACACTAGAAGAACGATATTCCAACATCACAGGGATCTTTTCCCCGTCCTTGACGTTGTTAATGATATCCTGATCGATAAGTTCAATCAGGTCTCTTTTCTCCTTGATCAAGGTAGAAATTTCTTCTTGCAGCGGGGCTATCTTCGCATGAAGTTCTTTTATCCGTTGATCAATTACGGACACTTCGAAAGCTAAATTTCTCATTGTACCCATTCCCCGTTTTTGTCAATATACATGATCCAATCAGCAACCGACCAATGGGAAGTATTGCCTTTCGGAGTCGCTACGAGGTAGGAACCAGCTTTAAACAGTACGCGTTTAGTTTCGTTCAGAATCAGGTCGCTCATAATGTATTCCTCATTTAACCAAAGTGAATCGATATTCGATTGCATCGTTCGGGCGCTCATGCACAGTATCCGAACTTGTGATAACAGTATACACGGCTTCTTTCACAAGATCCATAATTTTCTGTGAGTTTCCCCAGACATTGATACTAAAATACAACCCATTTTTAGGAATAGGATTGTATTCCATATCATAATATATGTCCATAAGTTCACAAATGAACAAGCGGCGCTGTTCATCATCATAAGTGAAGTAAATGTTAAAGCAATCAAGAGATTTGCTCAAAGTAATTTCTTTAATAGCTATGTTATCTTGTTTGCTCAAATGATCACGGATCGCTTGCACACAACGCAACAGGTTAGGGTAATCATATTTTTGTGAAACAATGACTTGATGTGAAACGCTCATAATGTATTCCTCTCAATTAGATGCATCCATAATAAAAAAGCCCCCGACCGAAGTCAAGGGCTTTTTGTCAAATGATTTGTTTTTCTTCTAACAGCTTCGCGGTTGTATTAACCATACGAGCATAATCACGGGCTTCTTTCTTTGTATACTTGAAACCAGCGTTATAGCTCGCCAGCGCCTTTTTCAAGTCGCCTTTGTGGTAATCAAGCCAATACTCCAGTTCATAGATCGCATACTTCGATCCACCTTGAAGAGTTTCGAGCTTTTTGATTACTACGCGTTTAGGATATGACTTATCCATTCGTGCGCTGGCGCTCCTTGCGGTAACTTGCCAGCATCCATAAGCGTGATGGCCTTTTTTACCTTTACCGACATTCTCACATGCGCGAGACTCGATCCAGGCAATAGCCGCTAAATGATAGCCTAAACGTTTAGCCTTATCTTTTTCTACAGGTTTTGCAGTCTTCAAATCATAGTTGTGTCCAACTCGATAAGCATACTCCAGAACCTCTTTCTGCTTCGGTGTGATGTTATCCAAATCCTTGATATAGGATGGAGAATTTTTGTTTGCCGGAGGCTTTACAGTAGCCTTTTGTAAAGGCAATTGATGAGTAGGCAAATCCGCAATGAAATCCCCTAGCGGATCCGTTGCAGCGTTGCCAGAAAAAGAGCACAAGAAAATGCTGGCAGCAATTATAATTTTCTTCATTTTAATACCTATGTTGCAAAAAGAGGGGCAATAATACACCCCACTTTATATTTATGCAACTATTTTATATAGTTTTCGCGTCGCGTAGTTTATCGGTGATAAATTCAGCAATGTTATAATTTGAAATAGCCTTGTTAGGATCGTATAGTGCAACGATTTCATCTATTGATACCATAACGGCATGTTTAAAGTAGACGCTCCAGCTAGTAGTAAAGATTTCTCTGTTGTCAAATCCACAATCAGGGCTGAACAAAGCGCGGTATTTGTATCCACTGTATTTCGTCAGACGATTCGTGCTGTGCGCGTCACTGGTGATCAGAAAAGTTCCCTGGTGAGTTTCCACAACGAAAAAGTATCCGAGGCGTTCTTTGTTGTCCAGCATCTTTTCAAACTTGCGATCGGTTTCTTCGCGAACAATACGAGAAGTCAGCATTTCCAACACTTTATCGTATTCGGGCCAATCATTCTCGATCACGATCGCATCAAATGGTTTCTTACCATTAATCCCGCGCCCGATTTCGATTTTCGTGCAAATTTCGTTGAACGTTTTCAAATCTTCTGGCGTCAGTTCTTTAAGATCGCTCAATTTTGCTACATAATAACGTTTTTCTAGTTTCATTTTACGGAAACCTCAATTCAAAAATAGTTTCACTGAGTTACCACATTTAGGACATATGATAAATTTTTTCACAACATAATCAGCAGCAGAGAAAAATCCATTGTAAATCGCTTCTCTCTTTTGCTGTATATCAGATAGTTCATATTCTAACCCACTTTTACAGCAACTGCAAACAGTAATTAGTTTTGGGCTATGGATGACAGTAATCATATACACCTCACAAAAAAGGGGGCTTTCGCCCCCATCATTAGAAATTGTCTTCGACAAACGCCGCGAGACGGGAACGATACACTGTATCAAGAATGATATGGCTTGAGTGTTCGTATTCTTTCAGCTTTTCAACAGCCCATACAAACCCGTTGTTAACGGCAGTGTTTCGAGGGTTGTCGATCTGCTTAATGTTCCCGCATAGTATCAGAAGTGTGTTCTCTCCGCAACGAGAAATGATAGATTTAATTTCGTGGTTGCTAAGGTTTTGACATTCATCAACAATCAGCACAGAACCTTTGCCCGGATCCGGATGTCCGATACTACGACCACGGAAATAATACAGGCTAGGGAATTGCACCACCCCTTTTTCAATCAAACCTTCAATGTATTTTTCAGATTCCGGATTATCCTTAAACAGAATATTCAGGCTAGTAATACAAGGTTCGATAGAAGGCCGGAGTTTTTCGCCCAATGTACCAGGAAGGAAGCCAATTTCACTTGATAACGGGCTATCTGACTTCACATACATCAAGTTAGCGTAATGTCCACTATTAACCAGGTGCATAGCACCGGAAACAGCAAGCATTGTTTTACCAGAACCAGCGCCGCCCATAATGGTAGCAACATCGATTTCATTGCTCATAATTGATTCAACGAAAGCCGCTTGCAGAGAATCACGGGGTTGGATAGCTTTCATGAGTTTGCGTTTCATAGCCTGTTCATGCTTAACAGGTAAGACATTCAAGCAAATCTCATCAGCAGTCACCACACGCCCGACTAACTCACCGTTTGAGGTAATGTACTGGTTAGGATAAAAATCTTCGTCAGGAAGCGAACTGTAAGTGATTTGGGCTACATTATCCGTATATCCCAACACTTCTACGGTATCCCAGAAATCAGGGATCTCTACATAACCGGAATACAACACATCGCTATCTTTTAACGTATCGTCGCCAGTATACTGTTCTACCTTACACCCACGGGACATTGCGATCAGCAACATCATAATATCGCGAGTAACTAAGGTTGCATCCTGTTGCATACAAGTTTCAATGATTCGTTCGTCTTGCTTGTCAAGAGCAAACGTTTTGTTTCCGACATAATCAACCACTTTAAGGGTGATAGTGTCAGACAGTGCTGGGTTTGTCAGGTTTAAAGGAATACCTGATTTCGTAATCGCATCATATGACTGACCGAAAATAACTTTTGACAGAAGCCGGATCGCCAATCGTGCTTCGTGCGCTGTTCGTTCTTTCGTTTTCAGGTGATCTAATTCACCCATAGTAGCAGAGGTAATAATGATTTCTGTACCAGGTTGAGTGAATGAATAGATTGAATAGGGGTTACTAATCAAAACATTGGTGTCTAATACGTATTTTGACATACATTAACCTTATGTGGTTTCGTTAAAAAATGCACCGAAAACCTCTTTTGCTTTCCGGTTATAAACGGATTTTGCTTCTTCTGGAGTGTTATAGTACCCCAAAAATTTTCTTTTTCCATCTATGTTTATCTGCGCTTTGTACTTCCCATTGGCTTTATGATAAGAAACACCTTTCAACCCTGTACTACTGTTTGAGTTACATTTCTTTTTCATCGCATTTTGCTGGTTCGTCGCTTTCTGTAAATTTCTTGCTGTATCTCCATTCTCAACACCATATACATGATCTACGATAGGAGGAAGATAACCATTCTCAACGTAAAACACTATTCGGTGTCGCAAATACATAGAACCTTTAAAATGAATTTGGGAATACTCGTTTTTGCTTCCGGCTTCACTTCCAGGAGACATAGGGCCGCGCTGAACTTTCCAATACACTTTACCTGTAGATGTATCAACATCTACAAAATTCAGAAGAGATTCGATCCCTTGAATCTCTTCATGTATGGTTCTTGATGAATAGCCATGACTTTTCATTACATACCCAGCGAAATTACGTGAATATATGCTAATGGATGTTTCTTTTGTACACAATGCATGAGTGTATTATACACAATGTCCATGCGTTCATTGCGCGTAAGATCACACTCATCAAAAATAAGGTTTATTGCCTGGTGCTCTATTCGACGTCCACGGAAATGATTAAGAATTGCCCCTTTACTGGTCAATACATCACATCCGGTAGCACCATTTAGCTGTTTGGCGTCTTGTGCTGCATTTAACGTATGCGCTACGTAAATGTTAAGAGAACTATGGGAACGTTTCATAAAATCAAACGCGCCTTTAGTCTTTTGCGTTTCTCTGCCCAGATCCAGCCTGGTTTCGAATACCATAAAATCGTTAGGGCCGTAATTATGCGTTGGTTCTTCCAACTCTCGCATAAGATGCATCTTACGACATTCTTCAATTGTCTTTACATAAAATTCACTATTCATGTTTTACCTTTAAGGGGCCAAAGCCCCTTTGTTACGCTAATTCCACATGCGGGGCATCAATGAATTTTGTTTCGATCGGAAGGTTCGGATCATTTTTCCAGTTGATACCAAAACGCAGTTTAACACCCAGTTCATCACCTGCTTGTTTAACAGCATTCAGGACAGGCAACCACACTTTAGGGTTTGTTTGCCAGCCTTGAGGCAACACGCTAGGATACAGATCCACCGCATCACCCGTGATGTGTTTTGAGTTCATTGTTTGAGATACACCCTTACGGACATTCTCGCGCTGTTGTTCTACAGTACGCAGACCTTCACGTACACCAAAATCAACAGGAGACAGTTGCAGAGCACGTTCTACGACTTTCACCAGTTCAGGCTTAACGCCTTTCAGGTTGTTCAGGCTTTTCTGACTAAATTTAAACATACATACCTCTTTATGAAAATACCCTATGGGCTACACAGGGTATTTATGGTTTAAGAGGCGCAACGTTTTACATGTAACTCCAAATTGCATCTTCCTCGCGATCGCGTTTCCAGCGAATCGTCATTTCAACACTTTCCTGTTTGTCATCAAGAGGAAGTTTATCATTATTGATTTGTTCAACATATGCTTGCGCATCTGCTTCGCTACGGAACAACGCATGGAAATTATAATGGTTGCGCCCCACTACATTTCGATCCATCAATGAAAAATGACTATGGTTTTCCCAGTCATTGTAAATGGTAATGCCGTTAACAAACAGCCCGATTCCACGATGGTTGTACGGGAACCCAGTGACGATATGTTTACGACCCATTTCTGCTTTAACACCAGTGATGCTAAACACTTCATACAGAATAGCACCAGGTTTAATGTCTTTCAGTTGAGCACGTTTTTCAAAAGCATCCATAATATACACCTCATAATTAGTTTTCATATACAGATTACCATAGTCAGGTTATCTGTCAACAGGGATTATCGTTTTTTGATGGAAAAGTTAACTGGAACAAACGGTCATGCAACGCGTCGATACGTTCACACGCTTGCTTGAGTATCACTTTATCCCCCGCGCTGGTTGTCTCAATGCAGCCCAGTTCGTCCGCATCAATCGCGATCACCTCATCCATCAGGGAAACAAAAACGTTAACGTCAGGATGCGTCAGTTCCTTTATCTCCGCTTCCATCCCGTCATGCTGGGATAACAGTTCGATGATATCGCGCTGTAGATCTCCCTGGTACGGGAATCCGGTTTGAAGATGGTTAATAATTCTTTCTGCTTTGGTCATATTTCACCTACAAAAAAGCCCCGAAAGGGGCTGGGATTAAATGTCTTTGCACTGGCAAACACCGTATTTGGTGAAAGGCTTGTCACCGCTCAGGTAAGACCAGAAATCGCAAGCCTGTTCAGCGGTTTCGAAGATTGCAGCATCATAGAAGCCGTGTTCTTCGTTACCATCTTTATTGAGGAACACAGGAAGCCAGCTTTGCGGTTTGAAGCAGTCAGTAACAACTACCCAACCTTCTTTCGCTTTCATTGCTTCTTTGTTCGCTTCAACCATTTCCAGCATTTCGTTCAGTAAGTTCATTTTAATCCCCTTGTTTATCCGTTTCGTTGTCTACGAGATAGATATTATCACAATGGGGATTAGTGTCAACACTTATTCGAAACGAATTGTGCTATTTTTGAAAAACATCCCAGAGCACACCGCACCAGCGATCGGTTTACCGTTTACACCCGTAGCCGTAAATCCGGTTGCGTATGTGTCTTTTTCGGAACACGAGAACCAGCTATAGCCAGTGAATTCAATGTTCTCATACCCTTGTGCTTCCAGGATACGTTGCGCTTCTCGTTCGTCGGTACAACTCGATTGCAGGAATACACAGACGACGACCAACAGGATACATCCAATTACCTTTAACATGTTACACTCTTTTTAAGTTAGTTTTGCTTGCTTTGACCCAGCTAACGCCAGGATATGCGTCAACATTACCAAGACACACAGTTGTGTGACTGAAAGTGTTAGGCAAATCGATTTTATGATCTGGACTGATACCCAAATCATGTACGCTTACGTCAGTTGCATACAGATAACCACCGGACATATACAAAGAATTAATAGATCCAAAAGCATCGTTAGGCCATTTGAAACGGTATTTTTCTCCCCACAATTCGACTTCATACACATCGTATTCATCGAACAGAGGATCGTTACCCTTCGTTGCATTATACAAAGCACTGCGCCATTCATACAGCTTTGCTTCAATGTCGCTAACGTTGATCTCTTCACCAGCGCTTAAATCATCAAGCACTTTCTCAAGGGTGCGGATTGCTCCGCTTAATTCACGATCGAGTTTCATACAATACCCTCTTCTTCGAGCACTTCCCAGATCAGGCGATCCAGGTGCATCAGATTCCACATAACGGAGTCATACGAACCCAGCGAGCGGGAGTAAATTACTCCCCATGAACGATACGTCTTTTGGAATGATTCAGCACTGTTTTCATCGTGCGGCATATCGTCACCCGAAGCGATCAGCAGTTTCAGAACCATCAGGCTATTGAGCGCCTTTGGCGTGAATTCCTGTTCGCTTAACTTCATCGCGTACCGTTCGATAATCGCGATTGACTTCGGATCTTTAATACGCCCATCTGTACGGCGCGTTTTAAACGCGCTCATTAATTCATCGACTACGGCGGTACACTTCATATGCTTCATCCTTTTCTTGTGCAGACATCCGATTATAGAGGATCTCTTCGCGCTGTTCAACTTCTCTCACGGCTTCGGCTTTCTTTTCAGCGGTCAGTATGTGATGTACTACAGCGTTTCGGATTTCCCAGAGATATTCAATCATCTGCATATCTTCAACGGTATGATATCCTTTCGCATCACATTCAAATACAATTTCATCGCGTTCTGCCATTGCCACCTGTGCGGTAGAAGGACAAATAACCATTCCAGAGTATTTTTCAATCAACGATTCCAGTGTACGCGGTTTTACTGAAATGCCAACCGTTACCGGAACCATTCGCATCGTTGAATCATTATGGGATTGATAAATCATCAGAATGTGATCTCCGCAAACTGCATTCTACGCTCAATCGCATGAATAGCGTTATCACGCTGTTCTTTGTTTTCATATCCAGCCCAGGTAATCGGGGTTGAACAGATCATGTGAAAAGTGATTGCTGGGTGTCTCTTCCCTTCAACAACGATTGTTGCATCATCTTCGATCCAGGTTACGTGATCCAGATTCACCGGATAGTTTCTTACGGTAAAAGTTTCACCAACAAAAGGCGACACGTCCAGAATATCACGATCACGAACGTATGATTTAATACGAGATACGATTAACATTATTTCAACTCCACTGCATATATATCGGTTTCAGGGGCTTTGTGTACGCGCATATCTTTACCACATACCGCATAAGCCGGACAGTTACGGCAACCGTTATGATCCTTGTTGCCCGTCAGTTCTTTACGGAACTGTTTTGTTTTCGGATGTTCCCAGATATCCTTCACAAAATCTTCGGCTTCCAGAACATCCAGACCTTCTTCCCAGCCACCTTCAACCCAGCGTTCGGTAAACGAGCAAGGGAAGAACTGACCACGTTCATTGATGTAAGAGCTAAACATCGTCGCTTCACAGTCTTCGGCGTATTGCTTGTACTGTTCGAAGTTCGGGTGTCCCTCCATCGCTTCAACGAAAGCGGGGGCTGAACAGCTATCGAATCCAAATCCTACACCAGAATCGAGGCAATATTCAACAAGTTTTTTATATTGTTCACGGGTAACGGTGTCCCAGTTCTTACCGCGTCCCTTTTGTTTCAGTCCCAGGAACACGATCGCATTAACTTGTTTCAGGCGCGGTTCATTCTTCACAGCGTCAACCACGTTAAACGCGTCATCATAGGTTTTAGAGCTAACCATGAAATGAAGGTTGATTTGCTGTTGTCCGGCTTCTGCCAGGTTCGCTACTGAGTCGAAAGCGACATCAAAGCCAGCGTGTTTATAAACCGATACCGCAACAGCCCCAGCAACCGCCGCTAAACGCGCTGCAACGTCTTTTGATACATCAGCAATGGTAAGGTTCGGTACAATGCCTTTAGAACGCGCATAGGCCATCATATCGAACATATCAGGGTTTGTTTGTCCCTGTGCATCAGCACCGAGGGCGCATTGTGTTAACCAGGGCATTTTATCAATGATAGATTTGAATGTATCAAGATCCATATTGAAGCCGTTCGGGTTATTAGACTTGTAGCAGAAACCGCAAAGTTTACCAGCGGGGCCATTGCATTTAGTTGTGATCTCGATATCTAGGATAAAAGGAAAATGACTATAAACAGGATCGTCAGCAGGAGTTTTACCCCAGGTCATCATATGACCTGTTTTCATATCAAAATTAAAATTAACTTCTTCGGAACGATAGATTTTCTTTCCTTTCGCTTCCAGTAGAAGACCCACAGGCGTTTTGATATGTTTGGCGTTTACTTTAACGTGTCTCATAGGAACCTCATAATGTATTACGTTTATAGAATCACAAATGTTGTAGAGAACAAGCACTATTATGGTTCAAGAAAACCCAAAAAGTCAATACTTGCTTCCGACGATTTAGGGAAACACTATTTCAGCAGTTCCCGTGATAGTCATTTCATCCAGGATCAGAAGGAAAATCCAGGACACTACAAATATAAAATAATCGTATCTGGGTGAAGTCATCACAACATGTGATAAACCCTACGATATCTCTAAGAATACCGTAGGATGGAAATTAGAAAAGATTATTTGAATCTTCTTTTACGTTCGTCAGCCAGTTCTTTTTTGTACGTTTTGATGTACTTCCCGTTAAGGATGCGAAGCTGTTGGAAAACTTTGTTGCACAAAGCACGTTTCGCTTTGTATTCCGGTGTATTGCGGATTGATTCGATCGTCATCCCCATTTCATTTTTAGGGTACGCGCTCAACTCCCTGCCGATCTCTCTGTGCCAGTTGCTTAACTGATCACGCTGTGCTTTGTACTCTTCAAAAGTTAACATAACAATCTCCGGTTTCGTTTCTATGTGTGTAAGGTATCATTACCCTACACACAACGCAAGCGATTTTATTTTCCGTAAAGAACACAATATTCTTTATATTTTTCACGGGCTTTTTCTTCATTACTAAAGGAAACTCCCGTTCCAAAATCAGAACCTTCGAACGTAACATCCCACGATTCATACCCATCTTCCGAATAATAGGAAAGTGTTATTTTACGATCTTCAAGAACAAGTTGTTCGACAACAATATCAATTTCAGTAGTCATAGTTCATTTCCATAATCTTTCGCTGCATCTTCGGGGGTTGCATCCAGTCGGTAAAGCTCAACGGCTAACGGACTGGGTTTTATTTCGCGGTTCAGGATCTCACTGATACCGCGAAGGAATTCTATATAAGGACGGAATCTCATTTGATACGTACCGCGTTAAAAGCCTGGTTGCGCAGTTCATAAGCCTGTTCAAGCTGTTCAGTAGTGAACAGAGGACTATCAGTGTTAGTGGTGAAACTGCAAATGGTTTTGTTGTCGGCGTTGACTTCTTCGACAACGATTTCATAACCCCAGATCCCGCTATACTCACATTTCACGTTCCGGTACTTGATGTAAACCGCAGCAACATCTTCTTTTTTGTAGTTCCGGCTTTTGTAGATGATTTCCATGATTTCCTCCTTCGTTTCGATGTGTGTACAATAACAGATCAGGGTTATCGAGTTTTAGCAATTTGTGCTAATTATGCCATTTTCTTAGCGATTTTCCAGGAGGCTTTGAACGCCGGAACGTCTTCAATATCAATCCAGAAACCAGATCCGAAACCATCACTATAGCAAGGGCAACCGTCGCAGTAATTTTCCCAGGTCATCACTTCACCACCAACAGAAGCACCAGTTTCCATAGCGCGTAACGCATCTTCAACTTTTTCCAGTTTTTCTGCGTTGTTGTCATAAATGATGAAGTACCATTTTCCGTTGTATTCGTTACCCAGTTTGATTGCTTCGCGAACAAGTTTCATGATGATTTCCTTTTTGTCTGTTTCGTTTCTATGTGTGTAATATAACAAAACCCCTAACCATAGGCAAGGGGTTTTTGCAAAAATTATCGTTTGATCGGGGTATTATCTATAACCCGTTGAATTTCCGAACGCATCGTAGAATACTGACACAATTCGGTAAGCGCCCGATCCAGGTGCATCATAGCATAAGAAAACTCTTTTCCGCATTTGTCGCATCTAGCGTATAAATGTAAATGAATTCGCCCGATCCCATCTACCTGACTATATTTCTGGAATATGTAAGGATCTGCACCTCGATAGCCAGTAGCTTCGTGCTTACACTCTCGTTTGAACCATGACATTAATAATATCCTTGTACGTTGAAGCGATCACATAACAATTTTCTTGTTTGGTTAGTATCGCTTTGGATAGAATGCAACATAGCGCTGATCATGTTTAGGTTATTTTGCATCATTTCCGCGCTCATGAGAACTTCCATACGCGCACGTAAGCGTTTATTTTCTTCTTCCAACTCAACCATACGGTCATATGCTTTGATGCGCTCTAAGGGCATATCAGGACGCTCTTTGAGTACGCGAGCACGTTCAACCTCACAAGCATGATTTGCTTTCCAGTGGTTCGATTCCGCTTCAAATTTATTAAGGCGGCGGATCTCTTCAACCAGCTTTTTGATCATGTGTGGATCCATCATGTCGATGAATTTCATCAAGCAATTGGATTTTGTTTGGTTGTCAGCAACAGACCAAGACGAATTATACGTAACCGTAAACGTGCGGCCCATTTCATCAACAACCCCGATCTTGTTATCATCGGTGATTGTAGCCGCCCATTTATCCCGCATGGCTGTACAGGTTCCACTGGCGACACTATGCAACTTGTTTAATGTTGCGTCATCAAACACAATTTCATCACTCATGTATGCCTCACATAGATTTCAAAATACGCAGAAGTGCGTTAGTAAAGATATCAGGAACACAACCACCAAACAACTTATGATTCATCAGCGCTAATTTCATGCTGTGATTTTCAGTATATCGCCCGTTATGGATCCCCCAGGCAACGACATTACCAGGTTCATGAATAACTAAGTTAGTGAGAGTAACGGTCATGCGCTCTTTATCATTGATAGAGAATGAATAGCAGTAACCGGATCCGATGTCGCCGTAAAGGTTAAGGTCTTTCAATTTCCCTTGCTCATGCAAGCGTTTCATATGAACTGCACATGCATGATTAATAGTCATTTCGTCATCCCTAGCCCAGTCATCAATACCAGAGGTATAACGAATATTGAAATAGTTAGTCAGTTCATTTGATACGCTCATTAGAAACCTCACTTTTATAAAATTCTTTACCAGACCCATTACAGCTACTGCATTTGGGGGAACGGTTGTTATCATACCGCCCCGAACCGTTACATGCAACACATTTCCTTAATTTCCAGCCATACACGAACCTCATGTAATAATCGGTTCGTGCGGCCTTGCGTTCATGGAAATTCATTCGATTTCTACCGAGTAACCTTCTTTACGTTTTTGGTCAGCGAAATTTCTTGCGCCTCCCCAATCGTAACAGGTTCTACGACCAACTTCTGAATCATTATGAAACCAAATCACGGTATATCGCTTTCCCATAATAACCTCTTAAACTTTGTTGTAAACCTGAACCAACCACATTTCGATGTTAGGCGCGTAAGTAACGTTTACCTTATGCATAGTGCGGTATTTGTAAGCGGCTTTGTACGCATCGAGTTCAGTCGGAACACAGAAAGAGAAACCGTTATCATAGCGTTCTGCGTTAGAAACTTCACAACCAACTACAGCGGCAATGTTTTTATTCATGTTCATGATGTTTTCCTTTCTCTGTTTCGTTTCGATGTGTGTAATATAACAAAGCCCTTGCACGAATGCAAGGGCTTTTTGATTATTTTGGTAATTTTTCGATGGTTGCTTTCAACTCATTGATTTTATTAAAGAGTTCATCGCTATATTTCATCAACTCAGTACGGCGTTTTTCGGCCCACTTGATCAGGAATTCAGGAGAATCTACACCATACGTGTAACCGTCGGCACTTAGTTGAATACGAGCACGGGAACCATAATCAACAGAACTTTGTTCAATGAGAAACTTAACCGCATCAAGCAGGGCTAAATCTTCATGACTTACCATGATTCCTTCTGCCTTTGGAAGATCCACAACTTCATCCTGAATGAGTTCACGGCGGGTTGTTTCTTCCAGTGTTTCATGATTCTGGATCATCGTTTCGACCGGATCCTTTGCCACGACTGGTTTGTTTTCACCTACTTCTTCCAAAAACATCAACATCCATCCAGGAATTTTAGTCCAGAAATAACTTTGTACTTCACTGGTGCATGAATTTCCCAGAATGTGGATCGCGTTACCATGCATATCAACTTTATTGATATAGATAACGTTCTGCTGTTCCTGTCGGTTGCTACCATAAGAAAGGAAGCGGCGTAACGATGTGTTATGACCATACTTCCCTAAATCGATTTCAGCCAGGCAATCAATGATCCCACGGTTAGAAACCTTGTAACGCTTACCCTGTTTGAAAAATAACGATTCTTCCAGGTGAGTAGGGGTAAACTCTTCATAAAGAACATAGAATTCTTTAGGAATTTTGCGCTGAACCAGGCTCAGTTTACAATTATTAGAAGGAACAATAACAGCGTGAATGTTTCCTTCTGCGTCACACATAGCTTGCATTACTTGCGGATAGTAAAGATGGTCTTTCTTGCAAGTATAGCTATGGATACGACTCTGCCGTTTTTTGAAGTACCATTTACCAGTTTCAAAAGGTGCTGTTGTAAAATTCATTTTGCATTCTCATACATAGTTAAAATTGCTTGCATATGTTCCGGTGATTGTGGAACCCCTGCAAAGTTCACTTTCAAAAAGAAATTCAACCGATCTTTTATGTTGCACTCATCGAGTCCAAGCGCTGGTAATGAAATGTTTTCAAAAGCACGTTGTTCATGTCTTTCCATTTCACCCCAAAACAAACGGGAACCGTTAGGCATCGGTATTCCAATTTCATTGTTCCAGAATTTCATGATAGTTGTCAAGCGTTGTTTTCCGTCGATGACTTCTACCCATCGAGATTCGTTGAATTCACTATCAACCGCGATCGCGATGATACCGCAAGGAAACCCAGTAATCAAAGTCTTCATGAAAGCATCTTGCTCTTTCTGCTTCCACACGTAGGGCCGCTGATAGGACGGATTCAGATCCAGATCGTTGTTCTTGAACCAGTGAATGTAACTACCAACCATGATCGCATGATCGCGACTTTGGAAAGTTTTTAACTCACGAATACGGTTTCTTACAATTTCGTCTGTCATTATAAAATCACCATCCAGTATATAATCGTAATCATAACCGCTACAGTGAAACACATTGCAGCGTACACCCGCGCATTATGAACCTGTGTTTTCAATTCTGCGATCTCTTGATCCTTTTCGCTTTCAAACTCTTCGCGAGTACCATAATACCCAGGATCGTTAGCAGTTGCCAATCTAACCGCATCTTTTTCAACCAGCGTTGCATAACCGCTTTTTATTTGTGTCGCCCCGTACCATCCACCCCGATCATTGTTAATGATCAGATGGTCGCCTTTTTCGTTATGCTTTGATTCACCAACGACAATAACCCGCTTACCATTCATAATATGATCCTCAAAGGGGCCGAAGCCCCTATTTTGCGTTCTTCTGTAGATAATCTAACAGATTTCCGCTTTGATGTAAATCCAAAACTTTAGAAAACTTCTCTGCGTTTCTTTCGTTTGTGAGTTCGTCGAAATGCCATACACCATCATCAGCTATTAACGCGCCAGGTGATGAACCTGTTTCTACATCACGGGAAAGCGCAAGCCCCAGAGGGTGTAAGATTTCGCGGTTAATGCGCCAAACAAGGCCCATTTCAGATAGAGTATTAAAATCGACGTATTTCATATTATGCCTTTGGTTTCACACCGTAGGCCAACATACCAAAACGATGATCATTATCTGCATCTTTAAACAGAACTTCGTTACCATCAATGCAGATGACCTTTGCTTCCGGATCGATGTATGGAAGCAACCACAAAGGGATCAGGCGTAGGCCGCTATGTTCATCCCAGCGACTGAAATTGAGTTCTTCCAGTTCATCAAGGGAAAGCTCATTAGGATCGATATAACGGAACCATTTGGTATTTTTGAGGCGGTCGGGGAAGTTTACAATTTCTTCATAGCCGAATTCAGCACTCCATGAAGAGTAAACAGTGACTTCGGATGCTTTGGTTAAAACAGCATCGCGAATTGATTTGCAGATATCGATTAAAGTCAGTTGATTTTCCATGATATATTTCTCATCTTGCTAAAATTTTAGGCAAAAGTTGCCCCATCGTTTTACGTGCATGTGACGGAATCTGTGAGATCGGGACATATTTAAAATCATCCATTTCACGTATAGTCCGTCCGTTCTTAACGAAAGTTGATGCACAATAGCATTCTTCCGCTACTGGGTAATCTTGCCCTACATAGAGGAATAAAGCAAGGTTTTTTGTTTTCGTGTAATCGAGAACACCCAGGCTAACCAATTCCTCCGCGAACACTTCAAATCCTGTTTCTTCGAAGCATTCGCGGATCGCCGCGTCAATATGAGTTTCGCCCTTTTCAACATGCCCCTTCGGAATATCCCAATGGGGCGTTTCAGTGGCATGGCCCATCAACACGGCACCATCTTTAACAAAGATAATACCCGCTGATAGTTCCATTTATTCACCTGCAAAAGCGTTATCAAATGCTTCAAGTGCGTTGTTAGCGCGAGCACTGGCTTTTGTCACACCAGCCTGGAGATTTTCAAAGAAGGTATGTTTCCACACTTCGCGGCGACTGGATTCATGTTCCAGACTGTTTTTGTGATCGCCGCGAATCTGTTCTTCCATGTCATAACGGTACAGATCGAGTTCTGCGTTTAATTTCTGTTCTAATGCCTGTGCAAATACATGTTCAATATTCATTTTGTATAGCCTATTTCAGATTTAAGGTTTTCGAGGGTGGAGTGATAAACAACATTCCCTTCGTGTCGAGTATACCATACTTTTCCGTTCTGGTTACACTCATTCATTACATTTTCATCTAAACCAGGGATCGGCTTCATGCTGGGAGAAAACGCGATAGACATCATTTGTTCCGCACTATCAGCAAACCCACAAGGGAAAACAGATCCAGTTGGTTTATCAAGATACATCAACTCTACTTTAGCCATAGATTTCTTCGAAATCCTCACAATCAGGCAAATACGTTTCACAGAAGGTGCAAAGCGTAAAGAATGCAGGTTGACGAATACCAGGATTATCCGGTAGATACATCCAGAAGGTGTTAGCAAACACGATGAATGTTTTCAGGTTTTCGGTGGTGATTTCGCTAACACCATCATACCCGGATTGATTGATCGCGCGTTGCAGTGGCACCTCATACTGTTCGCAATAGTCGGCATAATGATCGCTTGTTACAAGGCCATTAGCCATTTTAATCAAATCGACGATTTTCATGATTTTACATATTCCACTTTAACAGGTTTTGCAACAAATTTATCTTTGGTGCGCCCATGACCATTACACAGGTCACATTCTTTGTTGAAATCTTTCATATCTTCGACCCATCCAGAATCTGGCAACCCAGACGGATATGCGTTATAACTAATGGTTTCATAACCTTTTCCGTTGCATTTCGGGCAAACATGAGGACGTTCTTTTTTAGCAGACTCTGCCAGTTCGCGAAGGGTGGTAGAACTACCATAAGCCCGACACATGTTTTCGAAGTCTTTTAAAGTCATGCTATAAACATCAATGACGTTATATTTTTTGCCGGATGGTTTAGCCATAATATATTTCTCACTTAAAGATTTTTTTGATGAAAGAGATAGCAAGGCCGATACCAAAGAAAATCAAGTAACCTTTTCCGTCACCGTGCGCCAAAACATAGAGTGAGCTGCCGTATGCGATGAGTTCTGCGATGTTCATTAAGTTTCTCATGATATCCTCCTTTTTCTATATTAAGTATCTTACCATAATATAAACCAAAGTCAACAACAAAGTTTTATCAACCCACTTATCACCAGTCATTAGTAATCCCCTACAGGTTGAGACGCCGCAACACTCAGGATCTTGAAAGTGCAATTGTTCCATTCACAATAAGTTTTTGCGCAATGAACACTTCCTTTCATAACAAACCCGTTTGAGAAAATTAACCAGTAAAGTTTCATGATAGCCTCCTTTGTTTCGACAAGGCCAATATAACAAAGCCCCTGCACGAATGCAAGGGCTTTTTTCAGTTTTTCAACATCCAAAGTTGCGGAGGACAATCTTTAGAAGCGATTAGACGATCCAGGCGGGACATAACCCGACGATAACCGTCGTATTCAAAATTAATTTTTGGTGGAACGTAGTTGACCTGGATTGTTTTTCTGTTAGCTAAAGAAACATACTCAGGGATCACCGTTCGTAACCGTATAGCGATCACTGGCTTCTCTTCGCCTTCGTTAAAGAACATTTGAACAGTTATAGGACAAGCAAAGATTTTACCATTTACCCGACGATAAACAATAACTTCCTGTGTCCCTTCTGTTTTGGCCTTCACAGCGTAGGTTAGAACATAACACGAATAATGATTTGCTAGACTCATCATGATATCGCGATAAGTTTCAATATCTTTTTTAATCGATACTGAACGGTCTTTAAAGCGATCTGCAATGTGGTCAGCAGTAGCCGCTACCTTGATTGTATACCAGTCACCTAACGCGCTAGTAAACGCCTCGCTAACTTCTTTTCGTACACTGTTAACAAGATACATTAAACGTGTTCTGTTCATATAATCCTCACTGATTTTTGAAGTATTCGATCTGACGCAAACGCTTTTCAGCGGCGGCTTTCGAATCGTATTCACCAAGTTCTTTTGTGCGATCGTGATTCAAAACAACCCACTTATCGCCACGCTGTTCAATGTGTTCTGTAATATCTTTTAACGACTTATCCAGATCCAGTGATTCAGCCTCTTCACAGATAATAGTCAAATCCACGGGCAGTGTCAACAACCTTTTCACTCCGCTGATATCATCAAGCATCGAATCGTATGCAAGGGTTACGTGCGGTTTGTAATCCGGATAATCGTATGTTGCGCCAGCATCAATAGAATCTTTGAAACGGCTATGCAGGTATTCAGATTCCAGGATCCCTACGATAGTGCTACCGTATTTTGTGTCCCACTTTTCAACATCAACCAGTTTAGCAGGTTCTGTGATGTCATGTTGCGGGAACAAATCAACCGTTTTCCGGCTGTATACGATCGTTGTATGCATCTTTTCGGCTGAAACAGCATTCTTTGTGATACCTAATGTCTTTTGAACATTTTTCAAAGCCTCACATGAAGCCTGATCGAATTTAGCACACATGTAGATACCAGGATCTACAACAGGTTTTGTGATTTCAAGAAATGATTTCATAAAACACCCCAATAAAAAAGGGGCCGAAGCCCCTTTGTAATAAATTTGTTTTTACGCTTCTTCGCCAAAGGCGGCTTCATCTTCCGCGCCTTTTTCGACTTCAACGGAAGGGATCAGAGCGGATACCGCGCCAATCACTGCTTCTGGGGTTACTGGCTGGCTTGCGTCAATACCCAGTACCGAACACAGGTCGGACAGAAGTTGACGATGAACAGAGAGTTCACTTTCTTTTTGCGCGATTACTTCGTTCAGATCGAATGCGCGGCCTTTCAGTACCAGTACTTCATTTTGCAGTTTTTGAATATCAGACATTTTATTACCCATTGTTAAAATTTAAAAGTATCGAGCACTTTGCTCTTTAGTTGTTTCAAAGTACCTTCGTTAGTGATGATACTATCTCCCGGTTGAGGTGTCAAACCTTTTTCCGTGGAATGTTCATCAACAATTCCGGTATCTTTTACAATAAACACAAACTTAGCACCCAAGCGTTTCAGGTATTTATATTCGTGTTCCTGACGACAGTCAGTTACCAGAAGATGATTGTATTCGTCACCAGCATATTTATTGACGAATCTTTCCAGTGTGTAACGAACCCAAACCGTGTTATCATACTTGCATACGATATCAGTTCCAAACACTTGCATCAAGCGTCTGATACTCCAGGGAGTATCGTTACTCATAATCAGGTTATGAATATCATCCGGACTATTAACAATATTGTATCCGCGTTCTTTGAGGATTTCAAGCCCGATTCTGAAAATATTTAGAACATCTTCATTAGACATCACAAGAGGTTTCTCTCGATCGCCTTCGTAAAAAATAGCATCCGGATCGGAATATTTTCCTTCAACCAGATTGCGAATGTATGGTTTATCGTAACCATATCGCTGCATTGCTACTCTAAGCGTTCTTTTGATACCAAATGCCAGTGCTTCACACTGAACATCATTGTACGCCTCTTGAATAAATTTAGCAACCGTATCTTTACCAGTTCGCTTTTTTCCACTAATCACATAAATCATTAGCTCATTCTCTTTTGAGAAGTGACTACTTTTCCGTCAATTTCAACTTCCATATGAAGGAAGCCAAAAGTTGCCATACATGTAACCGCTTCATCACTATCGTTAGTATAACCCAATTCAACCTCACCCAAGTTTGTTGGGAAGGCACCATAAAATCTAAATGTGGCGATCGTTTTCATCTGGGAGTTATCCAGGATATGCACAGCGAATGATTGCTTAGGATCATCCCACGCAACAGAGTTAAACTCGTTGTAATCGTTTGTGCTCAACATCCATATGTAAATCCCAAGATACGATCTCATTTCCTCATCGACTACAAAGCGGATCATCAAAGGATCAAACTCAAAAGCCGAACCAGGTACTTTACCTCGAACCATCATATTTGCAGGAATATCAACTGCTGGGAGGTTCATTGATGGTAGTGTAACCCCTTGAACTTGTAAAGTCAAACCTTTCATGTAACTGTTATCAGGAATATCAACCCGAAAGTTTGTAGGTGAGATTTGGTTTAAAATCATTTCTGTAGACATAGGATCTCCTTTCCTCTATTTAGCGGGGAACGGGATCAAAGCGGCCTGACGGGGTAATATAAAAATTTGAAGAAAATGCTTGACCTTTTAAAATCTTTGATCTATAATAATTTTTAATTAAAATTTTATCAAAAAGATCTAAGTACTTACACGCA